ATACCGCGCCTGTGGATGAAAGTGTTAGCGTCTCTGCTCCTCCGTCGTTGGCGACGTCGAAATTTATACCGTCTCCAGCTAAAACTTTTGTCTCAAATGAACCTGTTGATGTATCGTTTGCAGAGATCTTGAAGTGTTCGTCACTTGAACCGGGAATAGAGGAAGAAATCTGAATAGCAAAATCACTCCCTCCTTCGTCGGTTGTCCAAATAGTTATGTCGGTTCCGGCAAGAATCTTCGAGCCAAGAAAGCCTGGCACAGTATCGGCTGCGGACGCTTTTACTTTTGATCCAGTAGATGAAAATGTAAGATTTTCGTCGCCGCCGTCATTAGCGACAACTTTGCGCATTCCGTCTCCAGCTAGAATTTTAGTTTCAAATGATCCTGTGGTTGTATCATTTGCAGAGATCTTGAAGTGATCATCACTTGGATCAGGGGCAGAAGCAGAAATTTGAATAACATAGTCGCCGCCTCCAGCGTCGAGAGTATTAATTATCACGTTTGTTCCAGCGGTTATCTTCTCACCAAGAAAGCCTCGTGTCGCATCGCCCAAGTAGGTCTGTGTTTTCGAGCCCGTGGAAGATATTGTTATATTTTCATCGCCGCCGTCGTTGGCGACAGTGAAGACGATATCTTCGCCGGGCGATACTTTTGTTTCAAATGATCCTGTGGTTGCATCATTTGCAGAGATTTTAAAGCCCTCATCAAGATTAAACGTAGAAGGGAGAGCGGCAGAAATTTGAAGCGTTTCAGTACCACCGTCATTAAAGACGGCGATAGTAATATTTTCTCCAGCAAGAATCTTGGTTTCAAATGAGCCAGACGTTGTATCATTTGCAGAGATTTTAAAATGTTCGCCCATCCCATAGGCCACATCAATTGCTGCCTCTGCATTGTTTGCAGAATCTAGGGCTCCTGAATATACAACTTCACTTGCTCCAGTTATATCAATCCTTCTTGTCTGCATCGGGCTGGAGCCAGTCTGAATTATGTGCATTCGACCAGCTTCAAGCTCTCTTATAAGACGGCCCGAATCTAAATTTTCATCTACATTATGGGTTCCTCGTTCAGGATCCGTAATTGTAGCTGTGCCTATACCTGCTTCCGTATCTACCTTAAATGAGAATGGCGCATGTACTTCTGTGCTTTGGCTGAAATGTGCTGACGTCACGCTAGTTTAAATAGGATCGACGACGAATTTGACAATAAATTGTTTTGATAATTATAAAACATATATCATAACGCGAGAGCGTTGAGCCCATCTATTATATTATTTTTTTCCAATGAGTGCTGTTGTCGCCAGTTCAGCAATTTCCTCTGCTGTTTTTTCGACGCCCATAACATGCAATCCAGAATAATAACCAGAAGATCTGTTTAATATTCCTCCTCCTCCGGCGTGTTCAGAGAAGGCATTTAGTCTAAGTCTTGTATTTGAGCCGCCTCCGGAATCGGGCTCGGTCATGGAAGAGTTGGCAGCAATCAAAGCTCCATCTAGATATAGTTTTCCACTCGTTCCCAAATCATCTCTTGTGACTGCGATATGGTACCATGTGTCGGCGGCCATTGCGTTCGCAACGGTTCCTGTCACGTAGCTAAAATTGCTTGTTGTGGCTTCCTGGCCGAAAGCCACAACTCCATCCGAGCCGCCCCACTTGCTCAGAAAATACCACAAAGAGTTTTCGGAAGCAGAAGCTCCCCACCCAGTATACGCAACAAGTATGCTGTCATTATCATTGGTTCCTCCCCTCTTGTAGCAGAACTCAACCGTTAGCGAGGACGACATATCGTTTTCGCTGACAAATTTTGTTTCCCCAACGACGCTGGTTCCATAGGCAGCAGACAAGACGGTATATCCTAATCCGTCATCTATAAAACCAAAGCTTCCGTGAGCACTAAGAAGGTCGTCTCCATATAATAGATCGGTTGAGCCGGAGGAGGATTCAGCAAACTTATAATGATATAAGGTGTTTGCGCCATTGAGAGGAAAGGAAAAAGGCGCCGGCGCCCCAACGGTAAAAAAAGCTTTAATATTTGGGTTGTCGATATATGCCGAGACGCCAATACCGCAGCTTCTTTTTGTCATTTTTTTCGTATTCTCCTAATTGTTTTGAAAACCAACACCCTGGTTGGTCATCATTGTATGAACTCTTTCTGAAAACCACTCACGAAACATGTCGCGTTTGTCGTGTGGAACTTCAACAGGACATTTCGTATTCATGGAAATGGCCTCTTCTTCGGATATCCCTAGTGCTTCAAGCTCCTCTAGGGCTCCGTAATACTGATTATATAGTATGTCAAACTCTGCTTGGACCAAAGAATTAGTTGGTTTCTCCATGTTTTCTAGAATAAAATTGGTTACATCCACCATTTTAGCTTTTAGGGTTGAGTAGGCTGTGGTCTGATTTTGGTCCATTAGCATTATTAATTATCTTTCTGTTGGGTTTTAGTGTTGGTCTAATGATTTATAAATTTTATTTTTCATATGAGCGCGAAGTTGGTCCTGAGAAACAGGGGCTAGATCCCATACGTCAACCCCTACGTCCACCCTTTTTTGGTGTTTAGGGGAGGGAAAGGATCCGTGACAGTGGCCGTGAAGGCTCCACGCCTCGTGGTGGCGGTGGTTCCATATCTCCAAGGGGAAGTGGCACAGAGTGACAGGAACCTTGATTCCGTCATCAAATTTCAGAGTAATTTCCTTGTATGGCCCATGCCAGTTTAGTTGATCTGTGAAGCTGGACATCTTCAATATGTTCTTATCGTGGTTGCCATGAATGAAGTTGACCTGTCCATTGAGCCTTCTAAGGGCGTTGACTCCAACCTTACGGTCCCCCATGGCAAAGTCTCCAAGGTGCCAGACGACATCGCTGGGGGTTACGACGGCGTTCCATTTGCGGACCAAGGCCTCATCGTGCTCCTCGATCGACTTGAATGGACGAGTCTCTGGACAGAACTCCAGGATTCTTGTGTGGTTGTAATGCGTATCTGAAGTGAAGTAGATCATGGCGACTCCTAGAGCTTAGGGTATGGGGCGACGATCGTCAAGGGGTTTCGTCCTATTGTTTGTATCTTAGATCCCAGAGCCGGCTTCGAACCGGCGACCGCTGACTTACAAGATCAGTGCTCTTCCATCTGAGCTACCTAGGATTGGGCCATAATCGTTAGTTACTAACCAGCCTGATGATACGACCATACTGACAAGTGTCGCCGCTAGAGAGTGCGAGTCGAGCCTCCTGTCGAGTATTGAAGACCGCAGGTCGCTTGGCTGTTCGCGTCCATGACACGCCTCCTGTTTCAATGTTTTGAACGGCCCATAATGTAATATTATCCATTTTCTTCTCCCTTTTCTTTGCTATTGTTATTTGTTTTGTCTTCATTATTAGTTAGGTTTTTAGGAATCTTTTGTTCGTTTATTTTTTTTTCAAGGTCAATCAGACTTTTTATCATGTCGTAGGCTAGAGAGTAATGTCCTGTTCGAAAAACGATCTCAACATCTCCAAGCGCCTGGAATAATTGTTTTCTATTTTTTTTTTTCATCGTATTGGTACTCGTGAATGTCGTTAAGTATTTTTTGGATTACCTCGCTTTCTAGTCTTTCAATTCGTTCGTTTAAAGTTTTGAAACTATAGACCAGAACAGTTGCTACTCCGACCACCCACCACAAGATGAGGTGCCAATGGAAATGACCTAAGGACTCTGAGGACGTTAAGAACATCCATATATATGTTAGGGCCAAGTAGCCTATGTAATGTTTTAGAAATCTGAAATCAAATAATAAATGCATTCTTTATCTTAAAGCAAGACCGGGATTAACCACCTAACAGACCAACAACAGTTGCAGCTTTATACACGGCTGCGTGGTCTCCCGGCCTCTGGAAATTCGTTTCTTAGTTTTGCTCGCTTGGCGATTGTGCAAATTCTGAAAGAACGGTTGTGTCTGTAATCTCTTCTAGTTCGCTAACCGCAACTGCGTTTGCATACTTGGGTGGTCGTCCTCGGCGTGAGAGCCCGCTGACACTTGAGTGAAGGCCTACAAACTCCACAGAGACCTTCTCGGATCCTGTGTTGTCTTCGTTCGTTGTTACCACGTAACGGCCCTTATGTAAAAAATAACGTTGCATATCTATCTCCTTTTGTTTTTATAATATACAGCAATGGCTGCTGAAGTCAAGGTGTTTTCTTGTTTTTTTCTTGCGGGACGTAAGTTACCCGATCCGAAGGTATATTGTTCTCATCTATCTTATTGTCATAGCTATGGAACACCGCGCGCTGGTTGCCGCGCTGGTCTTGTTGGACTTGCAGTTCCCCTTGTGCTTGGCCGAGTTTATTAAAGAATATAATTGCCGATTTGTCAACGGCAGTTATAGTCATAACTAAATCTTTGTTCTGTTGATGTATCTGATCAACGATTTGATTTATGTTCATTCATCATCTTTCTCTTTTGGTTCTATTCCAAAAATCTTTTTAAAAACTCTGCTTATAAATCCTTTTTCCTTGAAGAACTCGCCCCTACATTCTTGGCAAGCATGCATGGTTTCGTCGCCAATGGTTCTCGTTTTTATTTCATCGTGACTATAAAGCTTTAGACAACTCGTACATTTTAGCTTCATGGTAAAAATCTTTCCTGACATTTTCTAATCTGTCGTCCCTGACATGTTTTAATTCGGTGTGGTCGAAACTCTCCTTCATTTTCATTTCGTTTATATAGAACGTGACAACAAAAGGTTTTCTATCTTCGAGACTCAGGACTGTATCGACCAGGCCGGACTCCTCATTGAAGTGTGATTTAAAATTATTTACTTGGACGAACTCTCCTTTTCGATATATCATATTTATCTATCGGCTCGACAGCATAAATTTATCTAGTTTCTCATATAATTGTTCTAGCGTACCATCGTTTTGAATGACCGCATTGAAGCTGTCTAATGATATCGTGGCCTGCTCTGCTTCTGACGGATGGTTCAGGACGCCAGCTTTGAGAGCGTCGCTGTCGGTCTCCGGTCTTTCTATGCGAAGGATGCGTCCTTTTGCGTTTCTGACAGCCTCCATCTCGTTCTCAAACCTTATATCGGAAACAACAATGCCGGCTGCTCCGTCGTCTATCTGCTTTTGCGCTCGAAGAAATAGTGAATCAACCCAGATATCTTTGTGCATCATCTCGCGGCCCCACTCTGTGCCGAGAGTTTGAAGAGCAATTCGAGGAGATAATTCTTGGTGATCTTTCTCTAGATCGAAGAACCACTTGCGAAGCTTCCACATGTTAGCGGTCGTATAATAATTTCCCAGGTCCTTAAGCCAGGTTGTCCCATGGTTCTCAAGGTTATTAAAAGCATGTTCATAGAAGGCGGGATATCTTTCATCCATCGCATCCCTGTTTTGTGACGGCCCCCACAGTTGATCGTTCGAGAATTCAAACACCTTCTTCCCCAGTTGTTTGAGAGGATTGGCGAATGAAGCCTGTTTGAATTCCCACTTCTCTACCAGATGAGCAGCAGCAGTATCTTTTCCGCTGCGGAGTTGGCCGTTGATTCCGATGATATTCATACCGCGCAACCTCCAGACAAAAGAAGATCTTCGTGTGGCATGATGCGTCTTGGGTCAAAAAGAATTTTAAACCAATGCTTCTTCCAGGCCATCAGGTGGTAGTCTATCTGATTCAAGGAAGTGTAATAATTAATCGACTCCTCTGAGCCAAGCGACTGGCGGCTTTTATATAGGCTGGTGTTTGCATACTCTTCGTATGCCAATTTGTAAACCTTGGTTGCAACATAAGGAAGCAAAAAAAATAGAGCATGGCCCATGTGCTCAAAAATCGATGGTCGTTCAGTCTTGTTCATTTTCATCCAGTCGCGGTTTTGTTAGGTGTTGAATTTTGGTGCGTCTTGATTTTCGACGGTTATCCATCTTCTTTGCAAGGTCGGCATCTAGCTGGGATTCTTCGTCAAGCTCGCTCATCTCTTTGTCTAATTTTATCTTAGATTCAATGATGGCCTCAAGGGAAGCGTCAAACTCTCTGTTGTCATATTCTTTGGTTGTTTCTTCCAGGATCTTATTGGCTTCCTCTAGTGATAGTGTAGTAATATATTCGTCGTTCGTCAAGCGAGCGATTGATTTTTTTCTTGAGCTTATCTCAAGCTTCTTTGATCTATTCACAAGCTCGATGATGCACTCCGCCTCCATGGAGAAGCCGTCTTCAAAAAGAATGTTCCACAACCATTGTTGTTTTACGTTTTCCTCTACTACAAAATTCTTTAGGGCGATGTAGTCAGCTTTATACATCGACATATTAACTCCGTACATATCGAGCTTGTCGGGCTTCTCGGCCTTACCTAATCTCGAAAGTCTCTCTTGTCTGTATCGTTCCTTGTAATCGGGAGCGTGCTTTCTTACGAATTCGATTATCTCCTTCTTTCGAAAGACTATGCCACTCACCACCAGCGAATCGAACAGTTCTTGCATACTATTCAATTTATATTCGATTAGGAGACTCTTGACTTTCTTTAGGGACCTACGTGGAAAACGAACCATGACCTTCTTCTCTTTATTCAAGGATGTCTTTTTTAGTTCCTGTTTCCCTCTGGCCATTTTATTATAGTTTTTTATAGCAACAAAATCTAAACTTCTTCCCGCTGTCGCAAATGCATGGATCATAAGCTTCGGGAACCTCTCTATCAAAGAATAATATCCCATCTAAGTGATCACAATTGTGGACTAAGGAATTGTTTGCTATAAAATTATGATTTCCCTCTATTTCTAAATCGAACAAACAGCTTTCTTTATTTTTTAAATGCCTAATCTCTGTTATTTTTTTGCACGAAAAGGGAATCTTTTTATAGTCAAAGTGTTTTTTTTCAAACTTTTCATAAATATCATCTCTCAATTTATATCTCATCGATGGGTGAATATATTTTGAGATTATTTTAAAAAATTTTGACTCTTCTGTTTTTTTGAATTTTAAATAATATTTGTTATTATTTCGAACCTTTCTCTGATTTACCTGACACTTTATTTTGAATAAATTAAACACAATATCTCTCAGAATTTCGTTTTGCTTTTTGTCAAAACCTTCTGTATGCAAATTGAATCCGCCATTTGTTGCAAGGCTTCCATCATCCATATACCAAAAAGCTAAAGATATGGGAGTCATTTTGTTTGCTATAAAATCAATTTGTTTATTAGGCGAATAGATTCTTTCTCGAAGAAGTTTTGTTTGTTCTGTTATTGGGCCATGGAAACAAACGTTGCTATATTCTTTTCTGAATCCAGAATACCCCTTTCTTGTGACTCCCCCAAAATAATCTGCCTTGAAAACACTGTATTCTTTCTGTGGTTCGCCGTGGTTTGAGACGAGTTCGCCTCGGCGAGATATACACATATCTCCAAGCAATAACCCGTACAGCGCCGAAATTTGTTGCGAATTATATAATCCGTGTTCGTTGTTAGACTTCCTGTCAGTCGGCAACCTGACGAGAAATTTATCATTCATATCTTTTGCGGCTGATACGGCCATGCCGCTCTCTGGATTTAAGATGTCCTTTACATAAAAGCACCTATGGTCCTCTGTGCAGAGTAGAGACTTGTTTGGTCCCGTCCTAGAAAACTTAAGCCTTAGCCACTTTTTCTTATTTTCGTTTCTATTTTTAGACCATCCTATAATTTTTTTATATTCAAAATCAAATAATTCCTCATTCCAAGAAAGAACTTTTCCCTTCCATTTTTTTTCAAAAATTTCTTTAATTGTTTTATCTCCATCTTCCGTGTGGATAATCGATTCATGTGGCAAACATTCATGCTGCGCTACCAACGATGCCATTTGACTAAAGCTCGTCGTGCCGTGTAAATCGTCTTTGACGACTACGTTTTTATATCGCAGCGTGTTGATCCACTGGCCCGGAAACGAAAGACACCCTTCATTCTTGTGAATGAAGGGTCCTGTCTTCTCTATGATCTCCGGGTTTATGAAGTGGATGTATTCTTTGGCGCGAACTACAATTACGCGCTTATAGATTCCTATCTGAGGAGCTGCAAGTCCTATGCCGTTACGACAAAGCCGCAGCTCCCCTTCTAGCCTGTAGGCTAATTCTATACCCTCTTTGATATTTATTTTTTCAGAAACTTGCCTTAAATCTTTTTCTGATTTTAAAATCACTTCGAGCCTATACTAGCTTTGATAATAGTTGTCGCCAATGCTTAATCTTCTGGCGGACAATAGAGCTTTCAGATTCACGATAAAGAGAGAACATGAAGTCAATCAATTCCTTGACTGAGGCCCTCTCGTTTGCACCTAGTGCGACGGACGTTTCAGCATGACTGGCCGCAGCGTCGTCTGCGTGTGCGAGAGCTGCTTTCTGTTTAGATATTGTCTCTAGCAACTCCTTCTCTGTATCTTTGCGTAGCTCGATCTCTCGGCGCAACGTCTCGTTGTCGGTCTTTGCTTTAGCTAGTCGTCCCACATTTGGATCCACTATCACCCTCTCGGCAGGTTCCGCCTGCTTCGATCGTTTATCTTTGTCGTTATATGATGCCATTGTTTCTATCTCCTATGCTTGAGCAGCTTCACGAGCGGCGTATTCGGCCAGCTTGTCTCGTGCAGTCTGAAGCTCTGCGCTTGTGGCAGGAACGATCTCAAGCTCAAAACCATATTTTGTTGCTTGTTGTGACAGGGTTTGTGCGACTTTTTCAACATTTCTCTTGTCTTCTTCGCCTTCCACTTCCGCAACATACATCAAGTGTATATTTTCCGATAAGCTTTTCACCCCCTTTATTTCGGAAACAATCTTCTTAAGCTCATTCGTCATCTCTACAATATCTTCTTTCATTTCTACTCCTTTTTCGGACCTCAGTCCAATAGAATCTTTTTGGTTGGCGCCTGATAGTTCTCTTGGAACTTTCCGTGCGAACAGACAGGGCAGCTATAATCAAGAGCAGATGTCTCAACATCCTGTCTTGCGTGATACTCAGAACTACACTTGCCGCATTTGATACGATCTTGGTCCTCGTCCTTGGTTTTATTCTCTAAAAGCATAATTTTTCCTCTTGCTGTATATAGTTTATATTTTTTCTATTTGGACTTTTTATTTGCTTTTTTTTTCGCCGTAGGCGTGACATCAAAAGCTTGTCCTATGCACTCTGCAATGAGATTTAATTGAAAATGATCCATCTCAAATGTGAATATATGCTCTGTTGCGTGGATGATCTCGTGAGTATAGCTCGTAAATTTAATGGATTCCGGATCATTCTTGTTGATAAAGATGGAATATTCCTTGGGGGCATAGCATCCGTGATCCCCATCCAACCTTTCGTGTGATGGATCTACGAAAAAAACCTTTATTTTATGCGCGCCAAGAGTGATCTCGTGGTCTTCTTCTAGACTTATTTCCAAGTTCATAGTTTTATATATTTTTGATTTACCTTTTGGAATTTATAATTTTATATATAGATTATATAACTTCAATAAATTCAACAAAATATAAATTCTTTATCAAAAATCTCTATGGCGGGCCTGTGGCGCCCCTTATAGGGCTCTTGTGTATTATCGGGGTACGACTATGTATGATCACTCTACGTCGATCTTAGGGGCTGTCAGGCACCGTGTTTCTAATTCTTCTCGAACTCTTTCGAGCTTTCAATTATCTCTTCCCACATCTCATCGGTGGAAACGTTCTCGGTGCAGTAGGGACATATAAACCCGTTCTTTACAACCTCGTCGCTCATTCCGACGACTACTGCTTCGGCGCACAATGGACACAGCATACTGACGAACAAATGTCGAAACGGTCTGCTGTTTGTGTCCATAGCTATATCTAGTCATCGTCCTTGCCAATCTTGATAAGTTTTTTTCCTCTGGGAGAATTAATCCACCCTTCTTTTTCAAATAACTCTATAACGTATATGGAATTCTTTTTAAGTGGCATAATTTCTCCAAAGTAATTAAATGACTTTGTTGAATCGTCAGCATCAGATATTTTTAATTTAAGATAGGGCTTGCCGGATTTTATAATATTCTTTCTGTGGTCCTTCAATATAAACCATATGAGTTGAGGAGTCTTGTTGATGTCTGACAAAGGAACGATATCAAATTTATTAAATGCCTCCAGCACCTCTTTTGTGAAGAGGAGGGTTTTATCATAGGTTCCGATCAACTCTTTCTGTTCTTCGATCTTTTGATTTTTGGTCCAATCTTTACACGTTGTTGTTCGGGCTTCGTCTCTATATTTCAATGACCCGCGTTTGAGTTTGTCGTAGTTTTTCTCTTCGATCAAAACCTTGTGCATATGTTTGTAGTTCTGGAACATTTGAGTGGAGCCGGCGTCTGTTTCGCTGGCAGTTTGAGTGGGGTCAATGATATCAATCGAATCAAACGCTTCAAGTCTTATCATTGCAGACAGTGCCCTCTTATTGAATTTGGAAAATCTCCAAAACTTCTTGGGCTTCTTGGTCTTTTCGGTGAACCCGTCATAGTAAAACATCTGTTCTAGATCTGTAAATCTCCCCCCTAACTCATCTCGAATATTGATAAACTCCTCTGCTGCTGTGTTTCCGACCCCTTTGATCGTCGTAAGAGATGGATAGATAACGTTGTCAACAATCTCCCAGTCAAGGCCGGACTGATTAACGTCAAGCTTTCCTACCTTGTATCCAATCGAAGAAACGTCCGCAATGGCCTTATCTCTATCTTTGTCGCACTCAAGATAGGCTCGGACCCATTCTTTTTCGTGGTACGTCAGAAGCCAAGCGCACTGATAGGAGATGTATGCGTATGCCATCGCATGAGATTTATTAAAGCCGTAAGAAATAAACCCTAAGATCTCATCTTCCCAAAGATGTCTAGCCCGATAAGGATCAAGACCATTCGCAACACAACCATCAATGAACTTCTCTCCAACTTTGTTGCGCTCTTCGATCATCTCTTCAGCAAGGGACGTGACGGGCTTGACCAAAAGCTTTCGCAGCTTGTCTGCTTCGTCGAGAGTGAATCCTGCAAGCTTGTTGGCCAGCAACATAAATTGCTCCTGGAAAATCAGGTAGCCGAGGCTCTCTCCTAGAACCTCTTCCAGGACTGGATGGTCGTAGCTTATCGTGTCTTCGCTTTTTGTTTGAACATAAAGCTGGTCTACCTTGCCGTGGAGTGGACCTGGACGATAGATGCTGGTGAGCTGAGCGATCTCATTGACGCTAGTAGGTCTAGCGCGTTGACAAAAGCTACGAGCGCCTTGTTCTGTGAATTGAAAGATTCCTGGGAACCTACCTTGCCAATAAACCTTCTTGAAAACCTTTTGGTCTTCAGGGTCAATGATATCAGGGTGTAAGTTTTTATTATAAAACTCATATACCCTTTCGGTCGTTGGTTCAATTCCTCTCTTCTTGAGGATTAGTTCGATACTCTTTCTGATAAACTTTAGTGTGCTCAGGCCAAGGAAGTCATATTTAATTAAACCCCATTGCTCAAGGTGCTTTGCGGCCATACCTTCAGTCCACGGTGTCTGATTAGTTCCTCGAATTCTAATAGACGGCATACACGATTCTGATTCTTCGCAGATGATAACACCGCCAGCATGTCTTCCGATAGATTTGATCTGTTTGAAGAGTCGAGCGATGTGTTTCTCAACTTCGGGATAATCTTTTACGAACTGTCGGAAGGTTGGGGAATAGAGTTTTGCATTATCGAGATCGAAAACATAAAACTTTTGATCGCCGCCAATCGAATCCAGGATTGGTTGTCGGGCCTCAGCTTCCATTACGGTGGTGACCTTGTTTACTTCATCGTATGGAACTCCGTGGAATTTGCTAATATCTTTCACTAGGGACTTCAACTGAAAAACGTTGAAGGTTGAAACAGGAATGACATTACCCTCTCCAAACTCCTCCTTCAGTTTTGCCAGGCAGATATCTCTGTCCTCAATGTCTGTATCAATATCGGGAGCCTCGGTGCGAGCTGCTGATAGAAACCGTTCAAAGAGAAGTCCGTTTGCGATTGGATCGAGTTGAGTGATATCTAGAACATAACAAACCAGGGAGCCAGCTCCAGATCCACGAGCAGGACCAATAAGGATGTGCTCCCTCAATACATTCATCGCTCTCTCTAGGGTGACAAAATATGAAGAGAAGTTTTTGTCACGAATGATCTTAAGCTCAACACTAAGGCGTGAAATATATTCTTTATTTTTGGCTAGGCCCCTCTTTCTCATTCCTGCGACGCACAACTCCTTAAGTCGTTCGTAGGGAGTCTTATCCGTAATCTTTGATACGGGAAGCTTCATCGAGCTGTCGGGCTCAATGTGTTTAATCATATTGTGTGCGATGTCATGAGTTAGCTCAAGTGAGTTTCTAACTATTTCGTCAAGGCGAGGATCTCCTCCGTCATACATTTCTTTGTATGCCTCAAACATTTGATCTCCGTTTTTCGGAAAGAGTTGACATTTTAATTCATCAATCGATTTTGGTAGCGTATCGTCCAGCTTATCCCAGCCCTTTGATTGCATGGCCAGCAAACGATATAGCTCGCGGTCTCGCCACCATTCTGGTCGAGCATAATGAGAGTCTGCTGTGGACACGAGCTTGTATCCAGATGTTTCTGAAAAATTAATCAGAGCATCGTTGACAATCCTTTGCTCGGGAAGTTTGTTAAACTGAAGTTCGAGGAAAGCTCGATCCTTTCCGAAGATCTCCAAAAGAGGAAGGAGTTCTCCTGCGAGCGCCTTTTGAACTTCTGCCTGTCCTTTTTCGTGATCGCGCAACGTTATCCAAGATGGTAACCCGGCAATGCAAGCAGTTGAGATTATCACTCCCTCGTTGTGCTTTTTCATCATCTGAAAATCAACGCGAGGATATCGATAGAATCCATCGCGATAAGATTGGCTCACCATACGAAAGATGTTCTGGATGCCTTGATAATTCTGAGCAAGAAGAACTAGGTGGTGTCTTCTCTTGATCGGGTCATACCATTTTCTTTGTTTTGATTCAGCTTCGTTCTCGACGACAAGATCGCCCTCAACCTCTTCTTTGGGCATCTTGCTTTGTTCTTTGAGAATGCGCCACTCTTCAAGCGACGGATGGATGTAGGCCTCGATACCAAAGATCGGTTTAAATGGAGTGCCCCTCTTTTTATAATCATCTCTAGCCTGAAGCATGTAGCCATAAGAATTGCAATTACCGTGGTCAGAAATCGCCATGGCGTCCATGCCATTCTCTATAGCGTAGTCGAAATGGTCTTGAGGATATCCGATTCCATCACCGACAGAGAATGTGGTGTGGGCGTGTAAGCCGACAAATTTAATTGTCATTATTTCTCTCCATGAAGGTAGGCACACTCAGTGACTTGGCCTATAATATCTTCTGCTGTTTGTACACGCAGGGCTCCAAAATTCATTGCCACATCCTTTCTGTTCCATGGCTGGTCCATCAAAAGGGCACGGGTTTCATTGTAGTCGGACCAAGCCTTTACGTTCTTGGGCAAGTCATCAACAAGTACACAACCATCTACATATCTTTTGTCTCTTGCAATAATTACATCGTCGCGAGTTACGCCGAAGTGATCATGAAGCCAGCAAATTCTATCGTGCGCCCAAGTTGTAGCGTTATGATAGGGCGACGTAAGGAACATCACTTTGTAATGCGAGTCTGCAAGGAAATGTCGAACAGCAGTGCAGCCTGGCTCAAGCTCCTTGAGTGTTCTATTAAATCCGGGACTCTTGACGAGTTCTTCACAGTCGTCATTCCAGACATCATACTTTCTCAGGTCTTGCCGGATTTGGTCAGCAGTCCAATTGGTTTCGTTCTTCGTGTTTGAATAATCTAATACGGCACTTACCCACCCGGCAAGAACTCCGTCTACGTCAAATAAAATTGGTTTCTTCACATTCGCCTCTCTGATAAAACAAAAGCCCTATCCAACTAAGGATAGGGCTTTTGAGATGATTACGCAAGCAATATTTTACTTGGACGATGCAAGCGGTAGTTTAATAGTCCCACTGCCGTCTTTGGCCGTGAGAACAGAAACCTTATCAAGCAAGCCTCGAATGAAAGCAACCCATCCTTTTGTCTCGCCTGTAGCAAGTTTCAGAACTCCATTGACAACATTCAATAGTGCGTAAGCGACTACGAGAACTGTATCTAAATTCTCCGTAATCCATTGTAGTAAGTTTTCCATAATTTATATCTCCTGATCTATATAGAATCTAATTTTTTCAAAACCCTTTTTTTATTAATTATATATCTATGATATAATTAAAGCTTCTTCATGTACTCAAACAATATTCCTATCTCTTCGGTGGTTGCATTATTCTTTATGATGTTCGCTCTATTTGAAATGATTTGAATATTTCCCTTAATATAACCAACATTTGGATCAATTCTATCAATAGAGGCACACCAGTCGTGATCTTTATATATCAATTCTTTGTCGAAAACGGGACATCGTTTTGGTATGACGATATCTTCAACGTCTAAATTAAAATCGATTCCGTACTTTTTGGCCCTGTTTTTAGATCTTTGAAAAATCTTTTTTCTCTCCGGAACGGTCGTACACTGCCTTCCGTCTTCATCAGCCCGTAGAGAGCGCAGCTCTATATCTCTTTTTTTTAGTTGTTTGTATATGGCGTGCTTGCCAACGCCATACTTTTCAACTAGGTCCTTTATTCCCAATTCTTTTTTGTAGTCCCCACATATAAGAACCACTCTTGTTCACTTGGTCTAATCATACAATAAATAGTCTACGCATCTACTTCTTCACTTGTTAAATCGACAACCTCACAATATCCACCGTGACAGCTTAGCGTCTGAGAACTCTTGGTATTATCCTCTTTTTCGAACATTCCAAGCTCTGTCCAGTCAATATTTTGCGGCATTCCCTCACAGAGTTTTAAATACTCTTCTTTTGTGATTGGTTGGTAGGGAGCCTGTTTATATACGTGATCAGAATAGGGAAGAAAAGAAATCCCGGAAACATTTTCGAAATTGTTCCAAACCCATGATCCAACCTCAAGAAATTCTGAATCTCTGTAATATACAGTAATTGAAGGCTTGTGTTCGCACCAGTGATCTTGATAGAGCTTCCAGAGTTTAAGTTGGTTTAGTGCCCCCACTTCATCTGCGAACGTTCCGTCTGGTGCCTCAACAGGAAAGCTAAAGACAACATTGTTTTCATTCATGACATCATTCTCGTAGGGAAAATTCTTTTCTATCATAAACTTTGTCATTGGGTCATCCTTGGTGCATCGGACGGTTCTGACATAGTTCTTTGCAAACCTTGGATGAATACCGGAGGAGGTGTTTGTCAACTGAGATACTGTACCGCTTGGCTTAACGGTCGTTATGGCAACAGATGGATTGATTCCTAGTTTCTTGGCCCACTTCTTATTTACTCCGATTGCGTGCGTCTTAAGCTCTTCGAGCCTTGCGGCCAGGGCTTCGCAGTCCTTGTCTGTCTTGATAGTAGATAGGAGTTTGCTGTCCATGATTCCGGTGATACTGACACCAAGCAGGGCCTCTTCCTCGCAGTTTTGCTTCCACTTCTTTCGAGCGTATCGGAAGTCTGTAAGCGAGGCTTGCAGCGTTCCGAGGATTGTAGCTGCCTCTACCTTCTTCTTTAGGGTGTCTAAATCATCCGTTGATCGAGCGATGACTTCCGTTAGATTGCATGTCTGCATTGAGCGCAAAAGAATTTCGGAGCAGGGATTGCATCCAAAGTCGTGATCTGGATCTCTCCTCTTTGTGTTCTCGGCCTGCTTCTTCGCGGCCTGTCTTGAGAAAAATCCTCGCTCGCCAGACTTCGATTCGTATAGAGACTTCCACTCTTTGAGAAATATTTCAAACGACGGTCGCTGAGTATAGCAAGCAGAGTTATTTGCCAATCTTCTTTGTGGGTTTTCGATATACCACTGGCCTGATTTGGCAACTCGCATTTGATCATCGTTCGGATCGGACAGAGAGATCAGCGCGCTACGTCTGACGCCACCGACAATGATGACCTCGGCAGTCTTACATGCCAAGTCATGACACTCTAGCGGCGTAAGCTTTCTTCCTGCGGCTTTCTTGAAGGTATCTACGGCAAAGTGAAACAATTGACTCAGGGGCTCTGGGCCGCTGGAGCGTCCACCGAAAATCTTCAGGCGAGCACCTTTAGCTCGAAGGCGGGAGAGATCCCACTTGGGAACCTGGCCACTGTAGAGCAGGCTGATCAATTCTCGAAAAGATTTCGACCAACCAATTCTTGAATCGGCCACGACAATCACGGTGTCTGTTTCGTGAAATTCTTCGGCGACCTCGGGAAGCTTGTTTGTATATTTCGATTCAACAGAAAACCCTACGCCAGTTCCACACATGCAGATATACATGATCTCATCGAACGCTCTGGGGTGGTCTATTGCCAGATAGGAACAATTGTATCCAGCCATCTCATCTCTCGTAAGAGCTGGTCCTGCTGTCATTAGACAACGCATGGATGGCATAACTTCAAAATTTAAAATGGGATCTCTTAGTTTAGAGATCTCCTTTTCTTGTTCTGGGAACCGAGATTTAAAGAAATTAATATATCTATCAACAGTTTCGCTCCAAGTCTCTCTTCGACTCTCGTTATCGACCCATCGAGAATATCTCGATAGATGAATGAACTGAGAATACTCTTTGGTTCCTGTTTGTTTAAATTCTGACATTTTTATAAAGCCTCCCAGCTTACAGCTTCTTGTTTCCGTGTCGATAACTTCTTGTCTTGTTGTAGGCCATCTTCTCAACGATTGCTTTGCCCAGATCTATATCGCATCTCCCACATAGATCCAGGACTCTTATCACAACATCTGCTAGTTCTGTGGGGATGCCTTCGGGCTTTCCTGTGCCGGCTTCAAAATAGGTTTCATCTGGCTCTCTCCCCTTCCTGTATTCCTCCAGAGCTTCTGATACTTCTGAGTGAACAAGACACAAACTTTCAACAAAAGTTGCTGACTGTGTGTCCGAGTCGTCGTCGTGCCAGCCTTTGTCGAAGGCTGTCTTATAACACATTCCCGTTAATTCGTTTATCTTTTTTGCGTAATCTTCCATATCAATTCTTCTTCAGGTAGTCAGTCAGTGCATCAATCTTTGATTTTTGTTGGCCTTGCTTTAACTCTAGGTTTTTCGCATCAATCTTATCCTGAACTTCCTCCGTGATTTCGTAAGCCAGAATCTTAGACTTCGCCGTCATAATTGAGTAGGCGAAAATTTGTCCATCCTCTCCTTGGCGATTCTTTGCAAAATGCATCTTGCCGATGCCTGAGCTTTTTTGTTCAGAATTTCGGGCCATCGTAATGATAATATCAGAATGGTTAATTTTTCTAATGTCTTCCGATACCTGATCGACGGTAATGACTTCCGATTCATATCCAGACCTGTTTGTTTGTGTCGCTGTGATGACAGGGATCTCTAATTCTTGGGCCATGGATTTCATACTCGTCCAGTTTTGCGCGCAGCGATGACGCTCTTCTTTTTCTCCAGACGCCAGAAGGTCGCCGTAATCAATGATGATAATGTCGGGGACAACATCGTTAAGGCGAAGGCGGGAGAGGTGTGCCTTGATTGTTTGGACGGAAGCGCTGTTCATAGGGTAGCCCTTGATCCGCAACTTACATCCTTCGGGAAGCTTCTTTTTGAGGGATGCCAAGACAAGCTCTCTATTTTGCGGGATGTGGTTAATTTCCACCCCAGTAATACAGGCGTCATACCTTCGGGCCACGTCGATTTCGCTAAGCTCAAGAGTATAATGCACTACTGTCCTACCTGCTCCTCCTTCGCCCTTAGACAACAAGGCAGCTGCGCCTATGTTGACTAGGCTGTGACTTTTCCCGGAATTGTGGCAGACAAAAAAATCTTCCATTACATATAGGCTGTCTTCATCGACCTCAATCCCGTAATAAAAATCTTCGTCCAACAACTTAGTTTCAAATCCAGTAATCAAATGATTTTTAATCTGCTTTCTGCCTGGTGATTTTTTATACTTTATTTTTACGGGAACAGTTTCGCAAAAACCATTAATATGAACTCTATAATAAATATCTTCATTGACCCACTTATTATTCAGTGTTGCAGAAAATCCTAGACTTTGGGCTAAAAACTTTATATCCTTGGCTAATAGCAAAGACTTGCTTGTGATTTCATACCCGGATTTATCGAGGCTTCCATCGGTATCCAAAAGTCCGGCAAGGAGGTCTAACCTATTTTCCCTGGAGGATAGTTTATAATCTTTGGGGATAAATTTGTCCCCAGATTTTTTTCCGATCAATCCCAATTTCGACAACTCTAAAACTATTGGATTATTATGCTTTCGATTGCTTGTAAAATAATATCCGCTAGCGGCACTATCTTCCTTTTCGTGAATACTAACGCCTATATTAAATCTATCAGCCTCTTTATATACTTCGTTTACAACCTCTTCTGATTCGCTGGTTATTTCAACTCTGTGGTTCGTTAGGCATCCATCTCCAAGCATCACTCCAAGCATGTAGGGAGTTATTTTAAATTCCGTTATCTCTTTTTTAAATTCGATACCCTCTGGGCGATAAAGTTTACAATGAGTCTTAAAATAATCGGTCTTTGTCAAAAAGTCTCTTACCGAAATATTCAAGTGCGATTGTTTTTTTGTCCTACTTAACCTGCGCAAACTCAGGATATGATCTAGATTTACAACAAAAGAATCTCCCCTTTTAGGATTAATTTCTACCATTTGTTGCTTTCCTCGATGGAGATCGCAGACCCTTCTTGGTTTCGAGTCTGGCCCCATAAGAAAGTCTCCAACTTTAATATCCTCTACGTCTATGAAATCTCCGGCATAATTAAGAATTTTTGTACCTTTTCTATGACACCCCGATGCACCAATAATTGTAGCAAGCCGTCCACCTTCCCAACCACCACCGAGCACTTTATTGAAGCATGGCCATGGCGATGGGACTTTGGCGAGCTGATTATCCACAAAGCGCAACTCCTGATCTTTGTTGTAATTGTATCCAACGTCGCGGTTTGTTCCTCTATTGATTGCTTCCGTTAGTACGGGAAGAATTTCATCTAAGTTTTTATTCCGCAGCTTTGGAATGACATCTTCTACCAGCGTCCACTTCACGGCCTGGGTTCGAAAGAATGATAGAGACTCTTCTTTAACGTATTCCAAATCTCCGTTTAGGGGTTTGGTTTGGATCCTATCCAAGAATGAAGCACACTCTTTTTTGAGTATCGGAACCGTAATACTCTGAATACAAATAGAGGAGAGTAAAGATAGGGATGGAATACATTCATATTTTTTGAAATAGTCCAGAATAATTTCAGCAATCTTGCTGGTGTATTGCATGTCAAAATGTTTGGGGTCAAGGACCTCAATCATCTGTTCTCCGAACTGTGGGTCGCTCAAGATAGCTTGGACAATTCTCTCTTCGAAGTTTGGCGTAAAGCCGTTCTCTTTTGGAGTAGAACTAGAAATGGATGATGGTTTTTGCATGGCTATGGTTGCGGTCACAATGTTCTCCTCTAGTGGTGGTTTTTGTTTTTTAAGATATGAAATTCATCAAAGAAATACGATGGTATGCCGAGCCCGCCTAATTTCACTAACTCTACATAGAACTGGGTTTTGTTCATTACCGGAATAAAATTTTCTATAATTGAAAAGATTTTTTGTCTAGAACCTAGATCAATCATAACCTCTTCTAATGACATAAGTTTCCAGTTTCTCTCTATTAGATCGATGTTATCGAAAAGTTTTTTGTACTTTTTCTTAAGCTTATCGTCTGTACAATTTGTATATACTTCTCGGATAGTTTCTGGTGTCAGTCTAGCACCGCCATCCGAAACGTCAAAAAGTTTTGCGATTGTTTTTGGTCCGACGCCCTTCACTCCACCAACATTATCAGACCTGTCTCCATTGATAGACTTAAAGAAGAGCCAGTTGTTTGGGTGGTAGCCAGTCTTTTCTACTAGGGAGTTTTCGGTGATTAGATTTTTTGTCGAAGGGTTATAGACGACAGTCTTATCTCCGATCAGTTGATAGAAGTCTTTGTCGCATGTTGCAATAATATTTGATGTGTGACCGAAGCTTTCAGCCTGGTTTACAATATACGCTATTGCATCGTCTGCTTCGATGGAATCGGTGATGATCTGACATACCGGAAGGGCGTCAATCAAATTCCTGAGCTGTAGGGTTTGCCATTTTTTATTTTCCATTGCTGCATTGACGTCTTTGAATTGGTAGTGGCGACCCACAATGGTTCTGTTTCGTCGGCCCTCTTTATATTCGCTGAAGAGTCTGCGTTTCTGAATTGAACCATTAGGGCCATCCCAAACAAAGATGACCTTGTTGGGTCGAACCTTCTTCATGATTGCCCTGATGGCATTGAGGGATCCTACGACGCCGCCAGCGGGTGTTCCGTTTATGTCTGTGGTTGGGTTCGCAGCATAGTGTTGGATGAAGATATTTGTGCCATCCAGAAGCAGAGTTCTCATTGGGCGTTTAGCCAATCGAGATATTTCTCTACTCCTTCTTCGATCGACAAAAATTTATCTTTATAGCCTGCGTTTCTTAGTTTGGATATGTTGGCGCGAGTAAAGGGTTGAGAGCCGCCCTTTACATTCTCTGGCATTGGAACCTTCTTTATTCTTGGGTCATGATCAGGATCCTTTTCGCAAAACCACTTCGTAACAAGGCTCGCGATATATTCAAACTTTGAACTATTTCCAGTTCCGACATTGTATATTCCGGAGATTGAGGGGTTATCAAGAAACCAAAAAACTACTTTAACGACATCCTCGACGTGAACGAAGTCTCGACTATAATCAATTGCGTCATTGCCTTGTCCGTCATCGCCAGAATAAACCCGTGGGGAAACTCCAGACTTAACTTCGTCATAATATCGAAGGACAGGACTCGACTGGCCCTTTTTGTGAAACTCGTTAGGCCCATAGACATTGAAGTATCTAAGTCCAACAACCTGATTTTTAAAACCAAATCCTGGGTGGTGACGATCAAATAAAGCTTTAGAAAAAGCATAGAGATTGAGCGGGTGTTCATTCTCTCTTTTCTCTTGTGTGTTTGTATTGTTTCCATATACGGATGCGCTCGAAGCATAAACAAACTGAACGTCGTGCATAGAGCAATAGGCGGCTAGCGTTTTCGAATATTCGTAATTATTTTTCATCACCGCAGCGCCATCGTCAGCAGTCGTCGATGATATCGCACCATTATGAATCACTGCCGTTAGTTCCGGATGAAATTTGGTGGCGCCGTGTTCAATGAGGACATTTAGAAAATCTTTCTTATCGATATACTCCATGAAATCAAAACTTAGAAGATTCTTAAATTTGTCTGGATTGCTAGAAAAGTCGTCTACTATTACGACGTGCTCTCCTTTATCGCAAAGAACCTTGGCTATATTGCTACCAATCATACCTGCGCCGCCTGTAACTATTATCATTTTATTTCCTTTGTTAAGTTTTCGAATTTGGGCTGGACGCCAAATAGATCTGCGCTGATATGAATCGGCCTAATGAAATCATAGTGTAGGGAAACGGCTGCACCTAATCGCTGGACCCACATTGGTCTTACTTCCACAGTAGAGTTGGTGAAGATCAGTTCGATCCTGTAGCGCAAGGTGTCTCCGCAATAAAAGAAGTTGCAACCAATAAAGCGACCATTGCCCTTGATTGTCTGAGAGTAAAAGTGCATGAAGTGACGTAGGGCATCTGGAAGAAAGAGCATGATGTCTACAAAGTCAAATTCTTTCGTATCATCTTTTATCAGGTTGATGAATCTAATCACAGCTTGATCTTGTATAAACTCTGTCTTGCCCATTTTAAATCGTTACACTTTCGGGGGTTAGGTATCACTATCGCTGCGTGCTAAACCTTCTTAATATCATATATTTTTAGCACCCTTTGATGTGAATGGCAAGGCTTAGAGTCGAAGGTCCGTGTTTTATCTTGCTACCCCTTTTAAAATTTGCATATTCAAGACGTGCTGGTGCTTGTATTTTCTGTAGACCTTCGAGGTATACTGTCCGAGCATCGGCTTTACGTGTTGATAATAAAACGCATATGGATTGTTGATGCGTGGCGTGTTGCTACGACTTATGTTTGCGAACGGTGATGGCTCTTCCTGAGTCTCTTCGTCGCCCCCATAAGGCGTGTACTGCTGTAGTTGGCCCATGGCGTTACCGACCGCCTGGACCTGTGCTGAGTTCGTTTTAGTAAAGGTCGAGACACCGAAGGTTTTATTTTGAGGATCGGGACGGACAATATATCCTTGTTGCCCTTGCTTCTTTTGGTCTTCTATTTTTTTATCCAACTCTCCAGGTGTGGGAATTTTGTATCTCGCATTTTTTTCTCGCTGAGCCTCTTGTTGAGATTGCTGTTGGGCGAGCTTTTGTTGGCGTATCTTTTCCTGCTGGAGCTTTTTCTGATAGTCCTCAACCCTCTGTTGTTGAAATGGGTTTACGGAAGACTGTCTTTGCTCCTCGGTTTGAAAATAGAACTGTATTTGACGCTGCTGAAGAGGAGACATGTATCTCAAATTCAGCCCGTGCATGTGTCCGTCTCGATGAAGATCGGCGAGAACCATAATCATAGGCATACGATCATTCGCTGTTGGCGACATATAACTAAAGGTTATGACAGTCCCAAGGCCATACTGTGCTGGTAGAACCATTAGACCTCAGAATCTTCCACTATCTCTATCGAGATCTCCTCTGGGTTGATCATAGATGTCTTCATGGCTTCCTCCACTAGGTCTGCGACCTTTTCGACTGCGGCTTTGTCGTTTTTGATTCTCTTTTTGAATTCAACTCTGTTCAGGCCGGCTTCTTTAGGTTCGTCTTTGAATGCGTATTTGTTACCCGCAGATCCTCCGGCCCTCTTTGTAATTGTTTTATTGTCCACGAGAAGGGTTAGAATGCTTTCTGTATCGTCAACTCCGTGAGTGAAGTAGATGGGAAAAATGCATTCGCGATGAGGGGGTCCGAAGCGAGTCTTTACACATTTCGCTCTGGTGTTTATTCCAACAACCTGATCGCCTGCTTTGACTTTTCCTTTACTTAAAAGTCTCACTCTTACGGAGGAAGCAAACGGAATAGCCTTACCTCCGGGGGTCACGTATTGATCCATCCATGGAGTTGCCTTCAGGTTGGTCCTAAGCTGATTTAGGAAGAGGAGTGCTACCTTTGCTCGTCCGGTCGAACGAAGCAACGTAGAGATATTCTTAGAGAGAATCCTTGGCTTCAGGGCCATGCTCGATGTTGGGTCTGGATTTTCTTCCGAGATATCGATTGCAGGCGGCGTTGCCGCTACCGAATCCCATACGACGGTTACAAATTTATAATCTGTTGAGGATTTTTTGTCGTCCAGCTTCTTGAGGACTGCAAAGATATATTTGAAAACATCTTCCACAGTCACAGGCGCGGCGTATAGAAAGTTCTTTGTGGGATCAAGTCCAACACGTTTAGCAAAATCTGTCTGAAAGGCATTCTCGGTATCAATAAAAATAGGAAGGCCTCCCATCTTTTGTGTGTTTGCACAGATCTGCATCGCTAAAAGAGTCTTTCCTGTTCCTTCAAGCCCAGAGATTTCTGTAACTTTTCCTACAGGGATGCCTCCGCCTCTTTGATTCGAGACAATATAGTCCAATAGGGTGGATCCCGTTGAGATGAAAGTCTCTACGTCCGATGGTGAACCGTCTTCCATGCGAGAAGATATCTCGTATCCAAACGTTTTATTTACATCGGCCATTAACTCTTTTGCAAAATCGCTCATAGTTCCCTCACTATATCAATAAAATGAATAACATCTTCTGGGGCATAACAATCATCGAGGGCGGTCTTAATCGAACCAAGATGTTTGAGTTCTTTATATGACGTATAAGCTACATCGCCGGACATCAGTGCCGCAACCTGTAGGCGATCATCATACTCAACAACCGTGACTTGTGTCGTTTCCAAATCTACTGTTATCGTTTTGATATGAATGCCTGGTGTCGTGGTTTCAAAAATTTCTTCTGCGGTTCCTACGTTGATATCTTCCACCCACAGACCCGTCACTTCGCTGTCGTGGTCGTGGTCGTTTACAAAAAAGCTTTCCACTGGTCGCATTACAACCTTCCTCGAAAAGCCCCCAGGGCGAGGAACTAATACATCATGTGCCTCGCCGCAGATAACCACCGTGCCATCAAGAGATGAGTCTGTATCTTTGATGACAAAGTTTTTGGGGCCGCTCACTAAAGTCCTAGGTCGCTAAGGGTGGACATGATGTCATCTTCATCAACAGAGGCATCGCTGTCTGTTGGCGTTGGAACAGAGACTCCCGTTCCATCGGACGCGTTCATCTCGGCAGTGGTGGGTTTCGGTTGCAGGTTTCCGAGGCGCGTGGCCAACTTCTCCAGTGCAACTTTTGAATCGTCCGTGGACGTTTGTGGAAAAATCTCTTCCTCAACCTTGGGGATTGCTTTCACAAATGCTTCGTACTCTCCCTTCTTGCCGAACTTAGAAGTTTTTCGAGCAAGCTCCATTCCTCCAAATTTAATCTTTGCTCCATTGAGTTGTTTGCGCATGGCGGGCTCAACCTCTTCATAGGTTAGTTTGATATCATATCCTGAATCTGGGTCCATGAAATTATTGGTCTCAGGATCCATTGCCCACTTCATGAGCTGAATATGTTTCGCAGACGCTTTCGTCTTCGAGGTATACAGGCGCAAAAACTTTACGCCCTCTTCTTCTTGGCCTCGAACGAGGACCGGAATCAAAATGTGGCGAGTAGGCAGAAGCTTGTACCACTTCTTTCGTGCCTCTTTGTCGTCAAGCGCTTTGGCTTGAGCCCATGCGAAATCACAAATGTGACACTTCTCTGCTCGATTGTCTTGTGGGCAATAGAAGCTTCCCACTCCATCTATCCAATGGACATCGACCTCCTTGAATGGATCGTCCTCTGGGTCCGCGCTATGCGGATACATGACGGGTCGGACGAGATATTCTCCGACCTCCGTGAATTTAACGATTTTACTCTGTTGGTTGTTATAGTCTTTAGGATTATCATATCCCGCCATCTTCTCTTTCATTTTTTCAATATTGATTTTTAGTACCATTTTTATTTTCTCCTTTGTTTTGTTTGCATTTTTTATTTTACATTAAGTCTATTATTTCTCTAAGGTCTATCTTTATTTGTTTTGCTTGTTTGTCTCCACCCAGAAGCACGACAGAGCTTTTATAGTCGCTCCAATCTACTTTGTGTGAGGGATTCCTAGAACCGCATTGGTTGAAGATGATTTTGTTTAAGCTGTTGATTGTGAATAGGGTATTGGTCTCTTTGTTTCTGTGAAGCATTACGGTATTTTTATACTTCTCTTTGAATCCCTTTACTCTGTGGTCGTTCTCATCCTTGGGAATATTGAAAGTGATCAGACAGCCAGCGTCCTCCGTTGTGTCAAACACAAAGACTGTGCTGACGCTAAAGTTCTCTACTATGTCGCGCAACACCGGAGTGTCAACTTCCATAGATTCCAAAAACGTGCCTAATAAAATCTGTTCTCTGAACTTCATTATCTATCTATTCTAATGTTAAAATTATAAAAGTCAAACTTTTATTCTGGATATTCTTCTTCGTCCGGCTCAGTGAGTTTTTCCAAGTCATCCTCTATGTCATCTCCGTCATCATCATCGTCATCTTTGGATTTCTTACCCTTCTTATCTTTAGGGAAGAACTCGGAGAAGTCAATAGATTTCAGATCTAATCCTGGAGCATCTTGAGGAGAGAGGCTTGATTCGCTTCCCTCATCATCGGCTGGGGCGCGGTAATCCGAAGGAGTTAGAGAGCCTATGTCTCTATACTGCCTCATGAAGTTTTTAGCAATTTCTTCGCCTTGCTCTCGACGGAGGACTCTATAGAAATATTTTGCCGCTCTATCTTGAGACCGCAGGGTTTCATTTCTGTTTGAGCTTTTTTTCTTTTGTGTAAAAAGCTTGCGAGAAGAGAGGACATCAAAATAGGTGATGTGCTGTTTTCCTTTACCAATCCCAGCGGCCAACGAGTCCCAATACTTTCCGGTTCTGTACGTTGACTCTTTTAGCATATAGCTTTCATATAGTGTATTGAAGGCATCGAGCACCAGAGATTCTTGAGGGAGTTCCTCTTGCGGCTCTTCCTCGCCCTCTGGCGGGGGCTGTGGTGCGTTTGGATCTCCAGCGGGCGGAGGTGGCGGAACAGCTTCCGCATCGTCCCGAGCGGCGGACTGGCCTATCTCTTGGGCGTCTTTTTGTTCGAAGCCTCCACCAAGCATCGTCTGAAGGAATTCGTGGGTCATATCTGGGGAAGACTTTGGATCGAGCTTTAGACTCATCGCATTGTCTCCCTCTACAGCAACGGAATTAACGCTCAAGACATTCTTTATTTTGTCCGAAATCTTCTTTAGCTGGCCTAAATCTTTGCCTTTTTTGCTTTTGACATAAATCACTCCTTCGTCGGGGTGATAATCCAATTCAACTTCGCTGTCCGCATAGGTCTTTACTTCTGACATCTGGCAATTTCCTCTACTTTAATTAGTCTTCGGAAGCGTATTTCCACATAAAACCTCCGGCCGTTTTCTGTTTACCTTTGCAGACTAGGGAGATAGTAGTTCCAAATACTCCATTTTGTTCGCCGGCCTTTTTTATTGAGGTATATTCTTTTATAAGATTTCCATCCAGATCAAACTGATGTACTGCCTTGGTTGGCCTCTTGTAAGGAATATAATCAAATGACTCTCCAACAAGTCGCCACACAAAACCACCGGCAGTCCTTCTTTTGTTTCTGGAGGCTTCGATAATATTGGGAGCTGCGAGTCCCGCGATCCGAGCAGCTTCGCCTATTGAATCAAATGTGGTCAGCTTCTTGCCCGCCAGAGAATATTGTACCACTTTTTTAGATTTGGGATTATCTTTTCCCGAAAGATGTTTTGCATTTTTCATATTTTCTATATGTTCCTTGGAGAAAATTCTTCCTTTTCCGGCTTTTGATAGATTGTCTTTGTGCTCTTTGGAAAACTTTCTTGCTTCAGGATTATTTTTCCACCAATTTAAAGAATTTTTGCTAATCTTTTTCTTCGTTTCTTCACTATGCTTTAACCCTAAAGAGCCATCTCCTCCGGCAGTGTGGTTTGTAAGCCGGACTCCTTTTTCTATATAAGAGGAGATGAGTTCTTTTTCTCCTTCTAACGCTTCGTTTAATGAGGGATATTCTTTTAAAAGAGAAATTTTTATTCCTATATTATTGTTTGTTAGTTTTCTTACCTTATTTGCATTGCGATAAGTATATTTCCATTTATCATCAATTTTAAGAAAGGCGTCTACGACATGTCTTTTTAATCTGTTTTTTAACAACTGTTCCGTTCTTCCTATATAGAATACCTCATTATTACAAGAGAGCGAATATGTCTTATAGATTTTTTTCATCCATAATACTTATAGTTGTTTTTCGGCTACTTCCATAGAAAGTGCCCAGCGATCAGCCGTGTGCACCATTAACGCCAAACTACATTCTTTCAGCTTGAAGTCGGAATTTGATTGCAAATAATGCATATCATTTAAAAAAACTGCTTGATATTCCTCTGCGGTTAACCTAATTCCAAAGTGTTGAAAAACATACAGGCTCCTTAGATGATTTGTCAAATATACTCCCTCTTTAGAATATTCATAAAACCAACCCTTCCTTAGCTTCCAGTCCTCGGTGGTAGGAACATATTGAGGATTTTTCAGCGTAGAATCGCAGGCTTTGCCGAGGTCGTGAAAGAATCCTCCAATAAACATTTCTTCTTCCGTGAATCCACATTCGAATGCCGTGTTTAATTTTCTGAGGTTTTTATAAACATTTAGGCTATGGCTGACCAATCCTCCTGGCCACGCGTAATGATATTCCTTTTTGGATGAAGCAGGCGCCGTAAAGAGGAGGGCTCCGAAGTCATCGTCCTCCAGCATGGCAACAATCTTTTCTTTTCGATCTGATGTAACAACTTTGTCAATCAGTTTCGATACGACAATTCTATTTTTCTCAATCTCTTTTAAGTGCTCTTTTTTCATTTTGTTTCCTTTTTATTCATCTAATTCTTCTTCCGCCATCCAGGCGTAAAACCTCTCGTTGATGTCGAGAGAGCCATTATCAACATCCTCTTGACATTGCACAATTATCTCTTCGATCTCGGCGAGGTTGATTTTATTTTTCGCGTTATCATCAACCCTGGCAACAAAGCCCGGATGTTTCTTTTCTATTTCCTCGATATGTTTATCGAGGTCATCTTTCTCTTCGGTCATTCTATTCCCTCTTCGTTCTTTGCGAAGATGATATCAATCTGTACATTGAAAACAAGAACAGTGCCACCTTTGCAGTGTGCCACGGCGACCTTGGTCAGAGAGTGTGGAGATTTGTCGTTCTGTGTCTGCGATCTTGCGTAGAGTCTCGCGGCCTCTTGGTGGGTAGAAGCACACATAATCTGCGGCCAGTCGGGGTTGCCGTAGCGCCAGACTACAAATTTAATAAGATCATCTTTCTCTTTGTTCATTCTATGTCCTTTAGGTTTGATAGGTCTTTGCCAACAGCCATTTGAACTTTATATACATCATCCTCAAGTATGGCTTTTATTTGTGGTATCAGATCAACTTCGCTCTTCTTCATTGATATAATAACACTATCGTGATGAGGGTACAAGAATTTAGATTCTTTGTTTTCTAGCAGTTTAAACAATTTGTGAAGCTTTTCGATATAAAAGTATTGAGATATGGTCTGGACTATGGTGTGAACCTTTGCTGCATCGTTCTCTCTGACCACAACAGGATATCTCTCCCAAATATAAAGCTCATCGTGAATGCCGTCAAGCAATACATTCCTCTTGAATGCTTTGTCTAGGCGTTCATTCTTCTGTCCGTAGCTATAAGCTATCATTTGAAGCTTGGCTTCGTCTCTGGAGAGCCCAAGTTTCTTAGCCATCTCTGTATAGATTTCCAAATTTGAAAAATCCATATTGATTTCAGGATGGAGCATGAAGAATGTTCTCATTTCAAACTGTCGAAAGTCTGCATAGAACAAAAAGCTTTCATCGTCTTGAGGTACGATGATATGTCTGTCCTGTTTTCTCATGTTGAAAAGATTGAAGTATCCAGGAGAGGATTTTAATCTGAAGTTTGCTTGCCAGGCTATGTCTATATTCTGTTGGCCCATCTTTGTGTCTATAGAATATTTCAAATCCTTCAACACATTCATGGAGTCGAAACCAGAAAAGAAAGAAAATACTTTCTCGAACCAGTGTTTAGTTCTCAAGAAGCTGTATGCACAGGCCAGAACTTCCGTCTCTCTTTCGGCGAAGGTCCTAAGAAATCTAGGAGGAATGATTTGATCAACCCCATAACCTTTCATGTTGAGGCCGGGACACCTATAGGAACCTGCGATGGATTTTATTCTACTCTTTGATTCGTTGTACGGAGCGAAGTCCTCACACGAAAACAGGGAGGCAAGCTCAGACAGCTCAGATATCTTATAGAAGTTAAAAATGTCCATCAAGTCAACAGACTTCTCTATCGCTTTGTTATTCTTCTTGTTCCACATGCAACTATGCTCTAGGCCAAGGCTCTCAATCGAGGGCGCGCTTGAACTATAGAACTTCCCATCTAGGGCATAACTATCCTCGTTGTTGTTGGATAGAGTCTTATAGAAGTGCATCTACGTGTCTTGAACGATAAGTGACATACTGGTGGAGGCGGTTCCGTTCTCGATCTTGTGAACGACTTGCATTATCCTATAGATTCTAGAATAACGAGCAAGTGGGAAAAATACATACATTGGACTAAACATCTCTGTGGTTACCATATTATAATGTTCCATCGTCATTTGTAAAGGAAGAATGAGCGGGTCGTGTCTAATAATTTGGCTGGTGTTGTGCGCATTGCCGTGAATAAACTCCGATGAAATTCCGGTTGACAACGCCTTCAAAGAGGCGTCGTCTATTTGGCGAGCACTGAGATTGGCTACGTTCGCTTTAATTAATGCTTGAGTTCCGATGTTGTCGCCGTCGATAGTCGTCGCGGACATTGATTTTATCAAAGTTCTTTCTGATCCTGGCTCAACAAAGGGAATAGATCTCTCAAGAAGTACCGACCTAACCTTGCCCTTGTTGAGTTGACTTACTCCGTCAACAGCAGCATCGGATTCTATAACCCTTTGCTTGGCATCAAAAATATAAAATATCCACTTCGGGAAGCTCGCATCCGAACTTTTGTATAAAGAATATTTTATCGACGGAGTGCTAATTACGGGCTTTATTCCTTCTTCTTCGGCCAACCTTTCAAAGAAGGTCATTTCGCTTACCGGCTTTGCGGTAAAGTTGGCTTCATCTCCAATGATGTATGCCAACTTCTGCATGAATGCATTTATATTTCCGTTGAATTTTCCAACGTCGCGGTTTGTTCGAATGTAAGACAATAGTGCTTCGACATTAATGGGGAAAGAACTTATCGGTTTCCCCGCCCAGAATCCTCCTGCATTTTGGTTAAAGTTTCCAAAAACAAACTCAACTTTGGCGGATGCTGTTTGGGCGCCATCCGTAGAGTATCGGTCGCCTATGTTTATCTTTTTTGTTGTGATCTCTTGTAGGACCCTTCCCAGATCCTTCTTTAACATTTTTTCCAAGAGTGGCCCTAAGTTGATCGCCGGATATTTTACCTTGAGCATCTCAAATTTATATGACCACTCTTTGAGCATTATATCAAACGTCTTTGTTAGAAGTTTTGCCTGAAGGGTCTGAAGGGCATTTATTGAGTTCTGTATTCTTTTTGGCTGCATTTTGTCGCTGATTATAATCTTGGGAAGATTGGAGACAGCGCCCTGGAGTGTGGAATATATTGTTCCAGTTTCGGCAGATTTATTATATCCTACGCCCACGCCTTCATCTCTACTGTTTGCCAGCTTGAAAGTATTTTTAACGTCGGAGGCCGTCTCCTCGTTTCCTTTAGAGCTTGCGTCAATGTCGTCAGAAGAAATAGAGTCCAGCGGTATATATTGTCCTACATAGAATGTCTGCATTAATTTTTGTGTGGCAATAGTCATATTAAATGTCGCGTCCACGGTAAGATCATTATTGACGGTGGCGTTATGGTGAGAAATTATAAAATCTTTCTCAACCCAACTGAAGGCTTCTTTCAATCTTTTGTCGGTTAGATTGGGATGCGTGGTGCCAAACCTTATTCTTAGCGGTAGGCCGACATCCAACATGTAGGAGAGGTACTTTCCTGTTGGATGATCGACATGAACAAGAGAGGGATTGTGAATCTTTATCATAAGCTTGGCTTTTGATATTCCGTATGCACCACCAGCGGCGGGTTCATCTATAGTCTCCTCGAAAGATACAATAGAAGCCAGGGGTCTTTCTGGATTGATTCCTGGGACAATATCTTGAGACTCAAAGATGTTGTGAAACGTTGGCTTAGAGAAAATCAATTTGTTTAAATTCACAAACTCTCCGGATTCATCGTATGCCATAACTTGCAATACAGGAACCGCCTCAGCAAGCTCTACGTTCGACACGGTGCGTAGGGCCTCAAGCTGTGAGATAAAACGGTCTTGGGGTCCAGCTACCAACTTTTGGCTTGCGCTTACCTCCACTTCTGTATTTGGGTCGAACTCAGCAGCTCCGGCAAGGACGAGATATTTAAATTTTTGACCGTCTTCGGCTGGCGGAGCCGTGCGGTTATTGGTCATGGCCGCATATCTTTCTCTTAATTTTTTCGCGGCTTTCGCCTTCTTTCTTTCTTCTGCACGGCTGTTGTTGTTTTCTTCAGCTGCTGCTGCTGAATACGCGACTTGATTTGCTTCAACTCCAGGAGGAGGGTTTTTCAAGATGGCATTCAGGAGATCTGTTCCTGGGTCTAACTTTCCCTTTTTACTTATATGATAGTGACCGCAAATTCCGCTATATCCCCTCACGTATGTTTTGTCTAAAACTTCCGTATAAAGGGATCCGTCTTCATTCTTTGGAACCGTGTACGGTATATTATATTTGTGACACAGGAAGCTTGATAATTTCTTTGTTGCTTCCTCTTGTTCGGGAGTGAAAGTATAAAAAGTTCTTTTCGCACCGAGCAGCGTTGTTTTATATGCATTCCTTCTCTTGTCTCCCTTTACGAGACCACCGACTACACCAGGGTTTTGAATCTCTATTCCTATACTGTTCTTGGAATACATCGCATGGTCCGATGCGCGAGCGGTATCTACATATTGATATACCGTGCCATCGATATCCACAAAAAAGTGGGCACCAGCAGACCGTCTTTGAAGAGTGTTTCTAACGCGTTCGGCAGAACTTCCCTCTCCGCCCGTCCAATGCAGAACAATCAGTTCTACCTTCACGTTCTTTCGGGACTTATTTGCCCTTGGAAACTTGATCGGATCAAAGTCTAATCCGGTTTCTTCAAAGTCTTTTGTCCTAAGTCCGCTGACTTCAAACCTTTTTCCTTCTATAACTATTCCCATTTAAATTCTTTCGAGGACTAACTCAATGTCAATAGGTAATTTTATTATGTCTCCAGGGTTCAGTTCGAACATATATCCTAGATTGTTGTATAAAAGTATTGCCTTCCACAGGTTGGGATCGCCATACACCTGTTGAGCAACTACGTCCAATCGATCTCCTTCTTGAATCATGAATTCTTTTCCTGGAATGTCAGAAAAATCAACATAAACAAATCTTGGAATTTTATATCCACCTTCCGCCTTACCGGCTGATCTATAATATCTACTCATTAAACTGGCTCCCTATTTGCTTTATCGGGATTTTCCGTATTGGTGGTTCCCTTTGAGTTGTCGTCCTTCTCTTCGTTTTGTTTTTGGTCTTCGCTAATCATTTGATCGCCGGTTGTACCTATCTTTCTAAACGTACCAACATTGAAGTTGTATCCAGAATCAACTGACGGATTCTTTTCGTGGATAACCTGAAACATAAAAGATATCTCTGCTGACATTGGAGCCTTGTGTGCTTCGATTTCCCAGGTGGCTGCGCTATAATTTATGGAAAGGTTCTCAATCCATCCTGGCAATCCGTTTCCGTCTCCGTCCGAACACACATCTCCAACCTTCAATCGAATAACGGGCGCTGCTGACAATATGCCGTTGGTGTATGTTGGATAGAGCATTTTACAAAAGTTATTTATCTTTTTCCACATTGTGGTAAGGCCCGGCAAAGACATTGCGACAACCGTGAATCCCACAGAGAAAGTTCTTGCTGTATTCATATATGTGCCGACAGGATCAATACGACCGTAGAAATCTTCCTTTGTCCAAGTGGCCGCGATAGTTTCGCTAAACTCTGTAAGGAAAGCTCGAAAGTATAGGAATCTATCTGGCTTTCTGAGGTCGTTCAGACAAAAGGGTACAACGATCTGTCCGTCTTGAATCTTCTCTTCGACGTAGCCGTTTTCTACATCCAAGGCGTTGAAATAGGAGTCCAAGTTTCTTTGAAGGTTTACCTTCGATGGATAGTCTTTGGGGGTAAATAGCGCATCAGGTTCGGGGTGATAGTAGAGGTAGCCTCGACCGCCGGCTGACCAGCCTGGCATCTTCCCAGCGCTGGCGCCGATTCGCTTGTTGAATATCTTTGTGTAGTCAGGTTTTATGATATCAACGCCGTCGATGTTCTCCGACCTAGAATTCATGTCCGGAGTGTAAGGATCAAATACGACCTTATTTAACATTCCGTCAACATTTCCCCCTTGAGCTTGAGGGTCATCCTGCATGTTGTATTCTTTATATTTATCCCTTAGCGTCTTTCCTCCTGCAATGGCGCTCGCCGTATCAGAAATTGCTCCGAGACCTGCGGCTCCAAGGGCCTGATCAACTCCGCCAAGTGGGCTGCCGCCGTCATCTGGGAACGTAAGTTTTTTCTCATAGGTAATCGGAGGAATCGTAGCTTCAACTTTTATGCGGACATCTTCTCCATTGTATTGATCTAAGAGTCGATCGCCAGGATTCCTCGTAACAGGATTCATATGAGAGGTCGGAACATCTAGCGTGTCCGTCGTGTATCCTCCAAAGAATGGCGGAGGGCCAATGATTGTCGTTACAGGATTGACGATTCGACCCTGACCTATATTTGGATTCAGGATATGTAAAGCAGCATTTGATAGAATAAAATTCTCAACACCACCCTTTGCTTCCAACGCAGAGATTACATTCTTCGCTTGGTTGATATAAGAGCGCAAAGACAGAGATGGCCTACCTTTATTATTGTCGTTAGCACCAATGGTTCTATCGAATTGGTTGAGGGTAAAAATTCTATTTAGAAAATTCTCTGCTTCTTTGAAGTTTCTCGGGTTTGATAAACCAGAAATATCAATCGAGTCATTTTTTTTGAGTCCCTCTTTATAGACCCTCTCGCTTGCGGCTTTATTTGGACCGTCCATTTTTTAATCTCTTACGGAGGCTTGAAACAAAACGCTTCCAACCTTCTTTCCGTCCATAACAACATCTGCTGCTTCTATTGTAATATCTTTGGATCCAGGGCTTAGACTGCTTGGTGAAGCACTTCTTGTCTTTTTTGTTGCATTCTTATTTGAAGAGCCTCCAGCCGCCTCTTCTGGAAGAAGGGTTTCGGTATAGCCTGCGGTGGCTGCGGTGGCTGCTGGCGCTCTTATTCCGCCAAGTTGGCCGTTACCTCTTTCGTTGTCAGTGGCGCCGTTGCCTTTACCGATTCGGTCATACAGGCTTTGTACATAAGCGGCCTTATCTTTCGTTCCCTCTGGTGCCATCCTCATAAGATTCTCTAGTGCATTTTTGTGCTCTGGTAGCTTAGCGAGTTCGGTTGCGCCTACGCCGCGACCTTTCATCACTTCAGCGATCTTGTACGCACCTTCATCTTTTGTCATGTCTTTTTGTTTTTCTACAATAGCCTTAGAAAAGGGGTTCCCGCCAGCAGCCATATGTTTAAGGCCTTCGCCCAGGCCGGCCTTATTGATCATTTTGCCGAGGGCGGGAACTTTCCCGGCGAGCGTCAATATCAATTGAGAGATTTTCTGAAACGGTGTTGCTATTGAACTATAGATATCTTGTCCAATGTCGAGCATTATGATATGCATTGAATCTTTAAACCTTGTTAGAAAATCGACATCCCCAAAGAAGAACTTGAAAGGCGCAGCAACATATTTATTGAACGCTGTTGCCCACCACTCAAATGATTCGGCAACCATATTAACGGTATCTAGAAATAAATCAAAAGCAGGAATGGCGTGTTTGTCTATGAACATAAAAGCCTTTTCTACCAATGGCCAAGCTGTGTCGGTGATCCAGGGAAGTGCCTCTTTACCGATTTGGTCTATTTTTTCTTTCAGTCTGACCATGAACGCTTGGACTTTTTTGTCCTTCGCTATCTTGTTGATAAATACAGTCGCCTTGTTGATCATGCCCGATAGGCCATCGTTAACATCTCCGAAGATGGGAGCTAGAAGATTTCCTATCGACTTAAAGAATCCATCCATAGCCTGGCTTATTTTATCAAACACTTCACCAGTTCGAATAAGAGCGTCTTGCATCTTTTTCTGATTCTCTTTTTCCGATAGCGCTTCAAGGCCTTTCTTTTTTGCTGCCTTCTCTTGCTCTCCGCGAAGCTCGCTAAGAGACATTTTATTTTTAAATACGCGAGCTGCTTCTTCTTCGCTTAGTCCGACAGTCTGAGCTAAAGTCTTTCTCTGAATGTGGCTCATGTGTTCCCACTCTTTGCCTGACTCCATGACTTCTTGTCGAACCATCTCCAACCTCTTTGCTGGACTTGTTTCCATCGTTAACTTATATGCAGATACCGTTGTGCCAAGAACTGCATTCAATTCATTCACCTTGCTTGCTGAGTCTCCAAATTTATCAAACCCTGTCATTCCTTCCAAAAGTTTCTTTGTGGACAGACCAAATTTTGTTGCCATCAGGGAAGCATCTTTAAATGTTGACATGCCTTGTTTGCCAAATCTTGCCAACACATCCTTGGACTCGTTGAAATCTCCCATCAATTGGCCAGCGCTTGCACCAATACTATCCGCGAAGCCGATCATTTCACCGCCCCAAGCCTGAAACTCTGCACTTGTTTCTGTTACACCCATGCTTTCGAGCGAGCGCCTTAATGTAGTAGCGCCCTCCATTCCAAGGCCCATACCTCTAGAGAAGGTGAGCATGGCATTCCCGAATCCTGGGCCTGCTGCTTCATTGACATTTCTCCAAGATTTAGCTAATTCTGCTGTGTCTTTTGCTGAAAGTGTAATATTGACTTCGCCGATGGTTCCGACAAGGCCGTTATATGTCCCCTGAAGTTCTCTGGAGGCCTTCTTCATCTTACCCATCTGGGCTGTGGATAAACCTAGTTGTCCAGACATATCGGCAAATGCCTTCTTTGAAGCTGTGCCGACAGCCATCCAGGACTTCCAGGCGGTCTTAACTAGGCTAATGGCGGCTGTAAGCAGACCTAGAGCGCTGGTGTGTCTCTTTATTTTGTCGGTGACCGTACTCATAATGGTGGCCTGCTTGGACATACTAGAAGAAAGGTCGGACGTACCCTTTTTGGCTCTGGCTGTTTTCTTTGTAGAGTCAGCAGCAGAGGCTCCGAATTTTTTAAAGTTCTCTCCCGCACCAGAAAGGCGAGCCTCTAGTCTATCAATCGCTTGCGTCAGTCCGCCCATGCCGGCACTGATGTCTTTCATGTCGTTTTTATTCATCGAATTCTAGATTAAATAGAAGCGCATCTATCTTTGTGGAGTGGGATTTTCTCCTCTCTCATCTTCTTTCTGTTTAACAAATTCAGAAAAATAATATCTTCTTAGGGCTATAGGCATTTTCCTAAGCGATTCATGGGAAAATCCGTAGCCAACCAAGTAATAAGTTTCCTTCAAAGAGACTTTTGTTATATAGTTGTTATCTATACCGAATAAGTATTCACTATTGCGGCCAAAGAAATTCTACCCCCATCGGGATGTCGTGTGATTCCACGGCTCCACAATGAGGGCAGTTTACCTCCTCTTCCATCCTTACGTCTGGTTCGATCTCGTTCATCCTACGACGGAGAGCTTTAGAATCTCCTGCGCGTAGTTGTCTGACCATTTTAGCAATTTTGGATTTATCTTGTTCGCCTCCCAAAGAGACAACAGCGAAAGTCAATCGATCTGTAACGTTCGTTTCTAGATCTGGTGCGCGTCCTTTCGTCTGCTTCATGACAGCTCTCTTTCGAGCTTCTTGAGTTTTTGTAATATCTTCTTCGTCTTCTGCTGTTAGCAGTCTAAATTTCACCTCCTTTTTTGACATGGGAAGTGTCATCAGGAAAAGGTTCTCTCCTGGGGACTGTGGCTCTTCGGCCAGGTTTTTAATAGAACACTTAGAGAGATCAAAGGTATAGTCAAACTTTTTACTACAGTCTGGACAAGCCGTCTCGACGGTATAGTCTGCTCCGAAACCAGAAATTCTAATAGCTAAAAGAATTGCGGATTTGTCGCCAGCCAAAAGCTTGGCGGGATTAATCGATTTATTCAAGAGACAAGATTTCAAAAGTTCATCTATTACGGTACCCTTTTTAATCAAGGCTCTTGATGTAAGGATATCTTCCTCAACTGCTGTCATGGCCTTAATTTCAACAGAAGTCTCTTGATAGAGCGGGTGTTCCTCTGCGTAAATTGCGCCTTGGGACGGCAAGGGTACCGATTCAAATGGTACCCCCTCGTCATTTTTCTTTGTGCCTTCCAGCACATCTATATTTTTTTGTGTCATGCTATCTCCTTAATATTATGAAAGCTAAGATAATCTAAGCTAGTCTAAGTTCGAATTTTTGGGTGCGTATGTTTATTTACGCTTCTTCTTCTGTGTGTATGGGAAAAAAGAATCTAATTTATATTGTTCAAGGGCTGCTGCCTCTTCGTCTGGATTGTCGTCATAATGCGACATGTAGTCCGACATTGTTTTGCTACCATCAAATCCCTCTTCTTGTTGGCCCTCCTTTTTACTTGGAGGCCTCCAGGTTGATGTGTCTCTAATTTTCTGGTTTTTGACGGTTTGATTTGCTGTCCGTGATCCAAAATTGGCTTTCATGTGCTCTTCATCAGGCTGAGCGACCCGAATTGGCGTTTGTGATGTCGGAATTTTGGTGCGGCCGGCCTGATGGCTTGCGGCTGATGGAGGAGGAAGCATTGGAGAGTTGGCCTCTTGTGGCCGAGCCTGTTGTTGGCCGGCCTGTTTCGCAGCAGATCTTCTTTGGTGTTCGTCTCTGTCCATCTTCTTCCTCATTTGTTCTGGCGTGGGCGGTTTGTATCCGCTTGCTTTCTTTTTCTGGCTTGGTTGAGCCTGGCTTACCTTGGGGGCGTTTGCTCCGGTTCCCGTGGAGCCTGGAGGAGGAGTTGTGACGGGCTCGTCAACAGCGGGGGCTGGCTCTGCGGTGGCCGCATTAGCTTGGGCCGCTTGGGCCTTTTTGATAACCTTCTGTTGTCTGACGTGCTCTTGGTAGTCCTTGAACAAACGAGCCTTCGCTGCGTTGCCTTGCGCAACTTGCTCAAATGGCGAATCGTATTCTTTTTCAACCCATCTTTCAAATCCTGATTTAGGAACTTCGGGTTCCGGTTGTTCGGGCTCACCTTTTGCTTCGGGCTCACCTTTTGCTTCGGGTTCTTTTTTTTCTTTTGGCTCTTCGGCTTTAGGTTCTTCTTTGGGGTTTAGGGCGTCATCTTCTTTTTTTTCTTTCTCTCTACTGTACTGAAACTGAACCTTTTCCCTGGATGACTTAGATAATTTATCCAAGCTAAGTCCGGTATGTCCATGTTTTTCATCAAACCACTGTTTCATTTCGGGGGAGAATAAATCTTCTTTTTCTGATTCTGGAGATCCTTTTTCTTGTCCTGCTTCAGATCCAGCGAAGGCGCCTTTGTTTTTACTTCCGCCAACGGCTGAAGGCAGGTTTTGCTGCATATCTTTTATAACACGACCTAGCTTATTCCTTGCATCTTCGACTTCTGAGTCTATCTCTTGTCCAGTCTTGCTAACGGCAGGATTGGACGAGTTCTTCATCTTTCCGGCGACATTCTTTGTCTTTGTGGAAAATTTCTGAAAACCCTTCTCTGTCTTCTTGGCAAACTGGTCCATATAAGACTTGGCCTTATTGGCATTATAGTTTCCAAGAGCGCCTTGGCCGGCGCCTTTTATTCCAGCGCCAACAGATTTTACGAAATTAATAGGACCCTCGTGCAGGATTCTCCCATTGATCGCGGCCTGGATTGCTTCGTTAATGATTTTTTCAGAAGGTTTTTTCTTCATAACTTATTTCTTTTTTTTGCCGAATCCCATATCGTCGGGACTAGGAACTTTGTAAGGTTTTTTGCCTGGGCCTGAATCTCTAGATGCGCGACTTCTGGCTGAAGTTTTGCCGCCATGTTGAGCCTGTCGCTCGGTGTCCGCACCCTTTCTAGCTTGAGATCCCTGATATTGAGCTTGGCCTTGTACCATTGAGCCATCTGAGCGAAGACTCTTTAGGAAGGTCTCTACTCCCTCTTTTTCTGACTTGAGGTCATAATATAGCTGTCCTACCATGCGATCGACCTCACCTTTTAGTCGCTCTCCTTCTGATCCAAGCTGAGGAGATAGCTGCTTGTGGGCTGCGGTGAGTTGAGTGATAGCCTCATGATAATTATTTAAAAGCTGAGAACTCTTTAGGGTCTCTTGAGTAAAACGATCTTTCGCCTTGCTTGCTGTGCCGACAAGTTTCATGAGTTGTTTTTCTGCCTGTTGGACTTGATTCTGTGCCTGCTGTGCGGCGCGACCCTGTTCCATACCAGCAGCAGCTTGGCCCATTGCGCCCTGAGCGCCTTGAACGAGACCCTTTGCGGCTCCGGCAACTCCAGCTCCAGCTGTTTTTGCACCTTGCCACATATTGGAAAGAGGACCCTCTGTGAGGTAATGATTTGCCAAATGATGAACTCTAACCTGCTCTGTGATCTGTTGTTTAACAATGCGATTAACACACTCTTTCTTTTTCTGTAAAACCAAACTCTCTTTGATTATATCTCTTAATCGACCTTTTGTCATTGAAATCTTTTTATTTTCTCCGTGCATTGTGGGAAGATCCTCTCTCGAAAACCGATTTAAGTTTTTATTTATTACTCCAAGACCAGGCTTGGATCGTTCTCCAGAGAACGGATTTTGTGGTGAATTGTTCATCGATGGAAGATTGCTTCTAGACATTCCAGACATTTGACGATTCATTTGATTGTTTTCAAAATCTGCAAATACATCATCGGGATTTGCTTCCGCGCCTTGAGGCATTCGGCTTGTTGCTTGGCTCACTTGGTCTGCCCTGTACTCTTGGGATAGGTCGCGTCCTTGTTCTCCAGGGAAACGTTCCTTAAGGTCTTTAGACTCTCTCTGATTTTGCTTCATTGAAGCCAACTTGGGAATCATGCTACCAATCTTTATAAGCTCTTGCTGAGGTAGGGCCATCAAAAGCCTCATCAGCTCTGGTAAGGCGGCCTTTGGATCGGATTGTCCTTGAGCGGCCCCAAATTCTTTAAGGGACTTTTGGGACTTTCGTGCCTCACCGATTTTAGGCCTATTCTTAAGCCCTGTCTTATTTCTATATTCGGTGGCCAACTTGTTTTGCTGATCGTTCTCAAGCTGCGCTGGGTCCATGCCATATCTCTCTTCTACCCAATCTTTAAATCCTGGATCTAAATCTTGCGCTACTGACTCTTTAACTCTTGGCCATGCGGGTTTCTTTCCGGGATATTGAATCGAATGGGGATATCCGTCTTCGTCTAACTCTTCACTTCCGGTGTTTTCGGGCTTCTTATATTTTGGAAACTCTTGTCCGCCAGGATATTGATTTCGTGCCGGATAATCTTCGTTTTTCATTCCGGCTTCAAACATTTCTTGAAATGCGGACTGTTCGGAGATCTCTCCCTCTTCTTTTGCATCAGTTAGGGCATCGACAACCTTGTCTGTGGCTGCGGATGCAAGAGCACCCCCAACAGCAGCTAGAGGTGCGAATTCACTCAATTTCATCTTTTTCTTCTTCATTGTAAAATAATTCCTTATTGTCTCCTAATGTGTGTGATTAAAATTCCATTCTCGCTTCGTCGTAACGAATCATTACCGTAATTTCGGTAAGGTCGCTGGACTCGTAGTCCAGTTCTCCAAAATCAACATCCATGGGCCAAGCGCCTATGATGTTCCACTTTTCAACAACATTCCCAATTCCATCAAGGAGTTTGAGTGCGAAGTTTTTCTTATACATTTCAGCATAGCCCATACGTCCAGTAGGATCGTCGTGGACCAATCGGAGCCAGGATGTTACCTTTTGTGCTGCCGATGGAGCAATGGGGTCATACAGAACAAACTGAACCTCTTGCCATTCCCCTTTCCCTGCGACATACCTTTTCTGATTAATATAATCAATCGTCTTGGGTTCAAATTTCTTTTTGGGTCTTTGGGTCGTTTTGCAAGTAAAGGCGTCAATTCCATCAATTTCTAGCAACCAACGGAACTTTCTTTTGGGCTCGTATTGATTTGCGAGCATCTGTGTTACTTCTAATGTTTCAGCCATTCAAGTTTATCTCCTAGTTGTTTTTAATTAGTAATGAGACAAACAAAAGTAAAATAATTTAAATATCTATTTATTCGACATAAAGCGAGTCTTTGGTTCCCTGGCCGATAAAAGGCCGATATTTTGATAAAAGCGTACACCACAAATAAAAAACCCCTGGAATTCAGGGGCTTTCTATACAGGTCTTGTTTTATTTTTTAACTATCTTGGAAGCCGGCAACGTTGTTTGTCACAAAGAAGTCCAGCAAGACATATTCTGCCGCTCTGGTGGGTTTGACTGCGATTTTACCATACATGATGTTTCGCTCGATCAAATCCTCGGTGGTCGTGCTTTCGTCGAGAATCAACTTGAAATCTTCAATTCCGGCATTTTCTCTGACGCGGTTCAAGAAAGGCTCGACGCGATTCTTAAATCTTTCCCACGTAGCAGGGACATTCGGCTCGAAGACGATATTTCGTGCCTCTTGAGCGATTGTCTTTCTGACTCTAAGCAGCATTCGACGAACGTTAATTCGATCAAGGGCAGAAGGTGCAATTTGCAGTGTCTTCTGACCCCAGACGACGGTTCCCTGGTTGGGGAAGGTCGCGATAGGATTGACTCTATTCTCATAAAGTTTATCTCTATCTGCCTTGTTGAGTTTGTCTTTTGCCTCAACTACTCCATATTGCGCCAGTCCGCCTCGATTGAATCCGGCAGGAGCAAACCAAGGGAATGCGGTCTTGTCATTGAAGGCAAGAACTGCTGGCATGACAACGGTTGGTGGAACTTCCACAATCTTGTTATTCAAGGAGTCGTTGAGTCGAAGGTAGGGATACCACACTCCGGCATAGTTGCTGTCGAGCTGATTGACTACAACACTGTCCACGGCATCATCGACCGTGGCACCTGAGATATCCATCATATAAAATGCGTCTCCGCGATCCTCTACGACTTCAACGGCCTTATCTCTGATCTTGTTGGCGTAAATTCCAGGAATGGATAACTCGTTAATGTTGATATCATCAGCATTGGAGAGCATGTCTATCGCCGTTTTGAACGCGTGCGTCTGATAGTCTTGGTCTGTCAACATCTGTTCTGAGGACAATGGGTCCTTTAGGTGAATGTTGAGTCCATCAAATCCATCAGCGATAGGGAATGTGAACTTGGCAACGACCGTGTTTTCAATGTTGTCCACCGAAAGGAATCCGCCTGAGCCCGCTGTGGGCATAACGGTTGATGCACTATACTGAATTGACGTACTCAGGGTCGACAAATCAGGTGCAGTCAAACGACCGGTGGCACTATAGCCTGCGACGTTGGCGGTGGCTCCTGAGACAAACTTAAGCGAGAAGTCCGCGTCAACAGTTCCAGATGCAGCAAGAAGAGTTTTACTAAGATGTTTAACTCGATCTGCTACGCCGTGGTTGATGGCGCCTGAAGCGTTGTTGATAATCTCAACGCCCCAATAAACCTTCGTTGTAAAGTTGCTCTTGTAAACAAGGTCCTGAACATACGGAAGAGGGGGAAAGGGAGCCTTGTTGCCAACGGCACCAGAGGTCAGATTCCTATATCCATTAAAACCCCATGGTAGTGCGGCGTCTGGAACGTTTCCGTTTTTGAGATCTGTAGTTGGATTGACATAGACGTATTTTGATTTGTTTTCAAACTCGCCGTATGCATCAAACTTGTCCGTTGCTGAATTCCAGACCTTGTATCGATCACCAATTCTTCGGCAGATATAGTTTCTGTCGCTTGGATTGAGAGATAGATTAGAGAAGGACTCAAGAACAACTGGCTGACGATCGTTGTCTGCGTACTGGCGAACAATTAGTCCGAAAGACCCAAACTCATTCTGATCTGGATTCGGAGACTTCTTGATATTCACAACAGAAACTTTAATTTCTGTATTTGCGCTATCGCCTGCGAATCTTGAGCCGACGCCAAATAGATCATATTCGGTTGCATCGAATGGTTGAGAAATCACGTTCGTCGTTGCGCCCGTAATGAAACCATCGGTGTAAGTTCCGGCCTCTCCTGTTGGAAGAGTGGCTGCGAAGAACGCATCAACTCCCGACTCAGGAACCTTGTCCGCATAATCATACACGGAATAAACATAATAATTTTTTGTACCATACTGAGTAGGATCTGTATTCAAGACCTTCTTTATGTATTTGTCTGAATTTCTATTCAAGGACATGGTAACCGAAAGAACGCCGCCGCTTCCGTCGCCACCAGCGATCACGAGGCCGAGTTCGTCTATCGAGGAGGATAGATCCGTGAGGGTTACACTTCCCGATGAATGAATCAAAGCAAGAATGTTTCCTTCGGTCGAGCCCGAAGATCCAATTGCTACAACATTGTTTACCGTAAACCCTGGAGTGATTCCGGTGCCCTCAACGGGGAGGACGCGAATGAACGTACTGGGCGTGGCATCTTGTGCCAGATAGAGCCTGTTCATATAGGCTCCAAAATCTTTGCCTGAGGCGTCTGGTGCGCCAAAATATAGTTGATCTGTATCTAGATCCTTTGTTCGGATCGGAACCATCGCGGGCCCCTTTGCTCGTGATGCAATAAATGCGGGACCAATTCCCTGTGGATCTGCGGGGCGGATTGTACCATCAATCTCTCGCGAAAAAACGCCAGCGCTGACGAGGATTTTCTCGGACATAATTATTTTTCTCCTTTGTAACTGTGAATTTTATGTCCCCATGTATCTGTTTTCTTATGACATTTAAATAGGGTGCGACCATTTTCTAGGTCCCAAAATTTCTTATGATTATAGGCTTCTTTTAAAGAGGTTGCCTTACTGTCCTCTAAAATCTTTATAAATGGTTTGATATGGTCAGCATCGAGATCTATAGTCTTAAAGACTCTCTTCTTCATCATGATCGCATATCTTTCCGAGGGGCTCCTTGTCGGAATTCCAAAAGAGCACAATCTCCTACAGATTGTTTGCTCAGATCTATCTGTAAGCTCCGATATTTCACGAGCAGACATCCCATCATCAACATACTTCCCTCTTAGCCAATTCTCGCTGATCTCTTGCATTGACTATAAATAGAAAAAAAACCACCCAAAAGCAGTTTTTTCTAAAGTTTTTTAATATCTTTTCAGATATTGTACTAGAAATACAAAATCAATAGTTATCCGTTACTTCCAGAATGAGGAAAGGTTCTATTTCCATATAGGGTATCGATTTTGGCATCATCATCAGGTCGAGTTCTCGCAGGATCTTCGACTGTTCCAGAGACAGAGATTTTAAATTGACTCTCACGGATAGTGGTGCATACCAACTGAATTCCTATTTCTTGGCCCGCTTTGCCGAATATTTGAGTTGGAGTCTGTATTTGTGTGATTTCAAACTTCTTGTCATCATAATCAATAACATCGCCTTCTGTGGGCTTCAGCTCTATTTGTTCTAGGTGTTCGTCATGAATGAAGACATTTAGGTTGTAGATTTTATCTTGACCAAAGGTCGTTGTGCTTACTTCTTGAGGAAGCCATTCGACGAGAGCATATATTTCAACTGGTGCGTCAACAACTTTCGAGACCGCTTCTCCATATATGTTTTCTTCTGAGAGGCGCTTTGAGATGGGATAGTATGTTATCTTTTCGCCAATAACTCTCTCGATCAATTCGCGGTTGATGCGTTTGATAAAAGCGATATCTTTCTTGGATCTAAATAATGACATTTGTTTTAAATATTGAAAAATCCCAGAAGAGGCGGATTAAATGATTCGCTAAGTTCTTGAATCTTTATTCTGGCATTATCTGCAACTGGTCCAGAATCGTCTTTACTTAGTTTTTCAAGAGCTTCTCGGCCGAGCCTTTCTGAACTCTGGGTGAGAACCGCAACCCTAACATACGGATTTTTGTGGCTAATATATTTTATGATCAAGTCGTCAGGAATCGCAGGATTTGCCGCCAGTATTTGCTGCGCTTCGCTTCCGTAACGTTTATCAAGTGTTCTAGCTAGATCTGGATCTAAATTTCTATTTTGTGCAAGCTTATTTGCAACACTGATTTCTCCGCTATCTTCCATTTTCCGTTGATACTCTTTGGGCACATTTTCATTTGAGGCAATTTCCCAAAACGTCTTGGTTTGGTCGCGAGGAGATTGTTTTGAGAGGGAGGCGTCAATCAATTTTTTGATCGTATCAACACTCAAGTTTCTGACTATCGCAAGATGACGAAGAAAAGATCCAGTATCTATCAGTTTGTGGCGAGTTTTTTCGGAGGTGTTCTTATTGTATGCAACATACTGAACAATAACGCTATCGATGATTGGATCGTTGGCAAGGTATTTATCCATTATCCTATCCAACACTTCGGGTGGAGAGTTTGGATTTTTAGCAAGCTTCTCGGTGGTTCGATGCCTTTTGGTTTTCAGGGAAATATCATTCAAGATATCAGAGGGAGTATTTTCATTTTCTGCGAACTTCTCTTCGTATCTGAAATCCCACTTCGAACTCCCTAAAACATCTTTATAAATCTTTAAGACGATATCTTTATCTGCATTGGGGTTTGATACAATCCTCCAATTGATTTCTTCGTCCTCTAATTTATATAACTTTTCTAGCGTGGCGGCGTTGGCTCTGGGGTTCTCTGCTGCGTTCTTTCTTGTCATGCTGGTGACATCTTCGTGGTCGAGTATTTTATCTAAAGCTTCAGGAGAGATGTTTTTATTCTCTGCTGTCATCTCTCGAACTATATGGCTTTCGTCGTTGGCCAAAATATCAAGAAGTTCTGGAGTCATCTTTTTGTTTCCGGCAATGGATGCGCGGACAGAGTGATCTTCGTGTTGAACGAGACCTTTCAAAGAATTATCATCGGCCCAATCGGCAGCTTGCTCCGGGTCGTTCATCTTCATCAAAAACTGAAAGATATAAGGATGGTATTTCGGAATCGGATCTTCGTCCTGCTTCCCGTATATCTGAACGACCTGCTCTTCGTTTAAATCATATTCTAGGGTTACGTGCGGTTGGTTCTGCTTGTCTCTTAGTGAGTATATTTCGGACTGCTCTGTGTCCACAGCTTCGCAATAATCTTCCCCACCGACGCAATGTCCCATCTTTTCGCCTTCGGTCTCAAGATCTTCTGATGTCATATTTACAATTTTGTATCCGTCAGGAAAGTCCATGGCGACATGGTTTGTTGCATACCCACCAAGGTCACCGTCATCTTCTTCGTCGGACCCCGCTACCCAATCGTCAAAGCTCTGTTTAGCTGTTTCGAGATCGGGAAATTGAGAGATGTCAATATCGTTAGCTCTCGTATAAGAAATGACCTGGCCCAGCGGTCCAGGGTCCAGGGCAGCGCCTTGCTTTTTTAAATTTCCAACCCACTGAGTTTGTCTCTTGTCCATCTGGTATGGAATCGACTCTACAAACCCCAGTATACTACCGTTGAAGATAGGGCCGTCCTCAGCCTCTTGGGAGATTTGTTGTTGGAGGTTATTATAGAACTCTTTTGGGTCTACTCCCTCTGGAGGTCGAGCGCCCTTTTGAAGCTGTTTTGCGTTGAGTCCCTTCAGGTATTCTTTCGATTCAGCATCTTCTGTAATGAGCTTTCTAAATATTTTAGATAAATCAAACTTCACCTACTCATATTTCCCTGTGAGCCTGTCAAACTCTTCGTTGGTCAATGCAGTCTCCTGTTTGATTACCAGCTTAGTCTGAGACCAATATCTTTTAAGGGTATTCTCTCTCTGGTCAGATTGAGGCAGGATATGAGCAGCAACAGAAAACTTTGTCGTCATTCTAACAATTCTCTCTTCGCTGGAATATTCATTCAGGTTGCTCTCATCTTGAAAGTCATCATCTTGAAATGCGATAAAATAATATTTATCCTTGGTACTAAATTGAAAAGATCGCTCTGATTTGAAATCTAGTTCCTGGCCCAGCTTTTCTATTATCTCATTCATCTGCTCAACGTACTGGGTCCAGATCTTTACTTCATAGGTTAGTTGATAGTGATCTGGAACTGGCGCTGTGAAAACCTCATAGATAGGAAGGTTGGGATCAATACTGCTTGGTCTTGCTTCGAGCAGGTTTTTAATCTTTGAAGATTTTGGATGAATTCTTCTGGAGTACGTCACCTCTCCTTTTGTTTCGGCAAATGTTCTTCCGTATGGCCCATCGTTTCCTGAACTCGGAGGGTTTCTAATAATGGCAATCAATGGTAGGACGAGTGTTCCGTTCTCGTCTCTCACACCAGAAAGAGATTTTTCCGTGTTGGCATCTTCTCTAGCTTTGCTCCATCGCTCTGATGAGAAGAAGAAGATCGGGATCTCTTTACTGTGGCCGTCTTGGTCTTTTATATTGAGAGAAAGTTTGTCCGTCCACCAATCGCGAAACGCTCTATCGACATCCACGAGGCCATAGTTTCTAGTAAGTCTTTCTCCGTCATATGTATTAGTCATTTCCGAGCCTCACAATCTGTTTGTCTCCATGGGACGCAAAGGAGATGTTGTCTATTTCAAAATCAAGATTTAAATTTAGCACTTCGACGTTCGGCTCATTGTCGCAATGTTTTATTGTTATATGGGGAGAAAATTCAAAACTTCCGTTGTCGATCTCTATTCCCTTCTTCTTCAGGAACTCAAAAAAGTTGGCTAACTCCTTGAGGGTCAGGTCTTTTTGGCTGTGTTTTTCAACAAGTTTTTCTGTATCGATATTTATCATTTTGTAATAATAGCCTACTATACAAGGCTCACTTGCTCAAATAAATTAAAAGTGGTACCCTTAACCACTCCCTTTGTACGTTATCTTCAAGCTCTTGCCTGTCTGCGATGAGGTTTTTATAACTCATTTGCTCCAAGAGTTCCTTGAGTTCAAGTCTCAAGTTTGCTTGATCTTCTCTTCCTCGCGCAATTAGATCAGCACCATTGAGGGTGATCTGCTGTCCTGGGATAGGAATATTTTGATATTTGCTGTAAATATGGCCCAAGATCTCTTTACACATAGCTAGAGTCATTCTCCAAATCCAGGTTTTGCCTATGGAATTTATATCATCATATCCCAAATGCCCGAAGGCGATGTTTGAAATGTTTGACGTAACACCTTTAGTTTTAAGCCCTTGGAGTTGTGATTCGTCTGTTGGGTCTTGGTCCAAGCTAAATTCATAAAATAGAGGCGTGGGGTAATTTGGAACAGGGTATAGAGTTATCTGGCCTCCTTTGAGGTCAAAAGAATAATTAGACCTTCTAACTCGTTGATTTAATTCAAGTTGTATACCTCTGAGAACATCTTCCCAAATTGGCAACAGATAGAAAATCGTCTCTGGGGAATATGATTCAAAGCCCAGGGAGTTACCCATGAAATTCATGACGCTGGTCGTGTCAAAGAATCTAAATGCTGCGGTTGGTTCATAATGATGGACCTTTCTGATTGTGATACCCTTACCATCGTCCGGCGTGCCCACTAGAGACGCTGAGATGGACGCCTGGAGGTCGTAATGCTGTTGGCCTGGTACGAGGGTCACGGACCCAGTAAACCACTTGTAGGGGCCTCCTGAGCCAAACTCGTGCGAGTATTGAACCGTCTGGCGTCGTGCAAACTGGGTTGAGTTATTTACCGGGAAAGCTTGCTCAGACCCAGAGAGAGATCCTGTTCCCTGGCCCAGCATATCAAGGAGGATATTTCGAGCATGGGCCGCATTGATTGTTTGGCTATATTCGATCGTTGCTTGTTCGAACGAGGTCCAAATAGACCTTAGATCAAGCTCAGAATCAAGAACGGGAGAGCCAAGCTCTCTTTGAACGTAATATACGACCTTATCCGCATCTGCTTGGAAGGTCGCGTCTAGGTCGTAGGTTCCGAAGGCTGTTGGGCGGGTGCTTCCACTAAAGGAGACGAAGGATAGTTCTGACATCGTATTTAAATAGAGCTAAAAAGAAAAATAAAACAACAATAGAATTGCTGCTATCGTGGCTTCTATTTCCACCTGGACCCAAATACCTGCTCGAATACAATCTCTACTAGGTCTTACCTCCTTTAAATAGATAATTTTATATATTTTTCGATATTTTTACTGAGCCGTATCCCCAAGTGGGAGTCTTTCTGTGACAGGGTATGCATAGAGTGGTTCCATTATCTGTATTCCATAGTTCTTTGCATTCCATAGCTTGTGTGGTTGTGGTTATATAGTCTCTCAAGTTCTTCTTTGTGCATACTAGTAACTACAACAAAGGTTTTATAATATACAATTAGAAAAGCCGCCCGAAGGCGGCCTATCTAAGATCTCTCTAAGTACTTGATATTGCTTAGAAAATATTCATTCCTTTCACGACCACGAGACCGTAATAATCACCACGGATGATCTGTTTCGCATAACGGGTCATGACCGCCTTGCGTGGAGTGAAGTTATCGGGCTCGTAGATCGTTGGTGTAACGATCATCGGAACGTACGGAGCATAGACGTATCCAGTCTCAAGCCACTCGTCTCCCTTAAATCCAACTAGGATCATATTACGGAAGAAGAAAGGAGCTTTGTAGACCGTGAAACGGTTTGCAAGTGTACCAATTTTCTCAATACCCATCGAGTATTTAGTTTGCTTTGGATCGCCAACATCAATCGAAGGACGCCATTGAACCATTGACTCAAGGATTGTTGCTACGTCAGGTGATGTCACCATGAAGTTAGCTCCTGAGCGCAAGTTCTTGCGGTGGATCGTGTTACTTACGTCAAGGACTGTTTCCATGAGAGTAAGATACCACTCCTGAACATTACCCGTGAAGGAAGGTCCAGTGATCTCCACGCCTGTTGCCTTATCGACATACGTTCCAGGACGACGGTCCCAGTAGTATTTCGCTGCTTTCGCATTGTTGACCATATCTTGAAGTACCTCGGAATCAATATCGAGTGCCACCTGATCGGCCATCACCTGAGTAAGCTCAGCTTCAGCGTCAACAGTGTGATAAGCGTTAAGATCCTGCGCGACTTCTGGAGTCCACTTGACTTTCAACTTACGACTGTTAGCTGTGACCGGATGAGATGTAATTTTGATATCAATCTCTGGAATGTCATCTGCACTATCAAATGCATACTCGAACGCGGGGCTCAAGGTTGTACCATTCGTATCTGCTCCAAGAACATCCTTCTTGACATAAGCAACTTGAACAGCCGAGCCCGAATCGAGCGCAGCGGCACCAGTGTAAAAGACAGTTAGGATATTGGTGGCAGTATCAAACAAATTGTGACGTCTGTAGTAGCGAGTGACACCTGCGTTCACTGCTCCCGAGATGGCAAAACTCTTATAGTTTGATTGATCCACATTTGTGATTGCAGCATTCTCGTCGAGGTCAACAGTGACCTTCCAAAGAGTGTCGCCAGCTACAGCGGACGAAAGCTCAAGATCATATTCGACCTCAAGCCAAGTTGCCGAACCTGACGAAGCTAGACCAACCGCAGCCGAAGCTTCGAATTGAGTATAACTATTATGAAGGTTGTAGTGACCTCCAGTTCCATCAGCACCACCGGTAAGAGGTCCAACGGGATCTCCAAATACCGAGCCACCGGATGACCAGTCGTCTCGGCCAGTACCAGCCTTTCCGGTACTACCATGTGTAAAGTCGAGCCAAAAGACTAGACCAGATGGAAGTGCCATCGGCTGAACCGATGCAATTTCGCCAACCAAAAGGTTGCCGAAAACACGACGTACCATAGGGAAGGCAATAGCCTGAAATCCCTTTACGTCGGATGTGTCTGATGCCTCATTAAGCATCGATGCCGCCTGATTCTCAAGCAGTCGAGCCATATTGGCTTTCGTGCGGGCATCCTTTAAGCCTTCGAGAAGACCTGTCTTTTGCCATTTGGCAACTTTCTTTCGTGAGATAGCGGACTGTGAAGTTCGCTCGTTACGAGTATCTTGTGTTAATTCTTTAAAATTCATTTTCTTTCCTTGTGCCTCCTATTATTCTTTGACAATACCAGCGAGGATTTGGCTGCGACGTATATACGACTCAGTAAGAGCTGTATTTGTTACGCCGGCACCTGTGCCAGCTGACTTGCCTTCAGAACCATAAGCTTCGGAAAGTGAACGTTTTGACTTCTTGGAAGTCTTCTTTGATTCACCCATTAATCCAATAGCAAATTCTACGGACTCATAAATGCCTTTCGCCTCGTTTCGAGTCGTGGCCTTGTCCATTTTTTTAATTATCTTGGTCTTGATATCTGAGTTAAGCGACTCATTCTGCATTAGCTGTGTAGCGTAATACAATTTTGCGTTAAAAAGATTTGTTTCACTAAGAGCCTCTGAGAGTTTCTTGTGAGCCTTTTTAAGCGTAACATTCTCTTTTACAAGAGATGCAATCTTCGCTTTGAGACTCTCGTGGTATTGCTCGCCACCGTACAGTTTAGCATCGGTTGCTTTGGGAGCGCGTTTCTTTTCCCATCCGTCTTCTTTCGAATCAAAATCTTCGATCCCGGTGCCGTGTTTCTCGCCATCGTTCTCAATCCAATCCATGTCTCCGAGTCCGCCGTGGGTTACTTCTGACAAAGCAGCATTAATCGCTTCTTCTAGATCCTCTTCGCTGAAGCCTTCGGACACGTCCTCGTCTTCTCCACACTCTTCTTCTTCGTCTTCTTCCTCTTCTTCGGGAACTTCCTCTAGGTCTAGTTCATCGTCTGTCATGTCCTCTTCTCCTTCCATGTTGTAACCTTCTTCTTGTACTTCTTCATCGTCACCGCATGAATCTGCGTCGGAAACCTCGTCAGCTTCAGTAAGAAGAGACTCATTAATCTGGTCGTCAACAAACTGCTTTACATTATCCTTCAAGTGCTCCATGAGCACACTCTGGGCATTTTCGTAAGCAGCCTCTTTTAGTTGTTTTGCTTCAACAATCGATTCTTGAAGAATATTGCGTTTTGCCATTGTTTATTTAACTCCTTTAGATTTACATTTAATTATGCAATAATTTCCTAAAAGGCAGAGAAATTATAAAATTTCTTCCTTTTCTTCTTTTTCTTCCTTCTTTTTCTGAGAATATATCGCAGACAGTTTTTTCTGTCTTTTGATTTCAGACTTTGGAGTATAGTGCATCAATTTTCCATAAAATGGTTTAAGAACTTCTTCTCTTCTCACTTTTTTGCAAAATTTCTTTATTAGTTTTCTAATGTCTCCATTCACCTCTTCTGCTTTCACTTCTAGGTGCTTAGCCACAACGGGGACGTGAGTTAGCTCAGCCGCTTTGTGGAATCTCTTATCAATCTGTACTTTTCTTCTTTTCCTTTTGTCATTCTTTTCCTTTTTGTTAGGGTTCGTTAATAGATATATATTTTCTCTATCAATAATATTCCAAAAATTTAAATCACTTTGGGGCGATTTCATCGTTTTTTGTAAATTCATTCTCGAAAAGGACGAATCGGCGCCCCCTTCCTTGAGTGGGCCAGCATGAGATTCTCCTACAATCCTTTTATAGATCTTTCCAGCGTCAGCATCGGGTGCTCTATCTTTCATCATTTCATCTACTTTTAAATCACCAGCTTCGATGTCTTTTTTGTCTCGGCCAGGAATTCCGTTGGCCCAGCCTTGCTTGGTGGAGTAATCATTGTCATCGCGAGGGTGTCTCTCTCTCCCCCCTGCAAGCTCTGTAATCTTAGCTCTTTGGTCTTCGCGGCCCTTAAGTGTCTTGAATCGCTCCTCATTTCCTTCATCGCTCGTATCGAAGGAGTCGATCGCATTAGTGTCTTTTCCATATGCGGCCATTGATCCCGCTCCCATAGTTGGAGGACGAGGAAACGATGTATTATCGTTGGCCGATGTGGTAAATTTAAATAGATTCTCCAAAGGAAGCTCTTCTATTTTTGGTTGTGCTTCGTCGGCCATTTTATCGCCGTTCTCTAAATCTGAATCCTTATCGTTATATGGGGCTTTATTGGAAGCTTTAGGCTTCCCTCCGCCCAATTTGCCGTATAGGCCATGGTGTGGGAATAGATGTTGGTTTGCGCCTGAAGGGCCTTGAGGACGAAGGCTGGGACCTCCAACCAATTCCTTCAGAATGTCTGTAAGCTTCAGTTTCACATGTTTAAATAGTAAAACAAAAATATATTGACTACGTTAGTGAGACAATATCCTTGTGCTTCATGGTGACTCGATCGCCAGCCCAACTAATAATGATTGGCAAATTCGAGTTGGCGACTTTAATTGTAAAACTTCCACCATTTTCATGTGGTTGAAATTCAATATTCTGAATTGTTTCTCCAGTAAATTGATCGAAAGGACTTGTCGTGGGACTAACGACTTCAGCATTTTTCTCTGGTGTCGGCTCAGCTTGCTGTTGCTGTTGTGGAGCTTCGGGTTCAGCTTCGGGTTGCTCTTCCTCTTCTCCCTCTTCGCTCAACATTCCACCCTCAAAAAGAAATCCAAATATATTAAATTTATCCATAATTAAAATCCAAACCGAGAGATATCAACGCCATCATCATCGACAACTTCGTCGAGTGCGCTTGTACCCTCATAAAGCATAGCCATTCCTGGGTCTCCATCGGTAAGCTTCGCTATCAAAGCTTCCCTTCTTTCCTGTAGTTGTTTTCTGCCGTCTTCTACGGGAGGTGCGGTTGTGGGCCTGGTTTCTTGTGTGTATGCTGGAAAAGAATCCTGTAGGCCGGGAGCCTTCTGCTCTGTAAGCACAGAGAGGTATTTTTCTGCAAGAACCTCGTTGATCATGGGCTTAAGGTGTTTCTGGAGTTGCTTCGCTACCATACGCTCAATTAACAAAGATAGTTTCTTTATATTCATTTATACTTCCTTTTTGGGTTAGTTGTTAAAATTTATTTTACTTCTTTGCCCAGGATGTCTTCGAGAGTTTGCTTTACTCTTACGCTGGCGGGCAAAACTTTTGTTGGATCAAAATCCGTAATCTCTTTTGCTTTTGAATTAAGCACTTTTTGATTCTCGTGAAGGAAGGCGCCGTGGGTAGATGGTGTGCCGACAAGATCGAAACAAATCATTTGAAGGTCATCCTCTACAATATCGGCACCAGAAGACTCGTTTTTGGATACGGATCCAACGGCTCTCGATGAAATACCGAGAGGTATTCCTGCTAGTGTCATCTCTTGGGCGATCTTTCCTGCTGGGGTGTTCAGAATTTGAACCTTTCCATGCACATCTTTACCTTCCCACCAAACCTCAAGGATTCTATGGGAGACATTCTTTAGTGCTATAACGGGCTCTTCGGTATTGCCTGTCCAGCAAACATATCCATTGGGACTACGTGTTAAAAAGTTCTTATTTTCATCCGAAATACAATAAACATAATCATCATATTCTATTTCTTCGAAGTTTATAAATCGAGCATCCAGCGATGTGCTAGTCGTGTTGCCAGCAACAGTATAGAGAGGTTTGCAATTTTCTTTTTTGACAACCCTCCCTTCAATCAACAAATCTTCTTTGGCTATCTCCGTCTTGATGAAGGGCCTATATCCCAATTTGAAAAACAATTCGCTAACATCGTCAGCCAATCTTGTTGACACAGTCGAATACTCTTTAATAGCTCTTGTGGAGTTCGAGGTTTTTGAAATTCTGTTTCGTCCATCGCCAACAAGGAGCCATTCTGACAAGGTCGACAAAACATCTTTATTTTGTAAGAGTAGATCCCTTGGAATAAACTTGGTTTCCGAATTGCCAAACTGAGAAAAGTAAGCATGAACCCCTTTGTTGTGAAGGCTCCACTCATGCTTTCCGTTTTCGTGAATAAACTTAGTCCAGGGAAGTTCGGTCGACGACAACAATTCTTCTATTTTTGATATATTTTCGGCCTTTTTCTGGTGAATAGTAACCCTATTGTTTCTAACGTTTCCCGAACGACTTCCCTCTACGTGTCCATCTGATAAAAATATGCCCATCAAACCGGCCCACGCCTTCATCGAAACTCTATAATCCGTATCGGGAATCTCAAAATATGATTCGCTATTTCCGTCATTCCACTCGCCGGACGACTTAATGCTAGAATGAGAGAGGGAAGGGCTTTTTGTCTTCCATGACTTTCTTGCATCTTCGGCTGTCATATAGTAATCTTTATTATCTCTATCCCACAAAATCATTCTGTGATTAGGGGTCATTAGTAGATCCATCTTTTTTCCGTTGGTTAGGCGAATCATTTTTCCATTATAGGCAAATTTGTGAGTCTTCGTTACCGGCACAAGTTTGATTTCTCCCTCTTTGTAGGAATATACATTCTCTCCGACCTCTACATCTGGAAGCATTTTCCAGCCATCTTCCGTCAACACTTCCGTATCTCCAGCTAGACAATGGTCGAGTTCACCCAATGCAATACCTTTCGATACATAATCTTTGTCGTAGCCATCCAAGACCTTTTTGAGAATTTCGAATGGATAAATTCTTCCATTTTGATTCTGTGCATCGGCGCGTTGAATGAGACCCTTTACGATGAAGGGTTTGCCCTCGCTTAGAGACTGTCTCATTTCTGTTAGGGTCTCTTTATTTGGGGAGAGCTGATAATACTCTTTGAGGATGACTGGCATTTTTATTTCCTTTCGTTGTCAGGAAGCTTTCCGGCATGCTTGCCAACGGCGAGCCATGAATCTGGAGTGTTTCCTTTATTCCAACCATCAGGAACATTGACGTTTTTTAGTTCCTCTTCTACTTCTGCATCTCCTTCAAGCCAATCGGCGGGCTCTGGGCTTCGCGTTCTGGTGTGTCTATCCTTCTCGGATTCAACAATAGTCCTCATGAGGGACTCTAGGGATAGGTCTTTAACCCATTCTTTCTTGGACGCAAGGGTTCCATTCTCCCACTCTTCTTCTTTTTCGTCGGTCTCGATATCGTAAGAATTCTCGAAGCCTTCGAAAAGCTCAAGGATGCTAAATTGGTATGATTCTTTTTTACTCATTTTGTTTTCTCTCTGATTAAATAGGCCTTGATCTTCATTCTCGGCCGACTCTTTCTCTTGCCTCGCAATAACCCTGTCCATTGCAGACATATTTTGGTGATATTCCCGTGCATCCAGACTTCTTTGGAAATCGGATTTTCCCATAGGGGCAACTATTGCTTCGTCTTCCTCTCTTCTTTTGTCTACTGATGGCTTGAGGGCAGCCTTTCTTTTTTCAAGCTCTTTTGCATCGTCGGTTCGGCCCTTTCGGCCCTGAATCTCTTTGGTGAAATCGCTCGGAGAAAGATCTCTCAACCTTCTCAGGGCGGCGGTCTCAGCCTTGTTCCACTTTTCTGGATTCGATTTTCTCATTTCGGAAGCGGCTTGGTCCACCTCGTTTCTCTTAACCTTCAATTCGATGGCAAGAAGTGCTCTCATCCCATCTGTCACGGCGCCGGAATCTGAATCTAAGTCATCGTCTTCATCGGACGTTTTAATGTCATATCCTCTATCGGCAAAGAGGTCTCTTAGGTAATTTCCTAGAGCGTCCTCAAATTGAGTAAATCCCTGACTCTGTAATTTTGCAACTTCGGTTGGATCGGAAAGGACAGACAATTCTCCAAGGGCCTCGATCTCCTTGTCTGAAAACTGCATTTCTACATTCTTCTCTGTCATGTCAACGCCTTCTTTTTCGAAGCTTGCAAGGTGCGCAACAACCTTTGGCATATCGTTTATGCCATGGCGACGGCCAATGATGTTTACGAGTTCGTCAAACTTGCCATTTTTTCCATACAGAATCTCATCTACAATCTTAACATAAGATTGCTGAAGTTCTTTTCCTGCTGTTCCTGGATCAAAGCTTCCGCCCCGACCGCTCTTGGGTGGAACAACAGCCTTGCCTTTAAATTCTGGTGCAACGTCTATCTTTTTGTGAAGCTTTTGAAGGTCTCCGATTGCTCCAGGCATTGGCTCTTTAGCGATTCTTTTGCGGTACCTATCGCTTCCCTTTTGTACCATTCCTGCGCCTGGTGCGGTGCGTTTGCCTGAGCCTTTGACTTTCATCTCTGGCGAATCCATTGGCTGCGCTGGTGTTTTCTCTCCTTCTTTTGCCTTTAGAAATGCGAGCGTGCCATATTTAATTTTATCCTCTTCGCTCTCCGCAGGTTTTCCAAGCGGAGAAGTAAGGTTCGGACTATTGGCATATTTGCCAATCAGGACATCTTTGACGAGGCTCTCAATGTCCTTAAGCTCTTTAGCGTTCGTATTAGTCTGGTTGAGATATTTTTGAAACTTATTCAGAAGCCAAACACCAGTTTTATTTTTGTTGGCCTTTACCCACTTTGTGATGCCCGGAGTCACAACAGAGACAAAGTTTTCTACTTCGGGATCTTTGTCGAAATCGTCCACCACTGATTGTTTTTTGTTTCGTGTAGATTTCTCTTTTTTGGTATCGTCAATCTTCTTTTGGCCTTCTGGGTCAATGAGATAACTTCTCCAATCGTCTCCGCCAAGCTCTTTCGCTTTGTGGGATCGTTGAACTTGACTACCTAGTTCGCGGACTTTGAATCGCCGTGCGGCATCTTTTGGCTTTTCGGCATATCTCTCTTCGGCGTCGGCGAGTTGATTCTCTAGATCTTCAATGTGATCATCAAACGAATTCAAATCAGATTCGCTTAGGAGCCTGTGTTCGGTGAGCGCTTTACGAACGCCAGCACGGACTTCCTTGACCGTTTTCAGGTACCAAGGAGTCGGTTTCTTATTCTTCTTATTTTTATTATACACCTCTCCGTTAGCAAAAGCTTTTCGAGAAGCGAGGTATCCTGTTATATCGGCTGTGACCGATGCTTCATCAAACTTCTTTTTCTTCTTGGTCATAATTTTTAAGGTCCTCGGTAAGGTCAAAATACCTCATAACTTCATAAATTGATTTTTCATCTAGTTCAAACTTAGATTCAACAAGTTTGCCGTAGGCTTCTTTTAGACTGCCTCGTAGTTCACTGTTTTTATGATTTTTTGAATGCATTAAAGAGGAGAGTGAAATTTTCAACTTATCGACCTTCTCTTCGATGACCTTTTTAGCTTGAGTTTCGTCCTTGTTGACAATGAAGTTTGTCCAAGCAGACAAAAGGTGTCGTTGGTCCTCATTCATTATTTTTGCGTATCTTCCATTAAACTTTTTGATCATCAAAGATAGCGTCAGGCTATCAACCTCTTGGGCGGGAGCAGGTTTCGCTCTGGTGATGGTCTCAATTAAAGTCTTCTTGATTTGAACTCTCTCTGAGGGAGTTGTATCAACATCTTTGGTTCTGGATTCGTTCATCAAGATTTGCAGGGATGCGGCCTGCTTGTATTCTTTAATGGGGATTTTATAAAAATCTTTAGAAAAGGATTTATTTATATTTTTTATAAGCCGGCCCTTCTCAAATTCCAGTTTTTCTTGGGAAATAATCTTAGATTCTGAAAGAACCTCTTTGAGTAAATCCTGAGCATCCTCTTTTGAGCCCAGCCTCGTTTCGAAGACGGACTTCATTAATTTGTATTCTCGGCCCAAATGTGTTTTTGGGTGAAAACATTCCTTAATGATTTCAACAACAAAATTTGCCTCGGTTTTATTTCCGCCAGCAGCCAGTTGTGTGACTAGTGTAATTAATTGTTCGTAAACTATAAATGTATTTCTTTTTTTGTTATGTCGTATCATTTTCATGTCTCCAAACATATCCATGAGATGTTTTGGATTCTCCTCGACAACATGCCGAAATATTTTGCCTAAAAAAACCAAGACTTTCTTCAATATTAATGGCTGAATTGTAGGAGTTTATAAAACCTCCACCCAAAGAATATTGGTTAACCAGCCTTCTTTTTGCCCTAGCTACCCTTTTAGCAGTAATTTTATTTTTCATGGGATTATTAAGCGTCATTCTATTTTTTCTCTCGCTTCTACTATTATTTATTTGGCAAATAGACTTCTTCTAATAATTTATTTGCTTTTTCGTCGTTTCTTTCTAGAGTTTCTTCCCAATCCAACGGCTCTTATAGCCGGCAGATGCTTTCATGGTAGGCTTCTGTGAGCATTTCTTTCGTCTGAGCGCCCGATTGATCGTCGCCAAATATTTCTTTTAATTTCTCTTCCGTCATTCCAAGTGGGTATTCAGATACGTTGGAATTTTTCTTCTTCTCCGCATCTTCATCTTTATAAAATTCTTTTACCAATTTTAAGACTTCGGTCATCGTCATCTGGGCCGGTTCTACCGATTCGTTTGATCCCATTGGTGAGGCATAGGTTCTTCTGATTCCTGCGATGTCATACGGATCATCGTCTGGATCGCCTGCTCCTGTGAGATCTGTTCCCTCAAGTCCTCGTTTTGCCTTTGTTCTGAAATTCCCAGAGGAATCTCTGTGCAGATCTTTATATTCGTCAAGCTCCTCGGCCTCGTCGTCGATCTCAAGTCCTTCAACTGGCATTCCTGCTCCTGGGTTCATTCCTGGCGCTCCGCCCATAGGAGGTGGTGCTCCGCCCATACCTGGGTCCATTCCTGGCATCGGCATTCCGCCGCCCATACCTGGATCCATTCCTGGCATGCCTTGTTGCATGCCTTGGGCATTCTCTATCTGAAGAAGTTTTGCCTGGAACATCTTATCTTGAATCTGTCCTTTTCTGATCTTCTCGATTGCATCATCGGAGAGATTTAAAAATTCTTTATAGATGTAGGTCGTATCAAATACGCCATCTTTGGCATTCATAACAAGTTCCATTCTCGCCCTAAGGAGTTCCATCTTTTGAAGCTCGGCGACGGTCGAGGGATTCGTCATTTTAATCTTGAAATTAATCAACTGTTCGCCTCGTAGGCCCTTCACATATAGGTGAATCATTCCAATTTTGATAAGTTCGTCAATGACGACCTCTTGAATTCTGGCTACAGTTCTAGCGAAGCGAATATCCTCTTGTGTCAATACCTGTTTTGATTTCATATCTTGATCAAAAGTCAAGAATGCTTTGGGGATACCAAGAGCGGAAAATAGGTTAGCTCGAATGAATTCAATATCCTCAACATCTCCCAGGTTTTGTCCGCCAGGCAACGTTTCGATTCGCGTGCTGCTATCTGCACCTCTGACCGGGATGACATAATCTTCATCCATGGCCAAGGTTCCACCATAACGAAGGTCTACTCTTCCTTGGTTGTCGATTACGGCACTTTTCTTAATCGTTTCATTGAACTTGTTTATGATGTTTGGAACATCTTCGGGTGGTGCTCCCATGACATCTAGATAAAAAATCCTTCTTTCTGGCGCGCGAGTAATTCGATATACCATCATCGCATCCTCAAGGAGAACAATCTGCCTCCATGGGCGGCGAGCAGGCTCTAGGACGCTCTGTCCGTAGGGATGAAACATATCATTCCCTTCTAGTCTAAAGTGTGCCACGTAGGCATTCGGAATTTCGATATTCTGCTTGGCTGTCCAGCGGAATCTGACAGCAGAAGGTTCATCGCGATCGAAGCCCTCCTCTCTCTCGATTTCATTTGCTGGCATGTGGACAAGTCCAACAACACCATTTTCCGGAGTAATATCAATTAGATAGACGGCATCGCCGTATTTGATTAGGTTGCGGACAAGCTTCCAGCCCTGTTTGCCGTTGAGTCTGAGAATGTTGCTAAACAGCTCGCGAAGGAGCTTCTCTATCTGTTGGTCCTCAGATACCAGATGAATGACTTTTCCGTCTTCGTTCTTCTGGGTTACCTCGTCAGCGACGATATTTAGGGCATTTGCGAGAATCGGATGAGATTCCATCTCTGCATAATCTGAATAGCGAGCAAATCTATCATATCCACTGTATCCGGGGATTACGCTCTGGTTGAAACTGTAGGCATTCTTGAAAAATGCCTTTGCGGTTCCTTGGGGTTTTGCTGATCCATCAGACTGAAAGTGGTGTTTCATCACCGAATTTGTTCTGAAGAGCCTTATCAGCTTCTTTAGGACAGATCCGTCCGGCATCATTTTTACAGGATTGCGACCTTTCGGTCCAGGAGTTAAAGATTTTGTATTTTCAGGCATATTATTGTTTATAGATCCAATCTAGATTAATTATGCTGTTGCCCACTCTTAAGTTAGATTGATTGTCTACAATCTTACGAATTCTTTGTTTTTCTAATTCTACTCTATTTCCACTATTTGGAATTCTCTCTGATGCCGAATTGCTGTTTATTATTACAGCATCGTACATAGACGCAACGTCGCTTCCAGATGAGGTATGGGCAAAATAGGATTCGTGCATCCAAACAGCTATAGCTAAAGCCATAATTAAATCGTCGTTCTCTCCTTTTCTCGCTTGAGGTTTTCCGCTTTTCCAGACAAAAGAAAGCATCTCGCTAGCCATTCTCTTAGAATAAGACTTAATGAGACCTTTTCTTAGGAACTCTTCTAATTTTTGTAGTATTATAGGTCTATTTTTTGCAGTTGTTCGCCATCCAGGTTGAATGTCGTTATATTCAGCATACCACTTATCTACAAGTTTTCCACTTTTTTCGTCTATGTAGGCCAAATTTTTATAATCTAAGTTTCTCATAGTAAAAGCAGTTACCATTCCAATACTATTATTTTCTACGACAACCAAAGGGCTATTATAGGTCGGGCAAATTTCGTTAACAATATATTCGCCAAAAACATCTGGGGATATCTTTCCTTTGAATTCGGCAAAGATCTCCATTTCCTTAATTTCCATCACGACAAATGAACTATTGTCCTCTGCGGTTCCGCTTGCAACGTCTGCTGACAAAATAAATTTATCATCTTTCCCTGGGAGTTTATAAATCCAAAGACCTTTGTCAAAACCCTTTCTTTCTATTGGTTCGATAGAAGCGTTGTCATACTGTTCTATTGTTGATGGCTCAAAATATGTATCTCCGGTTTCTGTGAAGCTGACCAGAAGCTCTTGAGCGATCTGCTGGTTTGACCAACCCTCTGTCATTTCCCTGAACCATGGCGAAGTCTTTCCTCCAGGCACGTTGGCATCATCTTCGAGACCCAGGGCATAATCGGGGTTATGCCACCACGGAACTTCTTGATAATTCCATGCTAATTCTTTTGACTTTGCGCCTCTGCAATAGTGATAGAACCAATTACCAACGCCCTTGGGCGTACTAAGAGCAATTGCCTTACCTCCTGTTGCTACTGTCGAGGCCAAACCTTTCCATAACTCGTCCATATCACGGATATGAGCCGCTTCGTCGATCACAAGCAGCGCCAGTGACTCAGAGCGTCCGGCGTCATCAGAGCGCGGTATAGACTTCATAGACGAGCCGTTGCTCAAAGCGAGGGTATGAGCCTGATTGGTCGTAATATCAGCAAGATACATCCAGTCGGGAAGGTGTTTTAAGATCAATTTAACCTTCTTCAGAAGATTTGTTGAGACGTCCTTCTTTGTCGCAACGACCAAAACCTCTTTATCTTTATGAAATAAGATAAGCCAGGCGATAAATGCGCCCAGCAATGTAGAATACCCCAACTGCCTTGATTTATTGACAATGTTTTTGTCATAAGTCAAGAAGTTATGGATTGCCTCTTCTTGATATTCGTAGAGTTTAAAGGTGACCAAGCCGCGATGGGGGTGCTTGATTTTACAATAATTGTTTATGAAATAAACTGGGTCTCTGGAACATCTAAGAACTTCTTTGATGGCGTCGTTTTTTAGTATTTCTTTCGACAAACGATGAAGAGCCTCTTACTCGTCTTTGTCCCATGTGTGGCCCGGCATCGCCGTCTTTACATCACAAACTTTCGTTGCAATAAATTGATAAAGGCCGTTTGCTGCGACTAATTGCCAATCTACATGGGGTTTTCCTTTCGATAGGGAGAGAGTCTTACCGGATCTTTCTTTGAATTTCTTCTTGAGATCCTTTTCAAATTTACCAAGCAATTTCAGAGTCTCTGTTCCGCGCCTGGAAAGCTCCTGGGGGTTAGCTAAATCTCCCAAATATCCACCGTGCATCTCGGAAACTCTGAGTTCAACCTTCGGAAGATCTCCTGTTCCATGAACTTTTACGTGGCAGGCCTTTAATTGGCTTGGAGAAATACTCCAATCATTGACCATGGCTTGATCGGCCTCTTCTCGAATATCTACTACGATATTGTGCAGAACGGACGACAAATCCTTGCCCTGTTCGTAAACAAACTCTCTGGGCATCTCTTTAAACTTTGTGATTGTGTGGGGTTTAGACATATTAAATCTCCATTTATACCTATACTTATTCTTTTTTCTTTCTTTCGGTTATTTTTTCTTTGACATACGCCAATAACTTAGGGCGATCTCTCAATAAATCTTCTGACAAATCTCTATCCTCTATATATTCTATAGAGCAATCTGCGCATACTCCATGTTTATAGAACCATCTACGGTCCCAGTTATACATTAGTGAATTGCACCCATAGCAAGCAAAGGGAATTTTATATGCATCCCGATCCTCTTGCGTGACCCGCTCTTCTCTTTCTTCTAGTTCTATTTTTTTCATCAGTCCCAAGGCCTCCATTGAAATTGTAGCCCAAAATTAAATCTGGACTTATCTTCGATGGTGGCGACGCCGATAACAGGTCCGATACCGATTTCTCCACCAAATTCATATAGCCCAAAGATGTTCGCGTTGAGTGAATCGAGGGCTGAGGATGTTTGGAGGGCTCCTCCAAGGATTACTCCGTTAAGTATGCTTTTATTATTTCGAACTTTAGGGTTTACATACCCATCAATTTCTCCAATTTCTAAATTGGGGATGTCAGACTCTAGATAATGCTTCCAGCTCAGATCGTCAAGCTGCGTTGTCACGACCTTAAAGTTTGCAGGGCGCAACCAGTCCAGGCTCAGCTCTGCTTCTGGGGGGTCGGTTAGGGTGTGGCCACTGATTCTAATGAACTCATTCCACGTCTCGTCAAAATCTACCCTGGTCCTGTCATCCTTTGTGGTTTGATCGACATTTTCTCTCTTGACTATGACTTTAATCGATTTAAATTTGCCAACGGCAAACATTAGATTTGATATGTGCTCATCGCGTTCTTCGATTTTGTCTGCGAGTCCTTCGTTTTCCAGGCGGAGAATGTCGGAAAGATCTTTTCTTTGTTGTGCGAGACGAGACCAGACGTTTTCTGACTCCTGAAAGATTTCACTCATTTGTGCAATCTTATTTTGAGCCTCAACTCGCTTCTCGGCCTCTTTGTTGGCTCGCAAAAACGAACTCAGGCCAAAGGCCCCAAGGGCGGCGACCACTATTGCTATAATAATACTCTTCCAGTCAATGTTTAATTTAGACATAATTTTTATGACACCCTACAAGTAGCAAAGCCATCATCTCCTTTTTCGATATAGATCGTAGAATCTACGATGTTTTTCATATTAACATCATGACTGATGATAAAGATATGAGTAAAGTAGTTCTTTAAATACTTCAGCATTCTTATTGTAGCAGAAATTTTATCTTCTTCAATAAACCCGAATGGCTCGTCCAGAATCAGTATCGGAGCCTTTGGTAGAGAAGAGATGTTCCAGAGGGCAGCTCTGATAGCCAGCGAGACCATCGTCTTCTCGAAACCCGACCCAAGCTCCATAGTTCTCTTTCCCTTCTCTTCGTCATATAGATAGATCTGTATGCTCTTAGACTTCTGATCATCGTCAATAAGAATGCTAAAGGTTGCGACATTGCTCAGGATTCTATTGATCTCTTCATTGATTGCGGGGAGCCTCTGAGATATAATCCTATAAGAAATTCCATTCTTTCCCATTGCTTTGAGGTAGAGTTCGTAACTCTTTATGGAAACTCTGACCTTCTCAATCTTCTCCTGTGTTGTCTCACAGTCTAGTATGTCTCTATTTTTGTTTTCTTGGCGGCGAGCAAGGTCGAGTATTTTCTCTTCTGTTGCCCATAGCTCCTGATTTAGTTTTTCTTTTTCCTTTTTCAGATTATTAATATCGTCAATGGTGTGTTTGTTCTCAATGATCAGATCTTTATTTTTCTGAAAAGATTTAAGTTGAGATATGAGCTGATCTCTCTTGAGGTTTAAATTCTCAAGCTTCACGCTCAATACGGGCACCTCCGATGCTTGGTCTTTTTTTCCTCTGGCTTCGGCAACCAACTCCTTGAAAGATTCCAGTTCGATCCTGAGGTCTCCCTTCACATCCAAACGAGACTCATCAAACTGGCGGAGATCCGCCTTCGCCTGGTGGGATTCGATTATAAAAGGACAGGAGGGATATTCATCTCCACAAGGAACAATATCGAGGGTTTTGAGCTTCTTTTTCTTTTCTTTGATTTTTGACTCAACCAAAGAGATTCCGTTTAGTTTTTCGTTTATCTCTTCGATTTTCGCATTGTGGCTATCGACGTTTGCCAAGAGCGATTCGAAGCCTTCGGTAGCAGCGCTCAATGTTTTTAGCCTACTCTTTGTTGATTCGATGTCGCTCTGATTTCTTTCGATGAGAGAATTTATGGAATCCTCAGTAGCAGAAACGTCAAAATCAATATCTTTGATATGGCTTGATCTATCGATAATCCTGGAAGATGTATTTTCAACTCGCTTTCTTAGGTCGTCCCTTTGTTTGACCGACTCCTTCGTGGATAAATCGATCTCTAACTTACTTTCTCTGAGGGATATGAGTTCCTGAAAGAAATCCACGTTCGAATATTCTTTTGCCTTAGACTTGAGTTCAGAGTAGTCCAACTCCGCAAACTTACATTTCTTCTCAAATATCTCAAGATCTAAAAATTTGGCAAATATCTTCTTTTTGTCCGTACCTCTGGTCTTGAGGAACTCGATTAGGCCCTCCTGTGGGCTCAGAGAGGTCGTTACGAAGTCTCCCAGGTCCCCGAAGATGGATCTGATGGCGGCGTTGGTAGATGGCTTGTCTTCCCCGTTCAGGGACAATGTTTTCCCTTCGCTCTTTTTATAGAAGTTAACCTCATTCACTGGCGGGGTTTTTGAGGACTTAGATTTAGAAGTTGACCGCTCGATGAAGTAATCCTCTCCACCAAAGTTAACCTCTAGCTTCGTGGAACACTTGCGCTTTTTCGAATTGATATAGTCTGCATTCTTGTTGGCGCCCTCTTTGTTGATCTTGTTGAATATCGTGTAGCACAGAGACTCAATCACAGAAGACTTTCCTGTAGCGTTCTTGCCCAGGATTCCAACGAGGCCATTTATTTTCGAAAAATCAATCGAATTACTCTTGCCGTAGGAGAACATGTTATTGAAGGATAATTTCTTGGGCTTCCAAATAACATCCCTAAGGATGTCAGAGTTCAATTCTCCATTATATAATTGATCAAGGTCACAAACTCCTTTGATGGTCTTTTCGTCGAATCCTTGGCCGGAAAAATAGTCTTCAATGAGCTTCTTTTGGGTCAAAGAATCCCTTAGATTTCCTTGGGGTATCTGTTCGTCTCCTATCTCGATATCGCCGAGAGGAACCACATCCTTGGGAGGAATCACAGAGATCTCTCCAGAGGGAAGAAATTTATTTTTTACTTCCTCTCGAATCTTTAGGTCTTCAGAGATGGTGGCACGAGCAGTGAGAACAACTCTAATCCGACTATCCTTTTTGATGTCGAGGTCTTTAGGGATTCCCTCTTTGGGATCCACGTTTATGGTATAGAAGTGCCTCTTCTGTGGGAGGACGGATCTCTTGACGGAAAACTCCTCCTTAGATTCTATGTCCCACAGCAGATATCCCTTTCGGAGTTCCAGTTCTCCAAAGTTATTCTGTCTTAGGGAGCCAGGGTAGCCAATGCGATCGGTCAACATCTGGTATTTATGAAGGTCTCCAAGCATAGCAAAGTCAAATCCTGAAAAGATTTTTATTTCATCCTTGTTTCCCCTACTGACCCAGCCGTTGTCGTAGCACGCACCATCAATATCTCCATGGTAGAGGGCGATGTGCACGCTATCTTCCTTGTGTTTGATTATATTTTCATAGTCAGGCCAGTCAGACTTTTTATCAATGATCGAAAAGTGATGAAACACAAAGCGTTGACCATTAAAGTCTTTTGTGAAAGTTTCCTTCGACGTAAGGAAATAGTGAAGATTGGGGCTATTGACAGCTTGGACGACCGGAGTGATTGCGTCGAGACGATCTCTATTCGAAAGGGCTAGGTCGTGATTTCCAGGGATGACAACCGTCTCATATTTGTCACTAAGAGTCTTAAGAAATCGGAAGGCACAATCAAAATATTCGTGAGTTGCAGTAAGCTTGTTATGGAAGAGGTCACCGCAGATGACAACAAGATCCACGGATTCCCTCTCTAGAGATTCGTAAAGGCGATCAAAAGTATATTCCATCTCATCGAGATATTCGAGAGCGCGAATATGGACATCAGCAATAGCGGCAATTTTCATTCTATATTCCTCTCATTCTTTCTAATAAAAGACCGTCGAGATCAAAAGATTTAGATTCCTTGAGGCATCTCAAGAAGGATGTTGTAGGCATAGAGTCCAACCTGCCCTCTGGGCTTGCATGTCTGCATTCGATTCCATACGATTTAAACTTTTTCACCAAATTCAAAGAATGTTGTTTGGCGTCTGCATCGAACGCAATATAGACTTTTGGGCAATCTCTCAAAATGATCTCCTGGAAGGATCTATTTCTCTCGTCTATCTTTGTTCCCATTAGGGGTATTACGTTTGGTACCATAAAGTGTCTCAGGTATGTCTTTGTCGACTCTACTAAAATTATAGGCTTAGACCAGTCTAAGAATATCTCGTTGTATATTACAGACTTCTTTTCGGCGGCGCAATCGAGATATTTCTTTCCGCTGTCGGAAAACACCTTCCTTGTGATAAAGTAGTTCAGTTTTCCTTCGGAGTCAAATGAGGGGAAGAGAACCCTTCCTTGATACATGCCCTCTTCGCAGAACCCTATCTTGTTTTGTATGATTGTATTGTCGTCGAGATTTAACTCGTTTCTCAGCAGCGATAGGGCCGCCAGGGCGGTAGGACTACTTTGATTTAGAACGAATTTATAGTCATCTGGAAGCCTCAGCTCTACCGCTTCCTCTTCGTCCCAGGTTCTTATCTTCTGTCCGAGAGTCTCTAGGTATCTCTTCTTTTGGTCGTAGGAAGCATACTTAGACAGAAGTCCGTATATCTTATAGCCTCCGAGGCCACACACCCAACAGCGATAAGAATTCTTCTCTACGTTGATCGATAGCTTCCTTTTGTGGTGAGAATGCTCAGGGCAGTACACCACAGCTTCGTTGTTGTTCCTGTTGTAGTAACAACTTCCGAAAATCTCTTTTATTATCTCAACGCGTTGCTCAAAAACTACATCACTCATTCATCAACCTTGACGATTCTGCTATGACTATGGCATCAGCCATGTCTCCCATGTAGGGCTTGTAGCGGGCTGTTCGTGTATACTCGACGCTGAAATTTGAAAACTTGGCCATGCACCAATCTACAATATGTGCTTTTTTATGGTAAGTGTCAAGCCCTCTCGGAACTTTGACTCCAACCGTCTTCCTGGCGGTGGATACCGGAATATATAAGGGAGCCTTTCTCAGGCGGCTGTAAACGTAGTGTGTCACGCCAAAATTGAAAGATGCACAGACATAGATGGTGTTTGCTGTGGATAGTCCGCCTTGGAATTTTTTGACGGCTGCTTCTACTGCCCAATGATCTATCTTGTCGGAGTATTGATCTAGGATCTTCGAAAACACTTCAGAGAAGTAGTCCATCTTCAAGAGGAGGTCCGTGCCGAGTTTTTTCGAAAAGGTGATATGTCCGTAATCGACGAGGCTTCCGTCTTTTCCTAAGATAGACCATCCTACGGTCGTTGTGCTTATATCCAGGCCCAAAAACATTAAAATACCAATTTTAATTTAAAAAGTATATTTGTATCTTCTTCGTTTAGGATGGGCGTTGACACCTTGGCCACGCCAACGAGTTTATAATCTTCATCGTAAAGTCCGACGCCCGTTATGAACGTCTTAGGTCTGGTCGTGGAAGTCTCTTCATAATTCGATCCGGTGACCAACTCAACATAAGAGGTGTTTTGCGAAAAATTTAGTTCGCCCTTTTCGGCACGGCAGAGATATAGATTTAGGGGTATCTTGTGGGTTCCGCTGAACGAAGCGGAAATACCAACAATGCCGCCTGTTGTAAATTTTCTCCCTAATAGGATGATTCCGTGTTGATAAAAAACAGAACCAACAAGTAGAGAGCCAGAAAAAACGCCGCCATAGGAGTCATCGTGATATTTTTGACCGCCGTTTGTTGTGATGTTTATACTCCCGCCTTTAAGTTGAGATCCATATAAAACCTGCGGGATGTTGACGATATGAATCGTTTCATCTTCTATTCCTGTTGCAGGATTAAAGATCGCCGATGATAAATAATTTTCTGTCTTAACGAAGGAAGACGATCCATATATGTCCTTTAGTCTACTTAGAGATCGTTTTTCGGAGCCGCTCAATATATCAGAAGAAAGAAAGAGGACGTTCCCAGTTAGGTTGTAAGATCCAGTGACAGTGTTTCCTTCAAGGTCTTGAAAGGTTCTCTGGTGCCCAACAGACGTGGAGTTAAAGATGGTGTAAGGATCAGATCCAAAAATATCGGTTACAATATTTGCGCCCGACATATTGACGTCATAATTAGGATGGGCGGTATACGATGTTGATATAACATCGCAATCTCTGAGTTTAAAGAAGGACATTAATAATCTAGCCTCACAAGTATCTCTACGTTGTTGTCGAAGGTTTTTTCTACCGGCTTACTGAGATTTGCAACAGCTAAAGTCTCTTGGTTTTCTCCTAAGAGGCCGATCCTAGTGATATAGGCTGATGGAGAAAAATTTTGTGTGCCGGAGACGGTAATGATACTTCCGTCGTCTGCGGTAAAGCTGGGATTTGGCGAATAACAAAATTCTCCGCGATCAGCCTTACAAATATAGAAGGTTTGGGCCACCTTGCTCTGTTTCTCGTATTGAAATAATCCAAATCTTGCGGCCATCGCCGTATACAATTCTTCGAGACCCGTGTTTGAAGAGCTAATGTTCGAAACGAGTTCTCCATATGATGCCGAAACTGTCCCGGATTGATACCAGTCATCCTTACTAAAAGAACTGGAGAACCCAACCTTTGTTGGATCAACCACCAAGAGGCCGATGTCATAATATATTTGGGCGGCGATTTCCAAAGAGTCTGCTGCGTAATCTGGGTCTCGCGGTTGCCCGTCGTCGTCGGTGTTTAGGTAGATGTCTCCCTTGCGGCCTTGACGAGTGATGACTTCGGAAGGTACATCGCGCATCTGCCTTTCGCTCCCGAAGGGATTGAAGCCGGCCTTCCGTGCTCCGTCGCCAAATGATCCCGAGTATCGAGCATGCAAAACAAATGATCCTGGCTTTATTCCATCCCAGACCCTTGAGCGGGGAAAACTTATAAAAATTAATTCGTTTTTTGGAATTCCGTTGAAGCTAAAAATCTTATTAGGGTCACCCAAAACAAGTTGTGAATGCCTCCTATAGTTTTTTAATTTTTGAGGAAAATAATTTACGGTTCCCGCCTCTTGACCAGCAGCACTAGCAATGGAGGACGAAACGCTCACGCCGAACGAAAGATCTCCCTGGCGAGATGGATTGAGCGTTCCAGAGCGAAAGGTGTCAAAACAAGAAACGTAATACGCTCCTGAGATATTTCCGACAGTCCAACCTGACGAGTTGTATTCGCGGTGGTATTTAAATTCTTCCTCGAAGAAATTTCCTTGTCCTTCGAAGCCAAATCTTTCGTTAGCTGTTATCGTTCCGAAGGTATAGATTACATCTTTGTTTAGATCGAATTTTTTCATTTTGAGACATCTCTAATAATCTAGTCTTACCTTTATTACCAGTTCGGATTCTGGAGTTTTCTTTAAGGGTCTAGATAAAGATGCCATAGCGAGCATTTCGCTATTTTCGCCCATGAGGCCAACTTTGGTGATGTAAGTTCTTGTATTGAGGTCTGTGTTTCCAGAGGTGGGAAGGATTCTTCCTGCTGAGTCTATAAAGGTTGGATTGGAAGAATAATTAAACTCATCATTCAATGCGCGACAGAAATAGAAAGTGGAATGTAGATTAGACTGATTTACGACAGATAGATTTATAAGTCTATATCGAACCGCATTTAGTAGATCGTCAAAATTTCCCTCTCCACCAGACACGACCATCGACAGATAGTCGTTAGATCCGGACCATTCGTTTCCGGGATTCGTGGCAAGCGAGCTAGTATTACTAATGATCTCTGGAACAAGCGCTACGATTCCAGCCTGATAAAACACGAGGCCGCCCGTAAGACTTCCTGACGTTAGAGATGCATAATCTCCACGATTCCCGCGAGAAAATGCTGTTGATGCTCCTTCGTCGATAAAAACTTGATTATTTCTTTCTTCGTTTGCGCCTCCAGCTGGTCTTGCTGTTCCAGATGCCATCATTTGTATCGCGACGGTACCTTTTTTAAGTTCGTCTTTATATTGACTTCGCCTAAGAGACAGGAAGATAAGTTCATTACGCGTAGACCCACCTATTGAGAAAAGAGACTTTTCGTCTCCGAGGAGCTGTTTTGCATAAAGTTTATAAATCCTGTTCTTTTCTTGAAAGTTGGTAGCGTGAACAAAATCTCCGGCGAGACTTCTACTCACATAGAAAGAGGAGGAAATAGAATATCCAAAAGAAATATTTGCCAACTCGACAGAAAACGAGCCGGAATAATTGTCAGAATAAACAGCGTGATAATAGCTACCTGATTCGGGAGTTGTGGAGCCAGAGGTCCAATGATTGAACTTCTTGACGTTATATTCGCCGTTCGCTCCCGAGGAGCCCGTAAAGACTCCGGGACCATAAACCGCAACCTCATTGACTGTTGCGAGTTGATTGACGATATCTCTTGCTGTATCTAGATTTTTAAACATTTCTTATATAAATCTCCCTTATCTATTAAATTCTTCATTTATCACAATAGTGACTTCTGCGGATAGACCCGAGTTTAGTCCGGTCGCCTTAACTTTTGTTGTTATATCTCTTTTGGTTCCGCCCGACCCGACCACGCCAAAAGTATCCCAGGTCGTATTGCTTAGAGACTGGGGGCGGATCTTCAGGGTGATTTGAGACCCCTGTGTAGCCTGGATTAGCTGCGGGTCTCGCTGTCTTATGTATATGGAAGTTCCATATGGAGTTATATCCACGGGAGAATCGTCTTCAACCTGCAATAATTCGTGTGACATCTCGATTCTAAATCCTGAATCTTGAATCTCTACAGGAACAACGCGAGCATTCTGATTTGTATTCTGAAAAAACCTTAAAGTAACGCCTGAAGAGAGGCCTTTCTCTTCGCCTACATTAACTTGGTTGTTGTCCGGAGATAAAGTTGGAAGATATTTCAAATTAGGATTTGAAATAATCATTAAAGGGTAATTTAAGGCAATCTTTTCATTAACATTAGCCTCAAATAGGGGTGTTTCTAGAATTTCTTCATCCTGAAATGCCGAGCCTGTCGTGGGATTAAATAGGGTATAATCTATTTCGTCGTCGCCAAATGCATATCCTACGATTCTAAAAGAGCCGTCATTACGTGCTAATTTCTCTCTTCCGGCGTCGGTGAGCACCGCATCTACTATTATGTCGCCTGATCGATCTATAAACGCCAAGTTATTTTTCTCCTAAATATTTGATATTATTATCAAACTTTCCAAAAAGTCCGTCAAGAAGTTTGACGATCTTTACTTTCTCTGTCTTGTTATATATATTCTTACTCATCAAATTCTTCCTTTCTTCTGTTAGTTAAACGTTGAGCCTCTTCTTCGGTGATCCCGTAGCGGCCTTGTTGGTTGATTTCAAAGCTTTTGGAGATTTTCTCTTTTTGTCGTTCAAACTCATCACTACTAGCTAAAACCTTTCTATGATTAATTATTTTCGTTTTAAAATTTAACTTAATTTCCTTTTCATCAAAAGTGTCTAAAGACTTAATGTTGAGTAAATAGTTTGATTCTCGATCCAAATTTAAGAAAATTGGATTAATTGCAATCTTGATATTCGTTTTCAGCTTTATTATATCACTCTTTTTGATTGCGACAACCTCATCAAACTCGATTTCTTGGTTTAGATGAACCTTTATTGGATTCTCTACTCTTCCTAGGGAAAAATCTTGAGATCTAGTAGACGCAATATTCTGAATCGATAATTTGGATTCGTTATCATGAACATCCAAGGTTTCTATAGTATAAATATATTCAACGTCCCTTTTGATTAAGCTGTCAACAAAAAAGTTGTTTCTAGGAGGAATCAAACTTCTGTTAATCCTTTTAAATGTAGAGCCTTTTACGTTCTCTCTTCTGTAAATGTGATATCCTACGATATCTTTACTCTGAAATCTTTGAGACCAAGAGATAAATATTTCATTCTTTTTGGAGTTTGGATTAATCTTGATGGAATAGGGAGGATCAGGTCGTCGATCATCCAAGCATGTTACTTCTATAGAATTTGAAAATTTTGAATCGAAGTAATATGCGTGTTTTAGAGTTACTCCATCGTTATAGACGGTTTTGACATCGCGAGTGATCACGGAATCCTTATCCCGAAAAAGGGGAAGTTCGTCAACATTGATAAATTTATAGACAGACCTAATCTTGTATCGATACGTGTTATCATAAGAGACTTTGGTATCGACAATCTCGCTCTTTCTTCGATCGAGAGCCACAAGAAGGTCGACGGCATCGTACTGATCTGTCTCCGGGTTGAATACCTCTTTCAGAAGGATGTAGCCTATATACCTAGAGAACTCGTTTGGTCCCGCGATGGCATCAGGTTGGTCTGTAAGCTTTACTAGGTTGTCGATAATTTGATTTTCTCTATCTGAAACGCCCTGAAATTGATCGCCATCAACAAACAGAGAAGAGTCGGTATCAAAAGCTCCGGCTAGTTCGCGGGCGCTCGTGTCGACAAATTCAATCTCTTGCCCTGCGGATCTGAGTGGGCGGGCGAGGGTCTGGACTTTGTTGGCAACGAAACCCGCAGTGGTCTTGTTGGTCTCAAGTGTGGCGGTTTTAATGGCTTCTGCTGACGCTCTCTCTGCCACTTGGGCCTTCAGTAGGTTTCCAGTTCTCGTGTTTGATGACAGTATCGCCTCTGATTCGTTTTTATACCCGCCAAGGGCCAAATTGGTACCATTCAAAGAATAAGAAGTTCCCGTATAGGCTGCGGTTTCTGTTTTGGTCTTTGTTCCTCCGTAATATCCAATAAGAGAGGAATATGTGGAGTTGCCAGTCGATGATTGATTGTTTTGGGAGTTGACGGCCTGAATTCCGGAGGTATCTTTTGCTGGTATAGAAGCTATTTCGCTATATCTCGATGGATCCTTCTTTAATTGATCAACAGGTACACCCTTTTTCTGTTGTTCTATCTTTTGTTGTGAAAATGTTTTTATAATATTGGTGGTGGTAGGCGATTTTGATGGAGGAGGAGAGGGCTTAACCACCAAAACGGCAGGAGATGGGCTCCATTTCAACTGTATATATTTGGGTATATCTCTCTTTTTTTTTAGTTTATAGTTTCTACGGCGGGCGACCTCCGAGGACTCTTCGCTGGCTTCAAAAAAATTATAAACAAAATGTCCGGACAACAAAGGAACTTGCAAGGATTCATATGCAAAGGGTTCTGTTTCATAATATGCTAGAGTGGCGTTTTCGCGGGCCTCCGCGAATCTTTCGGCCGCAGTTACTGGGACAGACTTCTTTCTTGCGGGTTTGACTTTCACATATCTGGTGGAGCCATCGGGCATTTTTACGGGGCGAACCTCACATTGCTCTCTTTCTGGAACTTTTGTGAGATTTGCTTCGTCAATATCTCCCTCTATAACAAGAGGATCAAAGGAGGTTTTTATCAGAAGGTAGTCAACCCTTCGATTGTCTTGAAGGTCATCATTAACATCGATAGGATGACTCTCTATTTTTAGGCTCAGAAATCCTACGGTCGGAATATTGATTCCTCGTCCCTTAAAATAATCTTTTACATAATTTTTAAAATTGTCGGAAATTTCAAGTTCAGCCTCCGTTCCGTTCAGGGTTACTTTTACGGGGCCACGGAAGACGATAGAGTACAAGTCTCGATCGAAAGAGACAACTTCGTTTTTGTCTTTAAACCACAGGCCGGCATCCCATGCTCCTATTCCTTCGAGTATGGTATCTTCCCAAAATACGTTATCTTTCTCGGGTGAGGCCGTGTTTTTTGTGGGAATAAATTCTATTTTAAGCTTGTTGGTTAACGAAAAAGCTTGGCCGGGGCCTAAAACTGAACGTATTTGTGTGTTGGACAGAGATTGGCGAAGATCAACCTCCGCAGTTGAATCGGGCGGCGGAATGGAGAGATTTCTTACTTGAACCTCTGCCTTGTCTACATTTTGTATTTTTATTGATGGCATCTTATCTAAGTATTCTCTTGCTTTCTGCGGCCTGTTGAGCCTGAGTTAATTGAAGAAGATTGAACGTGTTGAGTCCAATATTGGCGGTAATGTTTGCAACCACAAAGTCTGTAACTAATTCTGCTACCGATTCGTATTCTGCCCTTATTTTATAGGCATATACCTGGCCTGACTCGATATTGTTGTCCACATAGAGGAAGACGTCCTCAATACTGAGGCCGGCATCTTTAATTGTTCTGCGGTATCTTTGCGGTATTGGTTGGCTAGCTTCAAGGCGTGCGATTTCGGTGTAATCCTCATCTGTGAAGACAGATTTTTTCAATATCCTATACCCTTTAGGTATCCATTTTTTGCCAACGAAGAGTTTTTTAACTACCAAAACAATCTTTTCTGGAACTCCATTGTCGCGGAAATTTTCTTCGATAATAGATAAAATTCTGGGTTTTTCGTTCTCGGCGAGTTTCATCTCTGGAGGGTCGCTTTGGAATTCCTTTTCTTCTGGGGGGATCTCCGGGGCTCCCCTTTCAACAGATTTAGCTTCGCGAGTGTCAAGGAGTACATCTGTTGAAATCTGAATCTTGTTTGAGGGCTTCTTTTTAGAAAAATCAAAAAGACTCCCCGTCTCTTCTTTGGTGAGGATGCCGCCATTCTTCTTTCCTGAAGTAAAAAGTAGAGAATGACCACCTGTTTTTGCTCCGAGCTTTTGGTTGTGTGCCTCTAGTACGCCTGCGGACGGCATTTGAATCATGTTCGCAGCGGTCGAAGTCTTGATGGCTGCGGTTGCGGTTGTGGTTGCAGCTTGAATGTTTTGGAGTGGTGCGGTGGCGGTCGCTGCGGCATTTATTCCGCTGAAAAAACGAACTGGAGAGATTGCAGTTGCAGTCGTTGGAGACGTAATGGCTGCGGTTGTACCACCGGGTTTCGAGAGAACGGGAGTGAGACTAGGTGCGGCACTGAGCATCTGTGTTAATAACACGGTCGGGAAAGCTTTAGCGAGGGTCGTTGAGACAGTGGCTTTTTGCGCCACGGTGACGTTGTTTACTGTCGCCGCCTTTTTGTATAGAGTAGAAGAATATAGAGAGGCATAACGTAAGGGGAAATAGGCCATTATATTGATATCCTCACTCTATTCATAGGAGAGCTTGATTCTCCAACCAGATTATCAAAAACATCATATATCTTAGCCGTTAGGATATATTGCCTATCTCTATTGAGACTGTTGATAAAAACAAAATTTCTCTCTGTTATATTGTCTATCTTGACAATTTTGGGATTTGGGTCTGGATCCAATTTTGCATCTCTTATTTCTAGAAGTAAATATTCCCAACTTCCTTTTATTTCCCATTGCAGCTTTGTATATATTGGATTTTGTTTGGTCTCTACAGCGTTAGCCTTAAGTCTTGTAAATTCCACTTCGCCGGTCTCTTGGATTCCTGCGCTGCCGCTGGGAGGGAATTGATATCCATCCTCTATTCTGATGTGTGGCGTAATAGAGAATGTTGCCGGGCGGCCGTTTTTCTTTATTGAAGATATTCTATATTGATAGGCTCGGCCTTGTTGTGCTCGATTGTCAACAAATTCCATCTCTCCGTTTTCGTCAAATTTGACAACGGATGGCCACGGCTTTTGGAGCAATGTTTTAGATTCAAAACGTTGTTGAAATCTCCAGGCATCCTTTCTCTCTATTCTATAGCCGATAATTTTGTCACTATTTTTCTCTCCGGAAAAAATAACATTTCCAATTGAGTCAATGCTGATTTTATATTTCGGATTTGGAATATCCAACCTTCTTTCTAGGTTTCCCAAATAGCTTGCATTGTTTTGTTTGGCAGTCAAAGAGAAGTTGCCAAAGAGGTCAACGGAATAAATTTTATATTCATATCTCTTGCCTGGGAGAATTTCGGAATCTATAAACAGGGAGACGGAAGTGCCTCCAAGCTTAACTTTCCCTATGCTTTTAAAGTCTTCCTTTCCTGTTGCGTCTCTCTTATATATATCAAAATATTCAACATCTTTTGCGGTTGTCTCTGAGCAGATTTCAATCTGTATGCTCCCTGCTCCTTCTGTCAATACGACGTTTGCTGGGGCGTCTGGGAAATCTAGATCTTCTATTCTCACGGTAACTGGACTAGACTTCTCCGAACCAAAGCCTTGTAGGCCGATGGCCGATATCACATAGCAGTAGGTCTCTCCAAACTTCACTCTTTTGTCTTCGAATGTATAAACTCCGTCCGAAGACCTCTTCACGAATCCAACTTCTTCATATTCGTGTGCTCTGGCATTATTATCTTCATCTGGCTTTGTATATCGTGTAGATTTAGAGTTTTCGAACTTTAGTTTTGAGTTTTGGCTAAATATCTGCTTGTCAAACAGAGTCGAATTCGGCAAGGCAAATGCCTTGACTGTCGATAGCCTTTCTAGTGCAAGCTGAGATATTTTATAACTTCTGTTGAGCATCACTTTTTGCGAGCGAGATCTATAAACTCTAAATCCTACAATTCTCCTGTCGTCAGACTCCCAATTCAAAGTGCATTTATATCCCCTGAACGTAAGGTTCCTTTGGACAGAAAAGGTATTAATTTTTGGGGTCTTAGATTCCCTCTTTTTGCTCAGTGCTCCAGCGACATCAAAAATACTCATTATAGTGCCCCATCGGTATCAGATATTCGTTCGTCGTCGTCAACATTTTCAGTAGGCTTTGTGGTATTTTCCACTTCGTTATCTTCGTCGGTTGTGATTGAAAAAAATCTCAAATATGTATCTGTAATTAGGCGGCCTTGTTGGTCAAAATTAAGCTCTCTGGTTACCGGCTCTAAACTAACAATTTCGCCTGTATCAAAAATGCTTCCGCTTCTGAAAGGCTCGACGACAAAACCTTTCTCTACATCCCTCTCTCGAAAATTTAGATCAAACTCGATTACCGGATAATTTATAACGTGAATCTCAAAAAGCACAACGTCTCCATTTATTTTGTCGGAAACCTTAGTCTCCTTATAGGACGCAATCGAATCCTCTCCTAATTCTGACAAAAATTCAACGGCCTCTCCTTCATCATCAAAAATATGAATATCTTTCTCTATTGTTATTGTTCCCGACACACTAGAGACAGAGCCAGTAGAGATGTATAGCTCGGGCTTCTTGGTTTGTCCGAGTGGAACCGTATAGAGACGACTATTTAAAGAATTTTCGTGCGCAGACATCGGCTCAAAAATAAGCCAATTTTGATGAATGCTTGAAAATCTATGAGTTTCGGAGCCTGTTAGTTCATTGTTTGCCATTTATATTAAATAATAACGTAAATTATTTCTCCCTCATCATTCATCAAAACTTCGCCCTCATCATTAGCGAGAGAGGCATATAATATTGAGCCTGGGACTAAAGGTGTGTCGCGATTAGTATAATCTACCTCATCATCAGCAAAGGCATAGTATTTAATATCCAGGCCGCCCATCGAAAGCTTTTTTCTTCCGTAGTCAGTTAGTATTATTTTTAATAGTTCTTCTTTTGGGTCCAGGAATGCCATTATTTATTTTCCAGTAGTGTAAAAACCTTATCGTTTGATGGATCTAAATTCTTTTTTAGGCGGCCGACAATCTTAATCTTATATCCACACTCTGTGGCTGCATTGTCGGGATATTCGACTCTAATAAATGTTCTCATATATTTTGTTGAAGGTATATTTCTATTGGTCTGCAAAACAAACTCATTTTGTTTATCTAAAGCTCCACTGTAGGCCAGGGAATATTCGTGTTCGATTTCAGTCGTTTTGGCAAGAATGTCATCTTCGTCTCCAGTCGCAACAACAATGGAGCCTGACGATATCGCCTCGAAGCGATTGATTCCGCCAAGGGTGTCGTAAAATTGGTATTTAACTTTGAAGACTATCTTTTGACTGTCATCCGCCCAAAGATTTTTCCCAAGAATACTTAGAGAGAAATCTCTAAATCCTTCCGTTTCTATCGTGCTCCCTAGGAAACTCGCCTCTTTTAAAACCTCCTTTCCCGTTATGTCGGTCGTTGAAATAGATCCGGTTTGTAGTGCGCCGACCTTTTTGATGAGAATGGGCTCATGGGTCTCTTCGTTAGGCCAAAGAATAAATTCTTTATAATCTTCTGACGACTCTCTTACCCTTATTGTTGAAGTGGGATTCTTGGCGTTTGATACAAAATTTACATTTGTAAAACTTTTAGTTTGGCTGGATGACCCGCCTTCTGTGCCACTAAAGGTCGTAAAAACAGAGTGTGCTCCCTTTTGACTAAAGGAGAAAAGTTGACCCCAGGCGCCGCCGTATTTAATACCCCTTGGGAGAGCGGCGAAGGGATACCCTGCTCCTGAGAAATACCTGTTCTCCAAGGCCGGACGGATGTAAACGTTGCTGGCTGAGAATTCGCTATATAAAGCTTCTGTCCATAGCCAACCTTGATCGAATACTCCATTGATCGCTCCGGTATAGTGGGTATTAATAGGTGCCGTCATCATGTGGAGGTATTCCGGATGCGCGCCGACTGCGCCGCCATGGTTGACCCCGGAAATGTGAAAATTTTCTATCGCACTATAAGTATTTTTTTCATATTCAGACCCAGTAATGGTGAGAGTATAAAATCCGTTACCATAACCCGGAGGGGAAGAGGATGCAGAGTCCGCTTGCATCATGTCCGTACAAATCTTTCTTATCATACGATTATTGAACGATATTCCTCTGGCTCCCGAGACAGAGGAAGTTGTATCAAACAATAGCTCAGACACAAACTCGCCACTGGCGCTCACAGCAGCTCCGTAGCGGCCTGGGTCCGCAAAGGGTAGGTCGTCGGCTGTGAGCGCTATATCAAGCAGTGGTTGGGCGCTTATGGCGCCTGTGAGATCAAAGGAGTTATTCCTTCTCTTGAACGGAAATATACGAGGAACCTGATTGTATTCAAGAAGGTGCGACTCAACAACAAAACTAGAAAGACTTGAAATCAAATCTAGAGGTATAAGCTGTTTCAGGAAGTAGGTGAAATTTGAATCAAACCACTTCAGTACATTGAAATAGGATTCAAAATCAATTTTTGAATTTAGTCTATTTTCAAAAAAGGAATATCTCAAGCTGTTGAGGGTATCAACCTCCTCTCGATAGCGAAGATACGGCTTGCCTATGAGATTGCTAAACTTTTCTAGATCTCCAAACCATTTAATTATCTCTTTGTTTAGGGATGCTACAGGAGATATATCAACGGACACATACGGTATATCTCTTATTATGTCTTGTTTTGTGAAATTGTCTCTATCTCTTATTCTTATCTTGTCGTTATTGATTGCCAAATCATAAGAGTATGAAGGCTCAAGTTTATCAATGTAGAGGCCGGGAAAATTAAAAGCTGCGCTTGACGAAAATCCCTCATATGTGGCTCCGGCTTCTCCGTTTGCATAATCGTGAATTGGTCCGCCGCCTGAGGTCGAGGACGTAAAGTCGGCGAGTTTATAATGCGAAGATAGTTTTGTTTGATATTCGGCAAAATCAGGATTTTCCAAAGAATCAAAATCTCTAGCGTGTGCCGTGAAGTTTTCGTCCAACAGGAGCCCCGACCATGCTCTGATTTCTTGCATTTTACCATCAAAGAAGCTGTCAGGAGATACGTCGGCACGGTTTCCAAACGCACCTGTTGTAAAACTCGCTTCTGATCCATGGATATAAGTTCCAGAGATAGATTCAGAAAGACTTATTTCGTCGCGATCTAAAATGTTTGCATAAAAACTTGTCACCGTCGTTGTAGTGGCGGTGGTTTCAAGTTTTGCGCCGAAGTTCACCCAGTTATTATCAAAAAATGATGCGGCGCTTGACGATAAAATTATGCCATCAGCTGCGGCTCCTGTGGTAAAATATAGTTTCGCAATACCGGTCGAGGAGGTTAAATTTTCCCTTTCGACCTCTAGATACAAACTCCTGTTGGATCCAGACTGAAAAGAGAACACCGAAGAAGTTAGGTGGGAAGATCCAGTATTAAAAAGAACTCTTGTTTCATAGGAGACATCGGGATTCGATCCTGAAGACCATAAGTTCTCGCTTTTTGCATAAACGATTGATGATGTGGCGAAATTTGCAACCCTTCTCTCTACGCTCTTCTGTGCGAATGCGGTTGTTATACCTCCAGAGAATGTGCTATATTCGTTTATATTGATCAAAGAATCATCAAGGCCCATTGCACGCAACGAGGACTCGATCGCTTCGCGGGTCGACTTGGTTTTTACAATATACGTTAGATTTGTTAAGAGATTTCTTCGAAGTTGATTTCTTATTTGTTGCAGTGAAGAGTCCAAGCTGCCAGACGGCAGAACCTCCTCTCCAAAGAAGTATTCCAAAGCACCTGCACCTGCATACACATTGCCTAAGTCCATGCCGTAATTTTTGGCAACAAGATTAATCAGTTCGTCTGGCGTGTTATTGTAATCTGACTGGTCGGTATTATAGACATTTGATAGGTGTTGAATATAAAGCTTTAGTCGATCGTAATGACGCGCGACCAACAGAAGAAATCTTTGCATATCTTCATGTTCGTCTCCTTCGTCTATAAAAAAGGAAGGTATTAACTTGTATATAAAATTGTTGTTGTTGCGGTCATAAAGAGATCCAGTGAACCTCTGTGCCGTGAGGAAACTATCAACCCTGGAATTGTTGAGAGCAAAGATAGGATCTCCAGAATCCTTAAACCATGCTCCGAGGGTTCCGGAAATAATGTTGGTAGAATGGTCGAATGCGCCGGTCAGACTTCCGTGATTTGCATATCCGGAATAATCTATTGCAACACTACCTGCTTCTAGTGGCTCGTTGAATTTATAATATCCCTTTAGCCCGCCAGAGAAATTTGCGTGGACAGGTTTGTAATAATTTCTTTTTACAAGCTCTGATTTTCTAGTTGGGCCGACCCAAATTCTGCAGTCGTCAATCGCTCCGGAATAATAAGAGCCGAATACCGAAGCAGACATGGCCCCAATGTAAAACTTTTTGTGGGGAATATTGATTTCTCCCGTTGTTACACCAGCAGACCTTGAACTCTCTACTATGCCGTCAATATAAATAAATTGTTGTTGGGCGATTGCATCAAAGACGAAAGATACGGAGTGGGCGCCACTGACAAAGTTGTGATAGCTGGCTGTTAAAATTGAAGAAACGGCGCCATTGGCAACGACGAAATTGAGTTCTTTATCTGTGTTTAAAAAGGACCAAAAACCCTCGGAGCCGTCCGGCTCTCGATAAGAAAAGATTGCGTTATCTGAAGTGATGTCTTCATGAGGTTTTATGACGGCATCGAATGCAAACGAAGACGTATTGGGACGCATGATATGCTCGTGATCTTCAATCTCAAGCCAGGTGTCCGTCGCCGAACCGCTAACAAGAAATAAATTTCCTTGTTGTTTTGGAAATTCGTTGAAAAAATGCTCTTCAAACCCAGAGGAAACTCTTTTCCATTCGTTCTTTTCTTTCAGTTCCCCATCGACAGGATAGTCATTTAACATCCTCGATAAAGAAAAGTTCACCGCAGCGTATGCGGAGCCAAAAAAGATATGATTAGCGAAGTCTGAGTAGTCCACCCGGAGCTTCATTAGCTTATTGCTCTCGCTAATCTCAAACTGGATTTTGTCTATCTCTTCTCCGTCAGCAGCAATATCATCATAGCCTTCGCGAGTTGATGATTTGAACTCCTTAAAAAAAGAAGGATCGAACGATTTAAAGATTGACATGTCTTTTTATGAAACCTTGATTACCCAGTTCTTTTTATCGAAAATGAGAGATTGTTTATTATAGTTTGCTAAAATTCTAATTCTATACAGGTCGCCTGGAAGTAGATTTGAAGTATCTAGCTCGAAATAATTTCCAGAAGAATCATAAGAGAGTTTGGAGAATTTTACGCTACCTGTCGAGAAGGGGACGAGGACTTTGTTTGTTTTTTCGTTTACGACCTCATAATAGGCATCCTTTAGGAACGTTGGAAAGTTCTCCATGCTGCCACTGCTTCTTATTGCTGGACGATAGTCTTTCGGGCGTGCAAAAACTCTTATCAAGCTCTTGTTTCCTTGGATATATTCACTCTTAAGATTTGGAATGCTAACATTAATATCGTCGCAATTTATACAATCTGAACCTGAGGCGTATGTCGGTGCGAAGTTGCCAGTAAAAATTTGGTCCGCAGCCGTGAACCAAACATCTCTGTAGATTTGAGTTGATCCAGTATAATTTACGAAAACTCCGGAGGCTTCATAGATTCCTTGCTCTGACAGAGAAGAAGTTATCGTTTGAACGACGGCACTGCTGGAATTGAAGATGTCAACAAATAGGGGGCCGGCGACGTTTTCAGGGGAGCCATTTATCATTCTATAATAGAAAAGGGATCCGCTCGTTCCGTATTTTATGTTGTCTCGATCGTCCTGTTTGAATCCGTTCCACCTTGCCTCAAGTCGTGGATGACGACCTAATACGTGTGCTTGGGTTGAGAAAAACTTTTTAGTGAAGAGTTTATTGCCGCCAACTTCGTGAGCGTCCAAATATTTTATTACGATGCCGTTATTTGTCATCCCTCCTGTGAGCCATGCATAAACAACATTTGTCATGTCAACATATAGGTCTCCCTCTCCTCCGTCGAAGTGTTGAGATGCTGAGACTTCACCCGCAATGTAATCAGAGCCAGTGAGAGTCCAAGATACGAGGGAGGTTGCGTTCATCCAGTTGGAATACCCGCCATCCTGAAGGTTTTCGTCGAAATTGGAGAGGCCAATTCCTTCGTCCCAAGATCTACTCAGGGGATAGACTTCAATATCGAAGGATGTAGGCAGAGTTTCGGCATGAGGGGCATCAATGAGCCTCATCATATATTGAACTCCAGAAGAGGGGGTGTCACCGTCCACAATTGACTGAGAGAGATCGGAAAGATCAAATTGCATCAATATTCTGCTTATACCTACGTCAGACCCGCTTGCAAACGGCAGAACGTAGAGTTCGAGAACCTCCGACTTCCCCTGGTTTGATCCGGTTTTTGGAGAGTTTCCGTCCAAGGAGACATCTGTGATGGTATTGTCTTTATTTGCGTATAAAATCTTAAACATTAAAGCACTCCAACTCGTAAGTCGGCTCCATTTGGAAACTTAACTTCGAACATTCCGTTTTCGGGAGCGAAGATTATACCATTTTTTGTATTTGTTTCAATCGAATAAGCGTGTTCTGAATATTGATTTCCGTCTCTTGAATTGTTCTTATTTACCACTTTTAATTCTGATATTGAGAGAACTCCTTCAACTTCTTTTATCAGGCATCTAATTTCATCCAAAAATATTGGTTGATTAAGTTGCCATTTGCTGACAGAAAAGAACTCTTTGACGAGCTGTAGTGTTTCCAACTTCACTTGCGTCTTATTTAGGTCTGGATCTACAACGATGGACCATTCAACACCGATATTTATAATTCTTCCATCCAAGATATCAATCCCTTGATTGAGCCTGGAGAATTGAGCGAGATAAGTTTTCAAATTTTTCTTTAAGGTTATTGGGGGCACGATCAATTGATTGTTTTCATCTTTTGCAATGACGTACAGTTGAACACCGCCGTTGGGAGTGCAATTTGTTGTTGGGTAGACTCTGAAAATCTGGCCAAACTTTGCAGGGAGAGAGAGGGACCGAGCAATATAGTCTTCGCGAGAAGTGAGTCGTCCTTGTGCTCCGAAGAAAGCGGCCGCGTTTTCTCTTATTTCTTCTATTGTTTGCGCTTCGTTTCCTCCAGTTATTCTTTTGTCATTATCCGAAGAGAAAGAGCTAAGGGTGTTGTTCACCTCTCGGGGGTCGAGTGCCGACGTGTCGAGTTCAAGTTCTTTGCTGACAATATCCTTGAGGCCTCCAGTTGAAGTGTTTGTTATCTTTCCTCCGCCGACTCGGGCCTTGATTGTTAGGGTGGTATTATACGGAGCGAGACCTAGTGTTCTTGATTTTAAAAAGTTTTGAGGATCAATAAAAGGGGCTGCGAAGGTAAGCTTGCCCTTTAGATCCAGGGCTATATCTGCGGGGTTTGGAACAAAGGCGTTGCCAATGTCAGATTCTTTACCTGAGCCAAATATAAGAGTCGTCTTGCCGGTTGAGGGATTGACCCTCTTGATAAATCTTCTTGGTACCGGCTTCAGTTTTAGCGAATAGGGAACCGGGTTTGAATCTCCGCTTAGATTTTTGACTCCTTCAAATATAGTTTTATTTGCGAGGTATTCCACCTCGTAATATTTATCGCCATCGGAATCAACAATAGATTTGATATCTAAAACGTTAGGCTCGCTAATATCCAAAGTATAGAACGCCTTAAAGTCACCAATAGTAACCGTCTCTGTTATGGTTTTGCCTGCGGCTACCGTTTGAGCCGTCTTTAACACAAAGTGCGAAGGCAATCCCGCAGCTGTCCTTCGAGAAACTCTGGATTCGAGACTTGAGGATATATTCACATCGTTGAAGTTAACATCATCCAGAGCTTCAAAAACAATGCCGCTGGTGTTTTGTAGTTGAACCTTCTTGAAGTTGGGCGCAAAGCGCATGTCGGGGACATACCCTCCGAGCGAGCCTGTGGTTGCAGGAACTTCAGCATAAAAATTCGTCTCGCCAGTCGCGGCGGTTGGTCCACCAATAGGATACCCTCTGTCTCGGGCAAGAATATAGAGTTGGTCGAGGTCGCGTGCGGTCGAGAGGTTAGAATTAGCAAATCGGTTCTCAAGATAGAAGCTCAAGACATCTCCGATGTAAGAAGATTGCTCCAACATCATTTGTGCCGAAGAGGCTTCGCTCAAATCTTTCGAACTATCTGGGAAATATATCCTAGAAAAATCTTTCAAATCTTTTTTGAAATCATCAAATCCAAGATTGAAATATTTTATAATTTTTGAATTTCTACTTTTTGCCATCTTATTTTCCTATATCTTCGGAAACTTTAATTATTTGCTCTTCCTGATCTTTAAAGGAGACTTCGAGATTGAACCTAATTGCATTGGGAGGGATGTCTGAATCGTCTCCATTTGTAAGAACTTCTAGTTTAATTATTTTAAGAAAGCCAAAATACCTAGAAAGTTGTTCTTTTGCTCTATTTTGTAAAACTTCTTTAATTATGGGCTCGGGCTCAAAAAGCATCCTTCGAGCATCAAGGCCAAATTCAAACCTCATGGGTCGATCACCACGGTTCGTCTTTGCCCAGACCTTAAGGTTGTCTAAAACGGCCTCTGTTTTCGTATAATTCATACGAAAAGCGCCATCTCTGTTCGAAATCTCCCAGGGGACGGAGATGTTGATCGGATCTGTTGATTGGCTTAGAAAGCCATAAATTATCCTCGAAATTGCGGCCATTATGAATTCCTCCCAAAAATAGCGTCTCTTTTGGGCCACCCTCTGCTCAGTCTTGTGTAGATGGTGTGGCGATTGGTGCCAGAAATAAAAGACCATTGAGTGAGAGTTTTTATTTCTTTGTCTATCTCAATATTGATTTTACATCTTTTTTTGGGTTTTCTCATTTTTTTTAGAGATTTTTTTGTATGTCTCTTTCCATAGAAAGGATTGTTGTCGCCCGAAACATCGGCGTGTTTTAGGGACATTTTTCTTCTCGTCTCTCTTGAAACGACTTTGTTTTTATGTAATTTTGAATAAAACCCCCTTCTTTCTGGAGTGAAGTTGGCCTTCATTTTTTCTATAGTCTCTGGCTTATGTTTCCGGCCTAACCAATTTTTGTTTCCTATAGCAGGATAGCAAAAATCTTTTATGATAATATTTAAAAGCCTAAATCCGCACTTAAATATTAAAAACTTTATCAAAAATTCCTCTAAGCGTAAGGCGTCGGTCACAGACAAATCTTCTCTCAATATTTTTATTTCTGGCTCTTTATTATTTCTTTTTAATTTTTTAATCCAGTTGTCTTTTCGTCTGTTTCTACCAACACATCTCTTGTGTTCCCCAAATCTTCGCTGTACATTATTTGTAATTCCGACATATCTCACAGATTTTTTACCTGGATCAACCAGTACATATAGATTATATTGATTCACTCTGATTTTATCCCGGGAGATCCTTCATTTATTGTAAGTAGGATTGCATTCCAATATTTAGCTGCCAAGTCCCCCTTCATTTTGGGGTCGTAAGGTATTAGAAGAACTTGGGATTTCACTATATTCCAGGCCGCAGGGCGTTGCTTGTCAGCCGCAGGGACTCCAACGTTTGCTAATTTAAAATCTAAATCTTTGACTTTATTGGCATTTTGAGGATTTTTTAGAGTCAAAGGCACCAATGCGGTGATTCCTGCTGCTATGATGGCCGGAATCCCAGGGAGCCCTCCTCCTGCTGGGATGGCCTGGGCCGCCTTTGATGCCGCCGTCATGGCTGCTAGAGCTGGCGCTCCGCCTGTTGCGGTTAACGCTGCGCCTACGACGCCCTCAGATGCGATGGCGATTGGTGGTGGCGAGGAGAGCATTGAGGCGGCCAAGAGTGTCATGAGCGAGGATACAGCGTCCGCCAAGACAAGAGATAGGAGGGGATCTATATGATTCGCTTGGGAGATTAAATCTTTTGTCGGCAGACCCTCTGCTTTATATGCGCCTTTCCAGGTTTCCCCGAAGTCCAGCGGCAAAAAAGAATCAGACGGAGAATCCGGAGAGGCAATATGCGTGTTTATTGCCTCTAGGAGTGCGTTGTTTATATCTTTAACTCCTGGGCCCGGCTTGCCTTCGGATAGATTCTTGGGAAACCCATCGAATTCTTTTGATAAATTTTCAATAAGGCTAGACATTTAATCTTTGTATTTCCAGATGTAACCGCCGCATTTACGATTAGGGTTGTCGACAACGTCCGCGATAGACTTGAATCCAGTCGTCCTCTTTGCTTCGCGAGCAGAAACATATTCTCTTATCACGCTTCCTGTTTCATCTATTTGAAGTATTGGCCTAGTCTTATATCTTTTGATTTTTGTGGTCGCGGCGGCAAAAGAAGCTCCGGGCCACAACTTTATAAAATTTCCACCTAAGTCATATTGTTTAACGGGGATTGATTTGGCCAGAGATATTTTGTTTTTTATTTCCGCGCTGCTTGACGGATTATTGCCTCCTTTCAAATGAGGCTGAGGACCTTTTCGCCCCCAGGATTTTCCATAATTAAAGTTTTTTTCGCCTAGCTGAAGAGGCGGAGTGCCTCCCCCTTTATGGATGTTTGTTAATTTTTTTCCTAGTCTATCTCTATATTCGGCTATTAGTTCAATTTCTCTAGCGCAAGCTAGCTTCTTTGAGAGACCGGATTTATATATTTCCAATATTGGTTTTTTGTTTTCTTTCTCAATCTTATCGAACCAGTTACTCTTATGTAGATTGTCTCTTTTGGACTTTTTTAAGTGTCCTCTATATCTCCTTTCTGGATCGGTGCTTATGCCGATATATCTAACGATATTTTCAATAGGACACCTAAGGAAATAGATACTATAGTTTGACTTTTCCACTATATTTTAATTTTAACTTTATTGTTGTTGACCAACGCGCCGGGAAGAGTTTTGACAAATCTTGAAATTATCGGGGCTCCAGTTGTGCTATCTGGCCCAGTGCAGGTATCGTTTTCAGTAATAATTCTCACTGCCTGGCCTGATTCTGAGCCCATAGTTATATCTCCATTAGACTCCATCGTCAAAACCGAATCTCCGCTCTTAATGTTTGTATTTTCGGGAGTCTCTATCTCAATATTTCCATCAGATTTTATCAAAATCGTAGCATTTCCATTTCTTATCTTGATATTATTTCTAGCTTTTAAATAAATATTATCCGAGACCAACACGATTGCACCTACGGCTTTCTGACTTTCTCCCAGCTCCATCGTAAAATAATCGTCAGGATCTGTTTTTGCGGCGATGAGAATCCTGGATTTATCGTTTATATAATCTGGATTTTGTTTGGTGTAGCCTGCAACCATATCTATCATGGAACTTTCGGTCTCGGCCGACTCAGACGAATCTCCATAGCCAGAATCAACTCTATCTTTTCTGTCTGTTCCGAGCACGATGCGTGACGCGTTTCTCCCGTAGTAAACAACGTCCGAAGCCCTTTCTATAAAGTTTGCTATAATTTCTCGTATTGCCATTAGAAAGAACCCCTTTTCAGTCGAGCCATAATCGCTTCTGCATACAGTTTGGCTCCACGAGCTGCGAATTGAATTCCGTTTTTGTTTCTCTCTGATTCTCCAGTGAGATCTTTAGATTCGACAAAACGGCCTTGGGTTGCGGCATATATAGACTCTCTAACCGTGACCAATCCAGAATTTCTGAGCGAGGCCTTGCCCGTTACGGTTGGAGGAGTAATCCAAATAACCTTAGGGGCAGAAGATACCAATGCCATAAGGGCTGCTGCTTCTTGTGTGTAGTCGTCTGGGTTCCCGGCCGCAGAGACATGATCGTTGACGCCCAGTGAGATCAGTACGACATCTGGAGACTCCTCCTCTACGGCCTCTTGGGCGTTTGTTTGTTTGTTGTTTTTGTCGATATATCCCCTATTCCATGCGGCGACACCCCAGTTCTTTCTGCTGTCTGCCTTATATGACTTTGCGCCTTCCTCTCTTATGAGGGCTCCCAACTCTTTTCCGAAGCCTGTTCCCGCTAAGCTGTCGCCGATATGTAAAACTTTTTTATCCTTAAATAGGGAGTCCGAAGATCCAACGAAGGTGCTTACGACCTCTTCTCTTGCAAAGTCTGCTTCTGCTGTTCCTCCGAAGGCCAAGTCTCTATTGCTGTCTCTTGTCGATCCTGGGTCTGTTCCCTCGAACGTGTTAGCGGAGCTTGCTTTCTTTTGCCTCGGCTCTTCGGGATCTCTGAAATTTTGATCTCGGAACGCAGGAACCGTGGTTACCCACATTCCATTTGTCTGTCCTGGGTCTTCGAAGATAACAAAAACGTGTTCGTCAGGCTCCAAGCCCTGAGATATATTACCGGGGAAGAAGGGATGAAAAATAGTCAAAGCATCATCGGGAGTCGTGGAATCCATCCCCCTGGTGTAGATACGTGCTCTTATGCTCCCTTTGGGATTGGGGGGGTTAGACTCTAGCTGTCCGCCTATAGAATCAACATCGATCACAACTGCTCTGTAGAACAACGTGTTGTCGTCGTTAGAAAGTTTTCCATCCGAATAGTCCTTCACCATCCTGAAGAAACCTCGTTCGGGATATAGAAGATCTTCTACGCTTCGTTTTGGCAACTCTTTTCTTCGGCTCCTTCGGGAATATCTTCGTCAACCTCGATATTTCGAGAGACAAGCTCTTCTCGAATCAAAAGAAGCTCTTCCCTTATTTTATTTATTTTGATCAGAGCATTTTTGAACAGCTTTAATTCTTCGGTGTACCTTTTTATTTGTTGTTGCCACCTACTTTCCAGATCTTCTGTCTGACTATTTTCCAAAGACATCAGTTTGCCTCTTCGGCATCTTGGAGTGCGCGGAGGGCTTCGATATCAAAAGGCTTGTTCGGGCCGTCATCATCGACTTTCTTTTGGCGAGATTCTTCTCGCTCTTTAATCTGTGCCAATTTGACAATTTGATCGTTTGCCTTTGTTAGTTGCTCCAAAAGCTTAACTGCTGTTGATCCAGCCATCATTGTCTGTTCGGCGTTAGAAAACACTCCAAGGTCTTCCATGCTCTTATAGGCCTCAAGGACCTTATTTCGATCCGCGACTACGTTTCTGAGGGCTTCATTTACAAGCTCTTCTAAATCTTTTTTCTTTTTGGACAATCAACTAATTCCTCCGTGATTATATTGCTTCTTTAAAAGGACAAATTTCTTCTTGATTTTATTAAGGTTTGTCGCTATTTGTTTAGAATTGAGATCGGTCATCTCCTTTAAATAGAAAAATATAGCCTTTTTGTTATAAATATCTATTTTGTCAACATTTTCGAACAAAGAGATCAGAGAATCCACGACCAACCTCTCTTGCTCTTTTCCGAATTGATCTCGCCAGCGAGGGAGATGTTCCTTGAAAATGTTCAAAAACTCGACTTTCTCATATTCTTCATCGAATGCGGCCACAGATAGATGTTCGTCAAAAGAGCTTTGATTGGCATAATAATCACTGAGACTCTCTGTGCTCTTATCGATGGCAGCCTTTTTTCTCTTCTTTTTTAGCTTCTGTATGAAAAAATGTTTTGTAATAACATTAAAATAAGGGAATGCCCTTTTATGTTCGCTATTAAACTTTCCTATCTTTTCGTACAGGTCAGACAAACAATCGTGCTTCATCTCCTCTTCTCTGATGGAAGGAGGAAGTCTAAAGTAATGATATGTTATCAGCTTGTCGAAGGCCGGCTTTATATCGTTTATGAAAACTTCGTTCTTTAAGTCTTTATCTGTTTCAAGTTGAAAAAGCACAATGGCTTGATCTACATCGTCTCCAAAATACATATATTATTCTACATCCTTAATCTTTCTCGCTTCTGCAATCAAATCTTTTATAGTGTTGATCTTGACCTTGAAAAGCTCTAAGCCTCTGTATAAATCCTGAACTTCAGGTATATCCAAAGAAAGCTTTCTTGCCAAAGACCCGCGCAAAAAGTCGACGTCAGTAGTTATCAAATTGGAAACATCAAAGATGAATCCTTCGTACTGCTGTGTTAGTGTTACCAAATCCCTATTTAACTCTTCTAGGTTGGCATTCTGCCCTACTACATCAAGAGAGGCCTGCTGGATCAAGACTTTCTCGTCGTTGGACGCAACAATTTGGTGTAGTAGGTCTTTAATTTCTGATTCTCTATCTTTTAAATCTTTTGATTGCTTGTCTAATTTGAAAGCAAGAATTAAAACTCCGCCGATTGCGAATGTCAAAAAGACAGAAAAAACTATAATAATATTGCTATCCATCGTAGTCTCCCCATTTCTCAACGTTTGCGGTATCAATAGAATAAAGACCCGCGCCCTTCCTGTCTCTCGCTATGCACGAGAGGATTGGAGTCATCTTTGACCCATCCTGTTCACAAAAAACAGGGTCCTCTCTCTCTGAGAGTTTGAGGAGATGCTCCTCCACTTTCCCGCAGTCAGGACATTCATAGGCATAAAGAGGCATTACTTCTTTTGGCTCAGGAGGTCGCGGACCTCAAGTACGGCGAGCAATAGCAACTTGTCTCTTTCGTATCGATGCTGCGCATTCTCCCCGTCGTCGCCCTCGGGCTTTGTCTCAAAAAAACTTCTCATTACATCTTCTTTGCTTTGCATTTTTCTATCTCCTTATTTGTTTCTATCGAAAACACTTTTTACATTATTTAACAATTCTTGTTGGCTTCCACCATCTCCCATGGCATCAGAGCCAAAGGATTTAAATTCTTGATCTTTTTCTATGTTTCCCTTTTGTTGTTTTAGCATCTCTTTCATGTCTACGTGAGATTCGTGAAGGGTCTTCAATAAAGAATATTGTTGTCGAAGGCTTGCCTTCTTGCCATCTTTGGTGCGGGCGAACTCATAACCCTCGCCGGAGACTTTGGGAATATTTCTTTGAAAGAAACGCCTAGAGATACCGATGTCGGCCATCATTCTTGTCATCTCCGCTTTGAGAAATGTCTTCTCTTCTCTTCTTTGTAATTTATTCATAAAATTCCTCATACATCTTAACAGCTTCTTCTGAATTGTCAAATTCTTTTATGTCTGTATAGCCCAAACTTAAATCTTTTCTCGTTCCGTAAAATCTGATAAATAAAAATTTGTTATTTTCCAATCTAAAGACCGCACCCTCGTCTATGTCGGTCTCCTTTATAATCTTGAGTTTGTGTTTCACTCTCTCGGTAGGAATAGAGGACAAAAATGGGCTATGGTGCCACAAATACGTCTCTTCAGTCTCCACGTTTGATCCTGTAGGAGTCTTCCTTAAAGTCTTGAGTTGAAACCTCGGTTAAAATAGAATACTGATTCGCCTTAATCTGATGCTTTACGCCCCTCTCTAGGGTGATTATATCGCCTTTTTTAAATACAAAATAATTTGTATCTTCGTCATCCTCTATGTAGCAACAAAAGCTTCCGATCAAACAATGCCACGTTTCTTTTTTTTGTAAATGATAATGATTTGAAAACTTTTTTCCTGGGAAAAATATCAAATATTTAAGACAATAACTTTCATTATTAACGATGTGTGCTTCACATCCCCACCCCTTTTTTACGATCTTGCAACCAGATAAAACCGCAGAATAAAAAATTGACCAAAACTCTCTATTAAAATTTGTTGTTGCATGACACGAAGAGCAAAGAGTGATTAGATTGTTTTCGTTTAAATTGCTTTTGTTATAATCTATATGATGAATGCTTAGCTTTTTATCTTCTTCGCCTCCGCAGAGAGAGCATTCAAAATCGTCTCTTTTTCGAATTTTTTTTCTTAATTTATTATTAAATTCAGTAGGGTATTCTCTATCTATCCCCTCAAGGAAGAGGGGACTATTTTTACCAACCTGATAAAGATGAGAACATTCCTGAGAGCAAAAGGTCCTATCCTGATCTCTGTGTGGGCCGACACTTGAAAACTTGAAGGCATCGCCGCAGTTGGGACACTCCCTATTAGTGTATTTGTCCTCTCCTTTGAACGACGGATTATTTGATCCGAGCCGCTCTTTTTTCATTTTTACAACATTACAAGAGCGACTACAGACATCTCTTGATCCATAATGGCTAAATTCTTCTTTGCAAATTTTGCACAAAGAAAGATTTTTGTTTTTACCCACTCTTCTTCCCTGTCCTTTCGAAGAACAGGCTCTTGAACAAAACTTCCTGCTTCGTTTGGCATATGGAACCACAAAAGATTCTGAACAATAAACACAAGATAGAGTTACCCTATTTCTTTCTCCTAGTGCGCGGAGGGCAGCAGCAACTTTTTCTACGGCAACTCTTATTCTAGTGCGGCCTCGCAAACGGTCGCCGTTTGCTAAATTAATACAAGTTTGACATAAGTGTTCTTTTTTCTTGTATAATATATCATATCTTCTTGCAAATTCAGAATTGCATTTATCGCAGCGACAATCCACTTTTTGTTTTGACCATTTTGATTTTGGGTTTTCGGACAAAATCACTCAATCATACTCCTTTTTACCGCGAGAGTCCCGAAATGCTTTACCTTCTCTCCTGCGGCCTTGTTTCCAAAGGCTGTCATCTTATGTACATCAAACTCGCGGGTTTCCATAAAATTTACACACATTCCTGCAAGATACGAATCTCCAGCGCCAATAACATCAACAACCCTTCCTCCTTGGACGGTGGCTGGGAAGGCCTCTCTCGTGTTTATAAGAGAATATCCACTACTCCCTAGCGTAACAACAACCTCGTCAGAGAGCAAGGATATGAAAGGGTTCTCATCATATTCTTTTTCGTTACACTTAAAGATGCAAGAGAGGCCTTTGAAATTTGGCATGCTCTTTCTAACTCTTTTTAGGTCCACAATTATTGGAACACCGGATGTTGCCAGCGTTTCAAACTCTTCAACTCCAATTGTTCCTTTGTCATAATCGGAAACTACGATGAGATTATATTTTTTAAAATCTATATTCGAAAACTTCATCGAAGAGGCAGCAGAAATAGCTTTGTCATCATATCTTTTTCTATTGTCGACCCTGAGAAGCTGTTGATTCTTGCAAACGAACCGTCTCTTTGTTAGGATTTTGTCTTCCTCGATAGGAATTCCGATACAATTAATATTGTATTCACTAAACATTTTTTCTAGGGCGAGGGAATTATATCCGAAATAATCTATCTTTAAATCGCACATACCGCTCAGAGACCTGATGTTGGCCGCTGTGTTGCATGCACCACCGAGGGTGCGTTCTTCATGACTGTGGTCTAAAACGAAGCAGGGAGCCTCTGGAGACACGCGATCGACGCTTCCGTAGCTATAGATATCTAAGATGCTGTCTCCGACAACAAGTATTCTTTCGTCGGTATTCATTCGCAGACGTTGAAGTATTTGTTTTCTGAATCCTTCTTGGACCTCAGAATCTCACTCGTGTGAATATTGAAAGGGTGCTCTATGATTTCTACTTCTTTGCCCATACAAACAACATCCTCCTTCTTATAGTCGGGCCCCTTAAAGACGACATCAACATCTAGTTTCGAAATACAAAGCTCAGGAGTCTCTTGATCAAAAGTTGTTACATAATCAACCGGATGAAGCGTAGCTAGAGAGAACGCTCTCTCCTGTGTGGTGAAAGGAGACTCTCTCTTAAGTAATCGAAGAGAATAATCGCTATTCATTCCAACAACAAGAACGTCGCACTTAGTTCTACATAACGTCAAAAACACGCAGTGGGCTGGGGTTAGAATTTTAAACGTACCATTTGTAAATCCAACCTTGAGCCGGGGGCGAGTCGTCCTTAGGACTCTAATTGAATTACCTAACGTGAAAGCGTCTCGCACCTTCGGATCATATAGAAGCTCTTTTTTCGACGGCGCAGAAATCTTGGCGCCCGTTAAGATATGTACCATGTTTAAACTATAGTCTCTCGGTTAGGGTTTGTCAATTTTGATTACGGCTCTACCGGGCATTGTTTTCCAGGTTTTCTTTTTTGCTATTTCTACATTCTTATCCCAAGCGGCAGATAAAACTTTTGGATCAATCTCTAAAGATTTTGCTATAGAAATTAAAGAATTGACATCTTTTGGGAGACACGATCCGGACCACTCTGGTTCGTCGTTATCAATCTTGTTGTAGTGGTTCCCAATTCTTTTGTCCATGCCTGCGTAGAATTTTAAACTGTCGTATTCCAATCCCAACTCATCGGAAATTTGTTTAATCTCGTTGAAATAAGACAATCGAACTGCGAGATACGCGTTGCGAACGTATTTTGTCATCTCGGCCATTCTTGAACTCGTTACAAACACTTTGTCGCACTTTATCACGTCTTTAAATCTTGCTTCGTGAAATATGTCGGAGACAGCATCAGCACAAACCGCTTCCTCGGCCGTGGGCGCGCCAAGAATTTGGTACGGAAGGCTAATAAAATCTTTGTATGGCGTTTTTTCTGTAAGAAACTCAGGATTAAAGATGATTTTTCCGTAAGAGAAGTTTAATTTTTCCGTTGTTCCTGGCGGGACCGTAGATTTAATGATGATTATGTTGTCTTTGTTGTGTGCACGCACGTTTGCGACGGCAGACTCGACAAATCTGGTATGACACTCACCTGTGTCGAGATCCATGGGGGTCGGCAATGCAATAAATACAAAATCACAAGAAGCAGCAGCCTCAAGGTCTACGAAATTTACATTCTCAAGCTCCTTGTTGGCTCTACAGCCCTCTTGGTTGATATCGTGCAAGCAAACATCATATTTATGAAGCTGTGAGAACGTTTTATAGAGAGTTGATCCGATAAACCCTCCGCCTAAGCAACAAATTTTCTTAATATCCATCTTTATTAAACCAATTCTTCCCTTTTAGTATAAAGGAAGTCTTTGAAATTAATCTATTCAGCTTTCCTTTGCATTCCGCACTAGGACATTCTTCGAGCGGGTCTTCTACAATTCTCTGTTCTATATCGAAGAGTTTTCCGCACTCTTCACACTCATATTCGTACATCATAATAGAAAAATCTTAATAAACGCGCCAATATAGTATAATACCAAAACACCATAAAAGCAAGAGAGGAGAAATAGAAATTTTCTCTGTTTGAAAAAATATAAAATATAAGTGCAGCCGGTGACCAGAGACATTTTTACGACGAAAAAGGTTGCCCAACTATGATTTATCAAATAGTCCATAAGAGGATTTAATTCTTTGCCTCCGGCGTAATTTAAGCCGATATATGTAAAAACGCAATCAAGAAAGTTTTCAAAAACAATCAACAATGCTAGAAATTTACACGATTTTAATGAATTTTTCCAAGCCTTTAGCTTCATCTATTATCTCCATATTTTTTTTGCCGAGAACGTAATTTTTCACTTCGTCCCAAGTTAGATTAATGTCTAATGGGGACAAATCTCTATGTCCTTCGAGTATCCAATAGACCCATGCAAGACGGCTAATCGGCCGATCGAATTCTTTAGCGTGTGTCTTGGCAAATTTTTGCAACGTGACGGGCCAAGAGCCATTTTTGGTTGCTAACTTGAAGTCGTCGGTGGTCTTATATTGTTTGACGAAAAGTTTAAACTGGGCTGATTCTACTGCGTTGTACCCTTGCCCTTCGGGGTGAAGGAATGCTTGCCATACATCGTTATAAACAAAGCTCTCAAGGGATTTCATATGATAATAAGGGAGCGGCAGATATTCGTGTGGTGAGTTGTTGGGCACTACATGTGACCCCCCGTGTGCGAATCTTAGAGATGAAGTCTTTTTATAAAGAATTTTTTTTGTCCACTGGCCTTCAAATCCTTTTTTGGGCTGTTTTTCAGCCGGATAATATCTTTCGCCGGCTTCTGTTATGTGTAGTATACAAGGAAGCCAATACATATTAAGGTCAGGATTAAAATTTCTAGACTGCAAAAAATCAACCAGCTCGCTTGATATTAATTCATCATCGTCTAAATGGAGAATCCAATCTCCATCGTTTGATAGCTCTGCTGTTTTTTTGTAACGATCTACATAATTATCGTCCCAGGGCATATCGATTACATGGACGTTCTCCCTTCGTCTAGAGTAGAATTTTCTTGCCTCTTTTGTCAAATTGCCGTCACAAACAAAAATATTATCAAATAAATACGAATAATGATCCAAATAATTCATCAAAAGGCCAGAGGCATTCATTGTCAGCGTCGAAAGATTAAGATCCATTGTTACACCTATAGAAATAAACCGATAGATCTCCTAGATTTTTATCTAGAAGTTTTCTAATTTTTCCTTTGTTGATTTTTAAAATTTTAGAAGCGGATGAAATAGACCTAAAAACACTGCAAGCACCATTCTCCTTATTTATTGCAATTATGGGAACTTTTTTCCAAGATTTTTGATTTTTTCTCGCGATGCGTATTTTTTGTATATGTTCGTCCGTAAGGCCCCTTCCTTTATTCCAGGGTGTTGCTCCGTACATAGGATTGCCCTTTCCGAATCTCTTCATGCTCAAATTTTGTCTTTGTTCCTGTTTGCACACTCTCCCAGAAGTGCCGCCGTTTCCACTGGTATTTCCATTGGTCAACTTGAAGCCGCAAAGATATTTTAAAGATTTGATTAAAAATTCTTTATAATAAAAAGACTGTTGTTCCGTGAGACCAGACTTTACGACCTTCATCTTAAATTCGCAACCTTCTTTTAAGATATTTTTTATTACGTTCTTTTTGTGTGAGGATTCGTCCTTTCTGAAATGTCTGTGTTCACACTTTCTTTTTTGTAGTCTATCTAAACTACTTTTCCCCACGTAAAAAACCTTGTTCTTGTTAGGCCTGGGATCAATCAAGACATATACGCAATAATCGCGCTTTATTTGTGCGAGCGTTGTCATTATTTTTTATATCTCAAAGCAATAGTTCCGTTCCACATTCCGTCAATGTCATTCTGTTTTTCGTTCTTAAATTCTCTGACAATAGAGATGTTGTCTGGATGCTCTTTCATTAGTTTCTTTATACCCCACCAAACATGTCGTGCATCTTGCTCGTTGGAGTCATCAATAAAGATTATAGCATCATCTGCCAGTGAGGGAATTACTTTTTTTAACCCTTCGTATTGGTGGTGGCAGCTATGATCGGCGTCGTACATATAGATCTCTACTTTTCTGTTGTCGACTTGATCTTTTCCGTAAAAGAATTTCTGATAGGTTGTGTTGTAATATTTAACGTTTCCCCTTGTTCTTTTTTGAATTACGTCCTTCAGTCCCTCTTCTGACGTCTTGTAAATTTTTGTTTTCGGCTCATCTTGAAAGTTGTCCACGCCGACAAATAGATGTTTATCGTTGTCGAGAGCAGCTCCTAGAAGCGTGCTTCCCATATGGCAGCCAACCTCTAAATAGCAATTGCCTTCATCCATCAAAAAACAAGAATTGTTCAGTAGTTGCACTATTCCGGCGCCCGTCATAACCTTGATAGTGTCCAAATACTCCCTGTACTTGTTGTCGATCTTGCCTTGATCGAACGATTCGATATATTTAACTATTTTTTCAACTGACATTATTATTTCCAGCGCAAATTCTTTTTATTTAGGGCGTCTTTTATCTTGCCGATCAAATGATCGGCCAAAATGATGTCGCCTATTTTATGGCTGTGTTGATAGTGCGAATAACTGTCGCACATCGATGGAGAGATAACAAATCCGTCATCATCACACAGCAAAGAGTCTCTGTGGGTTGTGGCTACAGATGTGTTTTCTATTTCTCTCAGGGCCGATAAGCTATAGTCTCTGGCTTTCACTCTGTTGTTGGGAGAAATGCTTTGGAGGGATGAATTTGAGCCTCCGTTTAAATTTAGGATTGGTCTTATTGGGTAATAATCCAATATGATTGTGTGTTTTGGGCTACACAATTGTTTTATTCTGTCGAGTGAGTCTATGATGTTCATTAAAGTATGCCAAGTCTCCTCTTCTCTTCTTTCTTCTCTCGCTTGGGAGCGGAATAGTCGCCGCTAGAGCGAAGAATCCAGTCTGGAAGGTTTCTGCTAGATCCCATAGAGTGCTCTATGGACCTCGTGGCCCCAGAAGGATTAAATGGAATGTTTAATTTTGCCCTTACGTCGGACTCGAGGGCGTCTCTAGTTTTTACTATTTCTTCCGCTGTCATAAAATCGGTCCACACATAAGAAACATATTCTCCAGGAATGCCTTTGTAAAAATTTGCCTCCTGTGTATAGTCAACAATTTTTTGATATAATTTGTCACCAGTGTCTGGCTGCGTGTAAATATAACAATCATCCTCCTTGCTATAGAGGGCCGAATCAAAGTACGGAGATCCAGGAAAAACTGAAATTACCGTCAAGTCGAAATCTTCGGGCTCTACCTCAAGAAGCCACTTTTTAGTATTTTCAATTGTTTCTGGTGTTTCGCCAGCGTGACCGCAAGACATGAGTGCCTTAACTTTAAGTCCGGCTTCTTTTGCGTTTTCTACACACCTAGTATTATCATCTCTTGTTGCGCGCTTTCTTATGTTTTTTAATATTCTATCATCCCCGGACTCAAATCCGGTAAGAAGAATGCTAAAACCGGCAGCCTTCATTGCTTTCGCCTGCTCTTTTGTGAAAAGTTCTGATTTTGTAAATCCTCGAAATTTAAAATCTACCCCAAGCTTGGCTTGTAGGTCTGACAGGCCGTTCATTAACGGAACAAAAGATTTTGTTAAATTCAATTCATCATCAAAGAAGTTGAACGCTTTATATCCATACGTCTTGTGCAAAAGTTCTATCTCTTCAATAACGGACCCAACGCTTCTTTGTCTTACCATTCGAAGGTATGGAGAGTTTCTCCCCGAGCAAAACGTGCATTGATAGGGACAACCGAGTTGCGAGATCATACTTGTTGCAGAAACTCCATCAATTGTATATTTATAGCTGTCCATGTCTATCAGGTGTCTTGCGGGATTTGGTAACTCTGAAAACGTCTCCTTAGACATAAAATAAGGAGAGAATCTGTCGTCCACATCAATAACTCCGTTATCTATTTCTCTTATGGCCTCAAGAACAAGTTCTCCGTCGCCGCAGACAATTACATCAAAATACTTTTTAATATAATCAATATCTTTTTTGGCCCTTCCCTCTAAGTCGCCCCTCTTTATTTCTTGCTTCATTGATGTATGCATCAATGTTGCATGGCTCCCTCCTATGACTGTCTTGTGGCCATATTTTTCTTTTATCAATTTTCCTATTTCGTAAGCATTTTTCATTTGTGGAGTGGTTGCTGTAACGCCCGCAAACTCAATATCTTTATTTTGGTCAAAATATTCTTCTAAGACCTCTAAATAATTTTCAACTCCAGATAGATCAATCACGTCTACTTTGGCGCCATCTCTCTCCCAGGAGGCGGCACAACGAAGAATTCCAAGAAAGGGAAAAACTCGCTCATCCAATAGGAAAATTGACCTGGCAACTATTAAACATATTTTTTTCATGCCCAAGCCCACATAAATCCACCCGCAGTTTTTTGTGACCCATTACAGCAAGCTCTTATGTTTTGATACTTTATCCCAAGGGCTCTCTCTATGTGAACCGCTGACTCAAATAGGGTGGTGAGTTTACCCTCTTTGCCAACTTGCCACACGGGGCGCCTATGTGGAGTTCTTCTAGCGTTTTTATTTATCCATTTTTCATTTTTTATAAATTTATCTTTTTTTCTCTTTAGGAAAAATTCCGAGTCATCGTAAAGCCAATGAAGAAACTTATAACAACTATTATTTCCGGAATAATATAATCTATAATAGGAGTCTATATCTTGAAAATATCTTATATTAAAATTATACTTTCTACTCATAATAACCGCTCTCTCCAACTTCAAGCTTATAGCCCACAAAACAGCCCCTGGCGTACTCTGCTACTCTCGACATGGTCGTCATATCTTTTAGTTTGGCATAACTCCTCGGAGGTTCAAGCGATTCTTTCACTCTATCAAGAAAATTATACATATAGGTCTGTGTGTCGCTCATAATATTATTATAAGAATTTCCACCAACACAGTCAACTCCAACAAGTGCTGCATCTACTGCTACCTGGCCCAAAGTCTCGGCGTTGTCATAGTGAACGACGAGTTCGTGCTTCGAAATCAGCGCAAGCCAATCCAAGTATGGAAGCGGAGCTTTCACAAAATTCATATTGTGCATCTGAAACGGAATATTATCAAACGTCTCCCCAACAACTGTTATTTTTCGCCACGGCTCCTTCTTGCATAGAGCATTCAACATCCCAAGACAAGAGAGCGTGTTTCTTCTGATTCTTTGATCGAAGGTCCTTGTTGCCATAAGGATGCCAGACCTGTCTTTGGGAGACTTTTCCAGCTTGTGATTCCACTCTGCATATGGCGCTCCATGAACAATGTTCATAACGGGAACAGATAGGATTCCTCTATAGAAATCTCGAGCCGAAGGGATGATATTTAGGTAAAAGTCGGCTTCGTTACACGTTCTGGCGAAGCTGTTCATCCACTCGAAGTTTTGGCTCGCCTTTAGAGTGAAGTCTCCGGCACCTTCATGATATCCAACGGCCACTTTTTTGCCCATTAGCTTCAATTTTTTAATCAGGGGAATCATCTTTTCTGGCTCGTGATTTACCAGGACAATAACAGCATCATATTGGTAGGCTCGATGAAAATTTTCGCCATGATATGCGAAAAATTCCGATTTTAACGAGCAAGGAATCGAGTGCCAACTCCTCCATTTAGCATCTTGCCAAGAAGAATATTGTCGGAAGTCGGTATAGGAGTCGTTACCCTGGATGCTGTTTGGATTTGATGCGTTGATTAGGCAGATTTTAAGGTCTTTTTTATTTGGTGTTTGCATTTTCGTTTATCCTTCTGCATTGTTTGAGAAATACTTCTTTTTCGTGTATGCCCTTGAGTTGATTGCAAAAAGAACAACACGGGACACAGTTTTTTAAGAAATATCCCTTATCATTATCGACTCGATCTATCCCTACGCCTCTTATTTCTTGATTGCAGTATAAGCACGGTTGCGCCCAGAACGATAAAAAGTCTTCATAGCTTAATCCGAAGTCCAATTCGCGTCGTTTGGCGTCGCGCTTATACTTTTCAAACATCTTTTTTGGGTCTAGCCTATCTTTCTCCCATCTTTTCTTTCTTGATATTTTCTTACAATCTTTACAGGTGCTTACGTGGCCATCTGGGCGGGCGATACTTTTATGAAACTCCAACAAACACTTGTGTTCATTGCATGTCAGACATTTTTTTCTACCTTCTTGCAATGACGTAAAGGCTGCTGCCTTCCTCAAAAGAATCTATGCTAAAACCGATGGCCTTCAACACCATTCGCAGGGCGTTTTTTGTATAAAGCGACTTGTGGCTATCTCCCTGTTTGAGGTCCACTCCATCTATCAGCGTTCTATGTGTGGCCCCCATCAAATCTTCGTGATATTTGAAGTATCCCCAGGGTGGAGAATGCGGGTCCAAAAATTCTTTGAACGTAACAGGCCTATTCGAGTGAGCCAAAAGGAGCTTTAATTGTCTTACCGAATTTGGAACAGATAAATTAAGTTTTCCGTCTGGTTTAAGGACCCTATAAATCTCTTTTAAGACCTCAAAACCATCAAGTCGATTGAAGTGCTCAAGAGTCTCTCTAAATACGATCTCATCTACCTCTCCATCTTTCCATGGCAGGCCAGATCTCATATCGTGGTTCAAATCAAGTTTGATTTCAGATTGGTCTGATGCAACCGTTGAAAAATCTACATTAATATAGCCTTCTCTATAGTCCGTCCCGCAGCCTAAATTAATTTTCATATCTGAATTCTCCTTTTTAAACTTATAGTTAAAATATTATCCTTATCATCGATTTTTCCTCTTATTGTATCCTCAACAAAACAGTGAGAAACATAAGAATAATCAGAAAACAGCTTCAATAATCCCGGTATACCAAAGTGATAAAGATGTTCGCCCTCTTTCCAGTGTTTCCAATCAAGTAGCGACGGGTCGTTATGTGGTTTTAGGGGACACGAGACAATAATATGGTTTGCGCTAAGATCATTTGCTATCGTAGGATCCTCAAAGTGTTCCAAACTATCAAAAAACGTTATTACGTCAAAGTGGAAGTGCTGGATTTGTTCTCTATCTAGCTCTTTGATATCTGCTAGTCCTCGTTTTTCTACGTCGTGGCCGAAAACATCCCACCCAGAATGCTTTGCCACCTTCAAAAAGTCGCCGTTTCCAAAACCTATGTCTAAAATAGAACGCTTTTTTTTCTGTTCGCCCGTCGCACCTAGAACGTAGCCGTACCTCAAGAGAGACATCATCCTTGTTGTATGGTAAAGGTTGTATTGATTTACATATTTGTCGTCATAATTGACAGATATCTTTTTGTCGTTTTGAGAGATCGTATCACAGGAGGCGCAATAGCTGTGATTCTCAGAAAAAGAGCAGGGTTGGGTGACTTCTTTGCAAATAATACAAATCATAAAATGCCAAACGAGTTAAGACCAGAGATCACATCCGAAGCGGAGCCTATTTTAATGTTAAAAATGTTATCTTCCCAGGACGGATGGACATAATGATCGTTATGTTTTTTACTTATTTGAAAATGTATCGTTGGAATACTCTTGCTCAGGGCCGTGAACGACAAGAAGCCAGAGAGACCGACGAAGAATTTCGACTTTTCAACCACGTCTATCGAGCCCCACAAATCTGTTTTGCAAACAAAGTTTGACTCATTATCTCTTTCGTAATATTTGGGGTCGGTTCCGACAAGTGCCACTTTAAGACCTCTAGCTACAAGCATGTCTCTAAATTTTAACAAATTAGAAAACTTCCAGTGCCTAGAAGATGAGGCACCAGCAGATACTTGCATGCATATATCATAAACCTTTTCTTTTTTGCTGTCAAGCTTTGCAAATTTATCGGTTAGCTGTATACCGTCAGGGCCAGGGAATTCGTATTGTCCATGCCAGGTCGTGTTTATTGCTCGATAATCTTGATATTGTCCCTTAAAATAGTTACTTTGGTAGTCCGAATCGCACAAAACGTCGTGATGTCCGCGCGCAAACTCTTTTATTAGGCCACAGGCGGCCTCATTTGACTCAACGAAGAGGTGTCTGATGTCGCACTCCCTCTCTCTTCGGAGCTGGTCTAGCTTTAAAGAAACGATAAATGCGTCGCCTAAACCGCCAAAACTGATAGTTTTTAGCATTATTTCGCCTTAATCATGGGAAAAAGGGTGTTTTCGTGCTCTTTTTTCAGTGATTCTAGGCTTGTTCCCTTCTTGAACTTCTCTAAATCAGCTCTTCCTGGGTTCTCGTATGCCTCCGCAACTAGGGCAGAAAGGCTGTCGAGACTTGATGCTGTTCCAAGCAACAGATTATTGGTGGTCATACCCCCAACACACGGAACATTCACCATTGCGGCGTCTCCTACGACCTGTCCCACCGTTCCAGAGCTATCGGCGTGGACCATCACCTTGTGAACCGCAATCAATTTGAGCCAATCCTCGTAGCTCACAGGACCAGGGATGATTCTCGTGTTTCCTATTCCCATATCTTTAAAAATTTCTTGAAGGTCTTTTGTTGCAATTCCGTCTTCTGAAAAATATGTGACAGGAACGCCAAGATTCTCGGCAACCTTGTTGACTATTCCTATCGCAAAAATAGAATTTCTTCTGAGTTGTTGAGACAGGGTCCTGGTTCCTATAATAATACCCTCTCGATTCTCTTCTGGAACGGAGAAATCGTGGTCCCAAATGCCATAAGGAAATCCTAGCCAACAAGAGAAAACTGGCCTATCGATCAATGACGCAAAAAAGTCATGAGCAGGGATGTTTGAGTTCCAGAAATAGTCTGCTTTATCGCACGCAACTTTCATTGCTTTTAACCACTGTAGATTCTGTGCCTGGAGAGAGAAGTAGTCCTGGTTTTCGTGGTAAAAAACCCCGACAATTTTCTTCATTAATTTTAATTTTTTGATAAGCGGTATAACCGCACCTGGATCATCTTTAATTCCGACCAAAACGTGGTCATATTTTAAGGATTCTTGCCAGCCAGTCTTTTTATAGACGAAAAATTCGCTTGAAAACGACGCTGGGATGGAGTGCCAGGAAATCGCCTTTTTCACCATCTTATTGCCCTCAAAATATGAAGACGGACCTTTGCGATAGTCTACATAAACATCGGATTCTTTTTCTATATTAATAGGATTTGATGCGTTCAATAAACATAAATTTTCAGGCTTCATTTGCGAATCTCCATCTGTATCCTTTTGCCGTTTTGGCTCGACCCCTACACATCTCTCCGATGTTGCAGCTATTCCTAAGTCCAACCGCGATGGCGGCGTCGTATTTTTCGTTATCCAGAAGGAAGGCTATATATTCAACAATATATAAGAGGTGATCTCTCTCTTTTCTTTTTTTGAGTTTAACTTCCATCTACACACCTATTCAAAAACCTTTCCATCTTACCCTTTTGTCTCTTGAAGCTCGTCATCATAAGAGCGTGATCAACTATCTTCTGTCTATCGAAAGTGTTGTGTTCCGCCCTTATTCTCATCACGAGTTCGTCATATGAATCTGCAACTATTGCGTTAAATCCATCGATCAAAATGTCTTGATTGAAGGAGGAATAGACGAAGGAGGACATTGTATAAACGGGTTTTCCCATGATTAGGGCTTCAAGGAGAACTATGCCGGGTTGGTCTTGAGCCTTGCAGTGGATCAAAGCAGAGGAGTGACTTAATTTCGATTGAAATACGTCATTTGGTTCTCCTTCTATGTTATCAATCGAAAAATCCTTCAAATCTTCCTTTAATTTTTCGAACACTTCATAACAGTACTCATTACACTCTTTATATCTCTGAATTCCGCTAATTATTCTAGTTTCCGAAAAAAATCTGTAATTATCTTCAAATATTGTTTTCTTAATTTTCCAAAAATTGGGGCAAAACACACAAAAATTCTTCATGTCAGATCGGCCTTTTTCGGCTATATTCTTCCAATCTATCTGTTTTTTGTGCCCTTCTGATGGATTTTTTTGAATATATTGAATTGTTGGCGTAAACCAACCAAAAGATAGAAGATTTTCAGACTCTTTATCTGGTGTGCCTGGATATCCTACAATGTTGAAAAATGGAACGTTACATTTTTTACACACTTCCGCAAGGAGTTTGTCGGATTTTGACGGACCATCAAAACCAACCAAGTCATATTTTTTATTTTTGATAAATAGCGCTGCTTGATTGAGCGAAATGGAGTCGAATTCTTTATGTTCTTTTTGTGCCTTCAATAGTACGTCGCTCCATTTTCCATAATGGTCAGCAACACTAATATCAACAGAAAGCGTTACGTTGTGGCCGAGCTTGTTTAGGGTTATTGCCAAATCAAAACTGACAGGATGATAAAAATTCAATAGTATTTTTAGCATTATTTAATCATTTCCTCTATCTCTAAAAATCTTTTATATTTTCTGCTTCCTCAATTTTCTTCACTACTATCTTTAAACTCCAATCTACAGTAAGATACGAGATTTACAGGAGACATGAAATGAATGACTTTTGACATTATTTACGATCTTCTAGATTCTTTATCTTCCACGCAATCGAGTGCAGAAGCTCCGTTATTTGTTTGTTGATTTTTACATCGTTCGGATAAAGCATCCTATAGTCTTCTCTAAACTTAGATATGCAAGTAAGCATGATCATATTAGAATTAAGCGTTGTTTTGGGGGCCTCTGTGAAGAGTTCTTCTTCCATTTTATTCTACCTTTAGGTTAAGCAAGGGTGCAGGAGATTGTCCTCCCTGGGCCAATAGTTCGATCGCTTTATCTTTAATCATATCGTCGGTTACATCCTTCCAAGCTACGTCAAAATAATCATTGCTGTCAGGGGACTCTGGATCCTTATTGTAGAGTTCGCACCAAAGCTTGTTCCATGGCCCTCTTAACATTGTGAGCTTTTGTTCGATGTTTGTCCAGGAGTAATGTTTGACGTATGGAAGATCGCTGAATACTTTCTCTAGAATCTCCTTATATTTCACAAGGTCTCCTGATGTTCTGGCGCCCTCCAGGGTCTCATTCATCCAATTGTTTGGAAAGTGATTTGGAATCAATTGATTGTTGACAATATTCAGAGGAAAACATCCATCAGATCCGCCCTTTGAGTAGACTTTTCCGTCGAGTTCAAGACGATCTTGCGCAGGGATGCCGTGTGTAATTTCTGGCAAATTCCTACTCAAGCGCCACTTCCAAATGTGTCTATCTGTTCTAAGGTTCCAGTCTTCAGCTGGACCCCAATGCTCAAAGATGGGGAGCGAGAGAACGTTTACATTTGAGGGACATTTCTTTGCGAGCTTCTTGAATTTTGTTTCGCAATCTTTTCCGCAAATCTCGTCTGCATCAAACTGTAGACAGAACTCTGACGAGCACATTGCTCTAGCCATTGCCTTTTGTGCTCCGTCTTTTCCTGGATCTTCTTCGTCGATGGGCATATCCACAATTTCCATGTGGTCGCCGATCTCCTCTTTTAATTTATCTAATGCCTCTCTTGTTCCATCGGAACTGCCTCCGTCGAGTACGATAAGATTGTCTGCCCAGGCGAATGAACGTATAGCTTCCCTGAACGGATATTTCCCAGACAAGCAGTTATATGTTGTAGTATAGGCATCGATAGAAGGATAGCCTTCTTTAAATTTGTGATCATAATTTATTTTAATTGTCATTGAAATGCTCCTGCTTCTTTTGCCACGAGTGCGGCATCTTCTTTTTCGTCTTTATTTATTTGTTCTACCATACCAATCAGTGCGGCCCAAATCGATTTTGGATCAATGTTGGAAATGCAATTCATTCCGTTTTTAGTGTTCGAACAAACGTCCTTGAAACACGCATCCTTGCAACCGTTCCTGTCAGAGGTCTCAATTAGAACTCCGAGAGGCCGCTTTCCTCTGAGTTGGCGCGGCTGTACGTTGTTCAGGTCGGTATTACCATAGAGTGCAAGGTACGGCGTCAGAGAAGCCGCAGCGGCGTGTGACGTATAGGTCTCTACTCCGAAGTGTAGTTGAGCATTCTTGACGAGGTAGAGAGATTCCCTAAGTGTCTTGCCTCTATAATCAACAACTCCATTGTAGAGCTTTTCTGTGTCGAGGCCGGTTTGAACGATCTTGAGTTCAGGAAAGCTCGATTTGAAATTTGAGATAACATCATCCCAAAATGCGTAGTCTTTCGCACTCTTGGATCCACCAGGAGTGAACGTTACATAATCGCCATCTGGAAGAGTACACTCTTTAGGGACGGCATTGTAGTCGCCGATCTCTTTCGGGAAGATGTTGCAGTTTTTTGCAAATTCGTCAAGAAGGAGGTTGCCATACATTCCGTTTCCGAGGCGCCAATTCGAGAAGGAATATTGAACATTGATTCCTGGGCTGTATACAACATCGAAGACATCTGCCATTAGCTCCATATGCATCATTTCTTGTTGATAATCGATAACGTTAATGCCTGGAATCTCTTCTAATAGCTCTTGATATTGGGGTGCCGTAGCAAAATAAAAGTCAGAATCTCTATGTCTATTCTTCATTAGGGGCTCAATGATAGCAGTAGAAATCAGGACATCGCCTGCTGACTGGGGCATAATATAGATAACCTTCTCTTTTCCGTTATCTTTGATTCCAAACTTCTCTCTTAGTTGTTCGGAGGCAGATTTTTTATCAGCTCGATACTGTTCTTCTTTGTTTGTCGGTGCATCTTTGGAAGGGTTTTCGACAACGATTTTATCAATAAAAGTTTTCCAATCTTTTAGAATTGCCTCTCTACTGAAGTTCTCATCGATCCAAGCGACACTTGCTAGAGCCTTTTCTTTTACGGGGCCTGCTTTGTCTACAAATTTCTTCATGACGCGCTTGGCGTCCTTCTCTCTTACTTTGGCCCACTTGGCTTCTTTGTCGATGACGCCTGCCCATACTTGACATTCGGGAACTTGGATGAGATCAAATTCGAGAGGTAGAAATCCTTTCTTGGGACGAAGGAAATCTAGATGACCAGACCAATTCGTTGCAATAACAGGGAGCCCACAAGACGCAGCCTCAAGTAATGGCAGACCATACCCTTCTCCGTGAGTTAGCGAGACAAAACCGAGAATCTGAGGATGAGAATAGAGACTAAACATCTCTTGTCTCGTCAGGGTGTCGTGAATAATGTGAACTTTACACTTGGCATCAGCAAAATTGTTCTTAATTTGGCCGATTCTGTTCTGAAGTTCCTCGAAATCCTTCTCAGAATTGGAAACGATGCTCGCTTTTAGGATAAGTCCGACATCAGAGCGATCCTTGAAAGATTCATAAAAATATTTAATAAGGTCCGCAATGTTCTTGCGATCCTCTCCAAACCCGCCTTTTGTGCCCCATTGGCCCACATGAAGGAGATTTTTCTCTGTATTGAACTTCATATCAAGAATTTGATCCGAAAGCTCTTCTGGTTTTTCAAACCATTCATGAATCACATGAATTGGTTTTGTAATTCTTTTAACGCCTTGCTCGCCAGTTTCTATATTCTTCCATTCAGCGACAGTCGAAGAGAGAACGGTTTTTGAAAACTCGCTTGGGACAACAATCATGTCCATCTCTTCGCATTTTTCAAGCCAGTGGTGAGTACATTGATTAACTTCAATTCCGGCCGTGACGCCGATGTTCACAGTTGCAGTTCTTACAAACTCGTTTGGAATGGTCACATGGACAGATAGATCAAATTCAAAATTCTTTTGTTTTGCCTCTTCGTATCTCTGACGTGCCTGATAATATTCGCCTTGTTTTGGGTGGTTGTGAATATATGGGCAATGTCCCCAATTAATAGACTCTCCCGCAACGATGAATCTATCGTCCTGAAGAAAATAATCTATAATCTGTCGGGCGTGAACTCCATACCCAGACAGCGAGAGGAAGGGTGCGCGAATGTGAACTAAAATTTTTCCGTTAATCATCTAATTTACTCCATAGCCTTTTTCTATTCTGTCCTGAAGGTATTCGACAACAACGTCGATACCGTGTGTTAATTGGCGCAAACAGTAAGAGAGTGTCTTATCAACCTCTTTTTGTTTAAGATCGCCCTTATGTTCTACGATGCCTATCATTTGACTGGCCAAGTTTTTTTGCATCTCAAGGAGGTAAAGCATTTTACTATCGAAATCACTCGAATCAGATTTAATCATCTCCATTAGTACCTCCGCTTTTTTGTTGCTCTTCATTCTTCACCAAAAATATACTCTTCGTATTCTATCACAATATTAGATGCTCTGCTAAGAGTGTCTTTCTCTTTTTCGGAAAGCTCTTCGCCATCTTCTTTTTTCGTTAGAGCTTCAATAAGATCAAGAGAAAATTCATATTCTTCTTTATTATAAAGTCTCACAGCGTCACAGATCTAATGACTCGTTTCTCTGTTTTCGAAGTTTTAAATTTCTCGATTTGTTCAAGCAGAATTCTTTCCCACTGCTTCTGAATCGTGGGTAGGTCAAATCTACGACGCACAGACTCTCTAGCTTTGGTTCCTGCGACTTTCTCTTTGTATTCGGACCCAAATTCCATCTTCTTCTTATAGAGATCGTGGATTGCATCCGCCATAGTGTGTGGATCTACATGATCACTCCAAATGTACGGAGTTGTCTGCGAACCGATCAATGAACGAGCATCCGGCTCGATACAATGACCAAAGACCTCCCCAGTATCCCAGTCGGTCGCTTGGTCCTGTAGGCCACCAGTCTTGGTTACAATCACTGGAGTTCCAGCCATTAGGCTCTCAAGACACGAGAGACCAAAACCCTCCTCTGAACTAGGACAAATCGTAACATCGGACATGTGATAAAATTCATTCATGACAGAGTTCTCGACTTTGGTCGCGCTAAACCCGACATTTTTTTCGACTCCAAGGGCATTGCAAACCTTAAATAGGTCTTGTCCTTCTGGGTCTTTGGGTGGAGTGTGCATACAAAACCTGCACTTTGCACGTTCCTCGGGTGTCAATTTTTCAAGAAACAATTTCCACGCAAAGAGTCCGTTGCCTGTACGTTTCCGAAGCGCGTTTCTTGAGTTGTAAAACATCAAAAAGTAATCTTCTACGTTCCAGTCGACACCAATATGATTGCGTCGTACTTGATCTATCTCCTTCTGAGGGAGCGGTCTATAATCATCTTCTGGAACGCCGTGAGGAATATATTCGGTTGTCTCTGCAAATCCATTCTCACACAAAAACTTGTGAGTAAGTCTATTGATGCACCCAATAAAATTATTAGATTTATAAGCGGTCTCATTGTATTTTGGATATGGCCCATTGTCCCAAACGTGCCAATAGATCAAGGGGCACTGTTGACGAACTTCTGCTTCCATTTCCCAAAGCCAACCATAAAAACGAGGATCTGTAATGAAAAAGACTGCATCTGGTTTCTCGATATCGATAAGCTGACGCATCAAATCTTTGTTGCCATAACCATCAATTGGAAGAATTACTGCATCTTCTCCCCATTGTTCAAACTTTTGAGGTTGATAATCTTTATGTTTGATTGCTCCTGCAATCGCAATGATTCTGAATTTGCCAGTCTTGACTAAATGGTCAATGATGTAACGCATTTGAAGGCCGACACCTGATGAAGCCAAGGGATGATCTGATATGGTAACGATTGTGAACTTCTTATCTTTTTCTTTATTCATTTATTCCTCGTAATGATAGTCTGCATCTCTCTCAAATGCAATGATTCTTATGAGATTTTTTAGCTAAGTAATTTCTTTGTCTGGATTGAGACTGCATGATAACTGAAATATGTGATCATTAAATAATCCTGATACACTTTTTCGATTATGAGCTGCATATTCTTTGTACCAGTCATGTAGATCTGGATCAATTGTATTTGATACTAACCTTTTTTTCTTCTTTTCAAATGTCATTCTTTAAGTTCTCCTTTGTATATTACTATATATACTATTATATATATTACTATATGATTATTATACTTATATATATATATATATATTACTATATGATTATTATACTTATATATATATATATATTAATT